TCGTTGGCGCTGGATGTACCGCCTACCAGCTTCGCGGTTAGGCTGTCCAATGTGGACTAACAGATCGTAACGATCTTATCGGCATCGATGGTTACCCGAACAACATGAGCTGGACCGTTCCGCCGACGCCTCGCTGAAGATTGCAGCCGCGGTGGGCTAGCCGGAGGTTTGCCGGAGAGTCGTCGCCGCCATCGCTGATCGGTACCAGGTGGTCGAAGCTCGGGGAACGGTCGTCTGGCGTCTTAAGCTTGGGGTTGACCTTGCGTTTGCAAAGGTGACAGCGCCAGTCGTCGCGGTCGCCAAGCTCCTTGATGGTGATCAACGGGAGCCCGATGTGTTGGCCGGGGTTGTTGGCGCGGCGGGCAGCTCGTCGTGCTGAGCAGTTGCGCCGTGAGCGTGCCCGCTTGCGTTCGAGGGCGCAGTCAGGGCAGCGGACACTACGGTCGTGTGGACTGCGTTGCCTCGTGGTAGTGGCGCCGCAGTCGATGCAGGGTTGCGGTGGCACCGGCCGTACACCACCACTAAGTCGGCCGGCGGCGGCGATGAGCGCTCTGGCGCAGGCATTGGAGCAGGTGACACGGGTGTTGTTCTTGCCGGCCGTTTGAAGCCGTTTCGTGGTGAATGACTTTCCGCAACGGCGGCAGATCTTCGTGATCGTCGGCCTCTGGCAGTCTTCGGAGCAGTAGTCGCGACGCGTTCTCTCCGCCGCCAGGAGCTTGCCGCATTCTCGGCAGTTCCTGGGTCCCCGAAGCGTTCTCAGCCGGCAGGCATCTGAGCACCATTTTCGGGCGTTTCCCCGGTATTCGAGGGGTGGCAGTGGGTTTCCGCAGCCTGCGCACGTCGTGGCCAACGGGCCCCAGCGAGCTTGAGCGGTGCGCAGAGCTTGTTGTCGGCGCTGCTCAGGGGTAGCGATTGGCGTGGATGGTCGGGTTGGTCGGGCGCATTGCCGTGAGCACCATTTACGGTTGGCGCCAGGTTGTCCTGGCCTTCGTGGTGGTAGCTCCACGCCGCATCGCTGGCAGGATCGCGGGTCGTGGGCTACTGGTAGTCGTGGTGGCGTCACAGGCTTAGGCGAGGGTTGGGGCTTGACGGACCTTGTCTCAACGTATTCGTGCCACTCGGTACCCGAGATGGTCTTGAATTTGACCAGCTTTAGCATCAAGCCCAGCCCCTCCTGGTAGGGGTTAGGGCCGGGGAGCGGTGTTGTCGCACCGTCCGGCCCGCCGTACATGCACAGGATCCTGTGCTATCCACAGCTTAGTGGCCATCCCTGACAAGATCTGGGGTGATGGTGATGGCAGCGGGTTGGCTAGCCGAGCGGTCCTGGCAGTACGTCCAGCTTGAAACGGCGCAGCGGAAGCTCGACGCTGCAAGGATGGCCGGCGGTACGGCGGCCAAGGACGCCGAGCGTCAGGCGAACGTAGAGATCGAGCAGATCAAGAAGAAGCTTCGCGGTGGCTGGGCAAGGGAATGAACTGACGTGGGTCAGAAGCTGTGCCTTGGCTTGCCTGGCCGGAGCTGTTCGGAGTTGACGTCCCGGGGTCCGCGGTGCGCGGCCTGCACTAGGGCGTGGAACCAGCGGTTCGGGTCGGCGCGCGAGCGCGGCTACGACGCCGAGTACGAAGCGAACAAGCAGTTCATTTTGATGAAGTCCAAGATCTGTCACATCTGTGGCCTCGGCGGCGCGGACAGTGCTGATCATGTCATCCCACGCTCGCGGGGCGGGTCGAACAGGATCGAGAACCTGAAGCCTGCCCACCTGAGCTGCAATCTCGCGGCCGGCGGCCGAATGTCGCGCGGCGGTCGCGGTCAGGAGTAAGACCATGTCTCAGACGACGCCGCCGAAGGCGAATCCGGTTCGCCGTAACGCTCGGGTGGGTCCGACGATCCTGCCGGCAGAAGGCCGCAAGGGTGCCCCCCCGAGCTGGCCGCTAGCGGGTCGACACACCGCGGCGGAGAAGATTACCTGGGCTGAGTTGTGGGCGACGCCGCAGGCGGTGGCTTGGGAAACGTTCGGCGCCGGCTGTGTGCGGGTCGTGGCCCGCTACTGTCGGCTGCTGCACTCCGCCGAGGCGATGAACAAGGACGCATTGGCGGAGGCGCGGCAGATCGAGGACAAGCTGGGGCTGACCCCGAAGGCGATGCGCATGCTTCTCTGGGTGATCTCGGCGGACGAGCTGGCCGAGAAGCGGGACGACAAGACGATCTCGAACGAGGTTTCCCGGCCTCGGATCAGGGCGGTTGGCTGATGGAAGAAGCGTTTCTCCTCGAAGCGGCGTGGGGCATCATCGCGAATGCTGGTGTGCCGCAGGGTGATTGGGATTCAACGTCGCCGGAGTGGCATGAGGCTGCGGTGCGTTGGCGTGACCGGTACCACGACTGGTTGGCGACCCAGGTCGAGGCGGTCGAGGAGGCGGTTGAGTAGATGCCGGTGCATGTCTATCGGAAGCGGCCTATTGAGGTGCAGGCGGTGCGGTGGACCGGTCGGAACACTAAGGAAGTCGAGTCGTTCGCCGGCCTGGACTTTGAGGTGCTCGACGAGCCGGTGCCGGAGGATTCGCAGGCCACGGCGCAGGTGTTCGACGCTCTGCATTCCACGTGGGTTTTGCTGTATACCGGGGATTGGATCATTCGCGGTATACAGGGCGAGTTTTATCCGGTTCGGCATGCTGTGTTCCTTGAATCGTACGAGATGGTGATCTAGAGCAGTCCTGCTCGGAGTGCTATGACCACTGCGTGGGTGCGGTTGCCGGCCTCCAGTTTTCGGATGAGGTTCGCTGCGTGTTTTGCGACGGTTTCGCGGGAAACGTGCAGCTGTTCCGCTATGTCGAAGTACGTCAACCCGTTGGCGATACCCTGGAGTACCTGCGTTTCCCGGTCGGTGAGCGGGTTCGTCGTTGTCATTGGGGTTCCTGACTTAGGTGCCCGTGGATGCGGCAGTTCGTGTCGAGGCCTCTGACCGTGTGGCTGTTGGGGCGTTCGGTGAAGCAGGTGACGTCAACGTCCGGGCAGGTGCAGGCGTGTTGGCGGTCGAGCGGCGGGATCAGCCCGGCGGCTTCTAGGGCGGCGAACCAGCAGCGTCGGGCCACTCGAACCTCTGCTTCTGTTCCGGCCTCGTATACTTCCCGTAGGACTCTGGCTACCGCCCCGCATACGTCGGCGGCGGCGAGGTCGGTGTCGGTGGTCATTCAGCTTTCCCTTGGGTGTTGCCGGAGGGCCCATTCTTTCGCTGCCGCGGTGACCCGGGCCGTACCGGCGCAGTGGAGAGCCTCAAGGATTTGGTCAGCGAGGTCGATGGCGAAGTCGCCGTCCTCAGCTGGGATGTCGATGACCTCGACGATGCCGTAGTCGAGCCAGTCGAACTCGCGGATCGTCTTAACGATTACCTCGTGGTCGGTCATGGTGTGGTTCCTTTGAACAGGTCGGCGAGTTTGTCGGCGACGAACTGGTCGATCATGTGGGTGTAGCCCTTCTGGTCGACGACCGCGGCGAAGCCGGAGTTGACTGGCCAGCGTTGGACTTCGATGTCGCCCCAACGCAGCACGATCTGGTGGTCGAACGAGTCGAAGTACTCCTCGTCGGCTGCGACTACGACCAGCTCTGCGCTCAGTGTGGTGATCGTCGTTTTCAAGGACGGTCCTTTCTAGCGGATGCTCGGGTCGGGTAGGTAGCCGAACTCTTCGAGCCGGGCGATGGCGTAGAACACGTGCGGTTTGTCGATGCGGGTCCGCTGGCACAGGTCACGGAGGCTGATGACGCCGGCCTGGACGGCTTCGTCGATGCTGCTGATGCCGGGCCAGTCGGCGATGGTGTGGAGGATGCGCCGGTCGAGTTCGGACAGCCGCGGATCCAGTGGGGCGGCGATGGCCGCGAAGGCGATGTTCCCGTTAGCCACCCTGAGCCGCCTCCTGCGCCAAGATCTTGTTGTGCCTACCGAATACCCCCAGAAACGGCCCGTTAGGCCGCTGACAGCGTCTACGGCGGGCTGCTCTCGGGACTGTGGCGAAATTGAACAGTCTCAACCAAATCAGGGATCGCTTTGGGCGGTTTCCGGGCGTTTTAGTGCTGATTTCGGCGTCCTGAAACGGCCCTCAATGAGCGACGTCATACAGCAAACCTAGCATCCCGTGAATCCCATGTCATCATGGGATATCCACGGGATCTTGGTCAGCGTTTCTTCGGCAACGGGGCCCTGACCTGGGCATCAAGGTGACGAGCCGCGATAAGCCGCTTACGCGCCAAGACCGCCTCAGACAACAACCGACGAACCTCCTCGGAGCGATCAACACCATCCTGCTCGGCCAGCCAATCGATCGCCGCCACTCCTTTCGGCTTGATCCGGGTACTGACGACGACCGCCTGGCCGTCATCGGGGGTCTCAGGAGGCTCCGGAATAGCGATCATGGCGTATACGCTAACAGAGTCCGCTGACCTGCTAAAACGTAAGTTACTGACAAGTACAAGTGCCCTTTCCTCACCGGCCGGAGACGAGATCAACTGTGTCTGAAGCCCTGACCGTTGAAGTAGCCATCGGTGAAGCAGCCCGACTCCTACGCGCCGCCGAACTCGAAGCCGCCGTTGACGGCGAAGCACCCGCCATGGACCGATTCATCTCCCTCGCCGCAAACTGGGCCAGCCTCGCCGGCCTACTCCTCGCCGCCCGCGAACAACAACAAGCATGAGGCCCGACCAAACATGACCCGCACCCGCCGAGCCGCCGCAGCAGCAGGAGGAGTCCTGATGCTCGCCGGCTGCTCCGCCGGCACCGGACACGACTACCCACTACCCACCCCGAACACCCCCTCCGTCAGTGTCGCCGCCGACAGCGCCTGCCACCTCGGCCCCAGTAACCGGCCCGACCCGACCTGCACCCCCGGCGCCACCAACCCCGACGTCACCCAAGCCACCATCAGTAAGACGATCTGCGTCGTCGGCTGGACCGGCACCATCCGCCCACCCACGTCCTACACCAGCCCACTGAAAACCGCCGCGATCGTCGCCTACGGCTACACCGACACCCGCCCCGAGTCCTACGAGTACGACCACCTCATCCCCCTCGAACTCGGCGGCGCCCCCAGCGACCTCAAAAACCTGTGGCCCGAACTACACGAACAAGCCACCCACAAAGACGTCGCCGAAAACGTTCTCCATACCCAGGTCTGCGCCGGCATCACCACCCTCGACGCGGCCCGCACGAAAATCCTCGCCGACTGGGGCCCAGCACTCCCATCCCAGTCCCCAGCACCCCCGTCTCAGTCCCCGTCGATGCCAGCACCGGCCACCCAACGACCTGTCGGCTAGCTACACAACTCGCCGATCATCTTTCCCACCACGGGTCGCTGTCGCTGGTCATCGGGCGGTACATCTCAGACGCGGCCTTCGGCGTTCCCTCGGGCGTCTCCAGCTGATCGCCAACGTCGTAGAGCCACTCCTCCCGGAGGCCAGGACGATCCCCGAAAGACCCAGCAGCGAGAAGTTGGATGGCGGTGCGCAGCCCGGTCACCTCCCCGGCCGGCGCTTCGCGGTGAGCGTCGTAGTACGCCTTCGCTTCCTCGTACACGGCGATCAACTTGAGGCCGGCGGCTACGTCTCGGAGTACCCGGACAGGGTCATGAAGAGCGATGTGCTCGTTGATGCGCTGAGGTCCAGTCGCCAGCCGAACGCCGCTCTCGTCCGTTACCGCCTCGTGCAGGTATCCAGCCGCCATCTGCGGATGCCACCTGCCAGTGACGTTGTCGGCCAGCGTCGCCCGTGCTACCCGCTCATCTTCTTCTAGTTGTGCTCTTAGCCACTCGACTAGGTCATCGGTTACGTCCATCACTGCGCCAAGTCGTAGACGTAGACCGGGATGTCGGCTGCACATAGTGTGCGTTCGATGATGGGTTCAATCCTTTCCCAGGTCGCTCCTCCGAGCCCGCAGCCGATCCGTGGCATGTGCACCGACGCTGGCCACGGCGCCGCCACCGATGCCACCTTCAACAGGCACATCTCGACCGCGTCGTAACGGATCGGCGGCGTGAAGCTCTTGACGTAGCCGGCCTGGGCAATCATGTTCGCGACCAGCAGCTCGGGTCCCACGTCAACGAACTGCACCAGGCCCAACTCGAACGGCACCGAACCCCGAAACCGGTGCCACGACCGGTACTGGTGCTCGGGCTTCGGCCAACGCCGCGACAGGGCCAACACGAAACCGGCCCCCCATCCGCCGACGTCATTACACACGTGGGTAATGATCTTCGGTCCTGGTACCTGCGGATCCGTCGCATCACCAGTGACATAGCTGATCGGAATCATCGATTCTCCTGTTGGTCTTTCCGCCACATCCGCATCGCGACCGGGGTACAGACGTACCGATGCGGCCACATAAACCACTGCGACAGTGGTCCGGTGCAGCCGACCGTCCGGCACAGCAACACCTCGACCCAATCCCACGGATGCGGATAGCGAACCCCCGACGCCTCGTCGAGGTCGTCGAGCGGCATCGGATTACCGTCACCGGGCGACCACCGGGCACCGTCAATCTCGACCCAGCCGTCGTCGCCGGCCATCAATCCGTCACCGGCCACTGCTGGACAATCCGGGCGGCGCGGACCATGCCATGCGCCTCAGACGCCTCGATGACATATTGGGCAGCCAACTCATCGTTGAAAACTTCACCTTGGCCGCAGACCTTCAGCACCGCGCCCATCACACCAAAATGCTTCTCATCCGCCGCCTGGAAGATCGCCTCAGCCAACGCATCCCGCTCGCTACTGTTCATCCGCTACCCACGGCACCTCTCGTGAACGAACCTCCAGAGCCTCGCTAGCCAGATGGGCAATACCGAGACCTTCGGATTCGACGATGCGGGCCCAGTTCCCGGTCCGTTTCGACGCCTCCGTACCCAACACCAACCCGGCCCGCCGGATCTGTTCCAGCAACTCCTGAATCTGATCCTCCATCAGGTCCCCTCAAGGCGTGCCCGGACGGCCCGGTCGAGGCGGTCCCACAACTCCGGTGTCAACAAGACGGGTCCGACCAGATCGCTAGCCATGTACCGCGGCTGATACTCAACCCACACACCTGGTTCTGGACGTTCACCGGAGCTGTCGAACACCGGACCCACCCGGACCCACAACGCCTGCGGCTCGGAGCCGGCTTCCACAACAACAACCTCAGGCCCACCATCATCAACGAACTGTTCCTCAGCCATCAGCAGGTACATCCCCAAATCGACTTCCGGCAGCCATGGCACCGGAACGTGTAACCATCCCGGTCCCACACACCGAGGTAGGTCTGCCAGCGTTTACACCGGCAGCGCGGCAGCAGCCCACGGCGCTGCAACTCGGCAACCAACTCCTCCGGCGACGCAGCCCTGACCTCAGTCATGATTCATCCAGAAGTTCGCGGCTAAACTCATCGATAACGTCCTGCCACGAGATTTCCCCGTTTTCGACGGCCTCCTCGATTGCGCCCCGCGGCAGGTCTTCGTCTTCCTTCCGGTCGTAGTACAGGAAGCCCGACACAAGGTCAGTTACTGTGTCAAGGATGAGTTGACGCCGCGTTTCAGCCATCACCGCGTCGGTGTCCCGGTCGGCTGATCCGTCGGCGCGCCGGGGTTCTTGCAATTCTCGTCGCCGGCCACCACATACACCGACGACGGCAACTCCGGGCCCTGGTCACCAGACGAAAACGCGTCACCGCGGCTGGTGACGTAGACGCCGTTGGGGCCGTAGCACTTGAACGCCACGTTACGGAAACCTCGTGGCATGTTGATAATCAGCGCCGGGCCGATGTCACGGGCCGACTTTTTGTCAACGTTCTGGTTCCGTTCGCTGGCTCCGCAGCCGACGAGCATAACAAGGCCGAACGCACTAAGGCCGAGGCCGGCACCAATAGGGATGGTCTGCCATTTTTTCAACGTGGTTCCCTTCGGGTGACGTTGTCGACCTGGACGCCGTTGCGGCGCAGTCCGGCGACAAACCTGCGGGTCATGTCTTCAGCTACCCGTTCAGCGCAGTCCGGGCAGAGACCGCCGTTGCCGCTGTAGATCGGTCCGCCGGGACACGGCAGGCCGTGCTGGCAGCCGAGGTACCGGCTATCGCAGCGGCATTCCTTGCTAGCCACCGGAGTTCGGTGACCGGAACTCGTCCGACCGGATCGGGACTGTGATGAAAGTACAGTTGACCCATCGGCAGATGTCGACCGGGTCCGGCCCGTACTGGATGTACCAGGCGACGTCAGTCTGCCGGTCCTCGTCGGTTAGGCCACCATCCTCGACCTTCGCCGTTTCCCAGTCCTCATCGGTCAGCCACCACTCTTCACGTTTCTCGATCAGATAGCCGAGGGCCTTGATCCTGGTGTCCAGGTCTTTCGAATACCTAGACGCGACCGGTTCGACAACGAGGTCCCCGGGCCGCGGTGACTTAAGCCGCTGGTAGATCTGCGCGGCGATCGGCGCCCGGTGACCGTCCATGGTCGTGGCGTTGAGGTGCCAAGCCATAGCGATCAGGGCGTCGCGGTGCGCCACCGCCACCATGTCCAGGGAGAGCAGGTCGCTGTCGCTGCGGTCGGTACCGACGATCCCCTCCCGGGGCTGTTTAAAGTGCTCCATTGCTGCCCCACCAATCCGTTTCGAATGTCGACACTTCGCTCATTACTTCCCGGGCGGCGTCTTCGTCGACCTGATACAACCGCTGAACTTCCTGTCGCAGTAAGTTCAGTAACTGGTAGCCGCGGGTTACGGAAGGCGGGTCCGTCGGCAACGGAACCTGCTCACCGAACTTCTGGGCATTTTCCGGGGTTACTGTGACGTCAAGCGGCATCCGGAAGTAACCCTTACCGGGAACCCATACGAACTGCTCGCCTTGCTTCGGTGCCCTCATGACGTTGCTTTCGGCATACTCGGGTAGGTAATCGGCGCCCACCACGACACCGAACAGTCACCGGAGCCTTCCCATGTTCGCCATACGGTGCCGTCGAAGTAGCCAACGGATACCTCGCCATGAAGGTCTTCCACAATCCACACCAGCCAATCAGTTTCCGGTGTGGTTGCCTTCTTGTCGTCGCGGTTGTACTGACACCAGGTAAGAATCACGGAATTGCCAATCAGGTACGTTCATCAGGCAACAAGAGGTTGCTAGCTCGGGCGTATCCATCGTCGATACGTTGAAGAATTTCCGTTCCTGAGAAGTCACGAGTAGTTGGTATGACGGTAAAGAATTCGCTATTACTGGCAACGATCAGAATGTGATCGGGGTCGGGTAGGCTGATTCGGATGGTTCCGTCGGTAGAATCGTTACGCCATACGGAGTTCGTCATCGGTTAGCCCCAGTAGGAGCAGAGCAGCCAGTCGGGCTGCGGCTGAATTGGGGTAATACCTAAGATCCGCAGGGCCACGGTGAGTTGCTCGTCCCAGTTATGATGTGCCGGTTCCCCGGCCAGGGCATGTAGATCAAGGTATTCCATGTTGCCACGACGTACGGTGATGACGTTCGTGGCCATGATGTACAGCGGGAAGTCGATGTGGCAATACGCGTCGAACACCACCCCGATCTGCGCCTCGGCTATCTTCCTCCGGTCCGAGTAGCCTGGCGCCTTGTAGTCAGTTTCGGTGAACCCGACCGCGGTCAACAGTCGTTTCTCAGCGGCGGCGACGAAGTCGGCCCCGTCATCATCGTCGTTATCTTCGTCGTACCAGTCGGTCCGAAGAAGACCGTCGCCGTCAGCTTCTCGGACAGCCCAGCCTTCTTCGGGTCCGCCGAGGTTGTAGCCGTAGGCCAGGATGGCATTGGTGCTAGTGCCCACGGTCAGCCGTTCCAGTAGGAGCAGAGCAACCAGGCCGGCTTGTCCTGCTTCGGGGTGATCCCCAATGCGCGCAACGCGCCGCTGAGCTTCTCGTCGAAACCTCGGCCGGTTGGTCCAGCGGCCAGACCGGTCAGGTCGAGTGGGTGCACGTACCCACGCGGCACGATAATCGTCTTCGCGGACAGGATGTATCCCGGTGTCCCATCTGAGCCGTACCGGCGGACCTCGACACCGACCTGCCACTGCGCCTTCCGGCGCCGCTCGTAGTAGCCCCCGGCGCGGCGGTCCGTTTCTGCGAACCCAGCCCCGAGGAGGAGTCGTTCTTCCGCTTGGACGGCGAAGGACGCGCCTCGCGGGTCGAACCAGGCCGGCTGTAGCCGGCCAGTCTCCTTGATCAGGAGATCGCCGTCGCTGCCGAGATCATATCCGTATGCCAATACCGCATCTGTGGAAACACCCATGATATGTGTATAGCACAGGTTGCCATGGATGTCGTCGGTGGCGACCCCCCTCCGGGAGCCGCCACCGACAGCGAGAAAAAGCCGGCCGCGCCCTGCCTGGCCCAGCCAACCCCAACCCCAACCCCAGCCTCGCCGCTGCTGCCATGCCTACCGTGCCCAGCCATGCCTAACCTAGCCACGCCGATGCCGCCGTCCCTCGCCTCGCCTCGCCTCGCCATCGCTCGCTTTGCCAGCCCGCGCCTCTCCGCTGCTGCCCTGCCGTGCCTTCGCGACCCGTGCCGTGCCATGCCGCTGCCCAGAGGCCAAAGACCCCCTTCTATCGGATAGACAACAGCGGTCAGGGAGGGTTCTATGCCCTGGCGTGGCCCCCAATATGAAGGCGAAATCCCAACCCTCGGCTACCGGGTAGCCGAATGGATCGAGAATCACGTCGTCATCCCCGACGGTTACCGCCGCGGCCAGCAGTACAAACTGACCGACGAACAATACTTGTTTCTTCTTCATTACTATCGGTTGTACCCGTACGCCGCGCCGTGGCCAGCCCCCGACGCGCTCATCTACACCGGCGGCCAATTCCGGCGGGCCCAGAAACACGGCAAAGACCCACTAGCAGCCGCGATCATCCTCGCCGAAGCGCTCGGCCCGACCCGCTTCGACGGCTGGGACGAAACCGGCGAACCAGTCGGCGCCCCCTACCCAACACCGCTGATCGTCTGCCTCGGCACCTCAGAAGAACAGCCGTTGGCACTCGATACACCGGTGCCCACACCTGACGGCTGGACGACAATGGGTGACCTCCGCCGCGGAGACCGCATCTTCGCCGCGGACGGCAGCACCGCATACGTCGTCCATGAAACCCCGGTGTTACTCGGTGAACGCTGCTATGCCGTGACGTTTTCTGACGGCGAGCGGATAACGGCGTCCGCAGCACACAGCTGGACCGTCGAAGACGTTACCCACCGCGACGACCGGAACCGGACACGGACCCGTACGGTCACGCTGACGACCGAACAGCTAGCCGCCACATACCGCGTTCCATCGGACAAGGGATTCCGAGCACGGTACCGGGTACCCGCGGGTGTCGTATGGGATCTTCCCGACGGGGACGACCTGCCAGTTGACCCATACATTCTCGGACTTTGGCTGGGTGACGGCTCGGCCAGCGATGCGTCCATCACCTTCGACCTCCGCCTCAAGGCCGAGGTGGAAGCCATCATTGCTCCCCTTACCCTGCCGTTCGAAGACATCGCCTGGGGCCAAGGTGTTGGCAATACGGGGCTTCTCCGCATCCGCCGCCGGCAGGGCCTATGCCCCTGGGGTCACGAATACGGAATCGACATGGTCGGCCAGGCGTGCGGCCCGTGCCGGCGTACCAAGGACCGCACCGGCGGCCCAGACCGGCCGGCGCCGGAGCGGCTGCGCACACTCCGGGAGCGGCTACGCGACCTGGACGTGCTGGGAAGCAAGCACATCCCTGCCGCCTACCTGCGAGCCGGTCACAAGCAACGCCTGGCCCTGTTGCAGGGGCTGATGGATTCCGACGGCCACATCGAAGTCAACGGCCGTGCCGGCTTTACGAACATCAACCGGGCCATCATCGACGGCCTCGGCGAGCTGCTGACCTCACTCGGGTACCGCTGGAACATGCGGTTCGACCGCACGGCCGCCGCCTGGCGGATCTTCTTCGTTCCCCGCGAAGAACCCGTGTTCCAGCTGACCCACAAGGCCAGCAGGCAGTCCACCCGCCCGCAGCGTCGATTGGGCGACTACCGGCAGATCGTTTCGGTCGAGTCCGTCGAATCAGTACCGGTCAAGTGCGTCGGCATCAACACCACCGACCACTTGTTCCTAGCTGGCCGTCGCGCTGTCCCAACGCACAACACCTCCAACACCTGGCGCCCGCTCCTCGACATGATCCGCCTCGGACCACTCATCAACGTCGATGGAATGGACTGTGGCCAAACCCGTATCAACCTGCCGGCCGGCGGCACCATCGAACCTGTTACCACCAGCGCCAAGGCCCGGCTCGGCGCTCCATTGAGTTTTGTCACCATCACGGAAGCCCTTGCCCTTGATACGCCGGTGCCGACGCCGACGGGCTGGACCACGATGGGCGACATCTCGGTCGGCGACCGAATCTTTGGTCGCGACGGCTCCATAGTCTGTGTAATCGGTGCTACCGAGGTTCAGAACGACCGTACTTGTTACCGGCTTACCTTCGCCGACGGAACGAGCATCGTTGCCAGCGACGGACACCTTTGGGAAACCCGCGTCAACGGTTCCGCGGCACTGCCGAAAGTTCGTACAACGGGAGAGATGGTCGCCGACGGCCGCGAATTCCGGGTACCTGTCGCGGCTGATCGACATGACTGGTTGACAGTTGACTCGATCGAGCCGGTGGACTCGGTACCCGTTCGCTGTATTACCGTCGATGCAGTCGACAGCCTCTTCCTTGCCGGTGAAGGTTGGATTCCTACCCACAATTCCCACCTCTTTACCCTCCAGGGTGGATACCGGCGGGTCTGCGGCGCGGTCAAACGGAACGTCGCCGGCATGGACGGCCGGTGGCTTGAACTAACAAACGCCTGGGATCCCACCGAGGGTTCCGAAGCCCAGGTCACCGCCGATTCCGACGACTCCGTCCGTGTGCCACGCGACGGCGCCGACCCGGCACTGTCGAAGAACACCGGTACGAAACGGGTCCTCCTCGACACCGTCGACTCACATCGAGTCGACGACCTCACCGACGACGACGAACTGTACGCCGAGCTGCTACGCCAATACGGTGACTCGGCTCGTGAACAGGGCGGCTGGGTCAACATCAAAGGCCGCATCATGCACGAAGTCCGGTCCAGTCGACATTTGGAAGCCGACCGGCGCCGGTTCTTCCTCAACGAAATCGTCGTCGGCGAGTCCGTGTTCGTCGACCCGATCCGCTGGGACCTGGCCGCCTACGACGACCTGCTGGCCCCGAAGACGCCGATCGCGATCGGCTTCGACGGTTCCAAACTCCGCGACGCGACCTCACTGATCGCCTCCCGCATGTCCGACGGCCGACTGTTCAACCTCAAAACCTGGGAACGACCCAAAGACGCCGACGAAGACTGGAAAGTTCCCTCGGTTGAAGTCGACCAAACCGTCCGGGAAGTATTCGGCGCCTACCAAGTAACCCTCATGTTCGCCGACCCGTACCGGTGGCAAGACTATTTGGATGTGTGGTCGGCGCTCTGGCCGAAACAGATCATCGAATTCCCAACCAACGTCGAACAACGGTTCGACAAGGCGATCGAACGGTTCAACACCTCGTTCGCTGCCGGCGACATCAGCCACGCCAACTCCGAAATACTTACCCGACACTGCAAAAACGCGGTGTTGGTCAAGGGATCCCGGAAGAAGCCACGACCGGGTGACGAAAACAGCATCGCCACCCACTACCTGAAGTTAGCGAAACGCGGTGACGGGCTACGTATCGACGCCGCGGTAGCTGCTGTTCTGGCCCACGAGGCTCGTGGTACCGCCACCGAAAAGGGGCTGCCAGAGGCGCCGCCGCAGCAGTTCTTCGGCAGTTGGCGGTGATGAACGGAACCATCCGTTCATCACCGCCCCGGTTGGCCGCGCCTTGCCGCGCCGGGCCGGCCCATGCCTCGCCCAGCCATGCCCTCCGCTGCTGCCGTACCTCGCCGAGCCACGCCCTGCCTTGCCCCGCCATGCCGTGCCGCTGCTGCCTTGCCTTGCCTTGCCTACCCAGGCCATGCCAGACCCAGCCACTGCTGCCATCCCACGCCTTACCGCGCCATGCCACGCCTCGCCCCTGCTGCCGAGCCACGCCGTGCCGCGCCCAGCCTCGCCTTGCCGTGCCCAACCGCTGCTGCCGAACCGGATCCTCCCCAGAACCAGAACTACGCCGCCGGCTCGGGCTGCGGGATCCGCTGCGCGATCAGGTCAGCCAACCGCCAGGCCCGTTCACGGATCAGCTCGTCGTCGACATTCCACAACTCGGCCTCCAACTCGTTGGCCAACTGCGTCAGGATCTGTGTAGTCCGATGACCAGACGACGCCTGCGCTACCGCGTACTGCTCCGGCGTCAATGTCCGCGGTTCCTCCCCCGGCTTCGGATACAGGTTCGGTTTGACCGGTAGCTGCTCGCTGCTGCCGTTGTTCTTCACCAACGCGAACCGCAACTTCAGCTGCTCGACCCGCTGCTGCGTGGTGTGTAAGACCACCGCAATCGTCTTTACGTCAACGTTGCGTCGCTGCAACAGCAACACGCTACGGGTCCGGTCCTGCTGGTCGAGTTTCCGGCCGTGACTCGCGTTCAGCCGGATCGCGTCTTTGAGTATCTCCGTGTCGCTGCGGTAGCTCCGCAGATCAACGTCGATGAGTACCGACGGGCCATGCAACTTGGCGTAGGCCCGGATCCGATGCCACCCATCCACGATCCGCATCGACTTCCGGTCAGCCACCGGCGGTGGAAGCGTCTCATTGGCGGCGATAGCCCGCATCAGATCCAACACATGGGCGCCGTCGACACTGTGTCGCGGGTAGAAATCCATATCCTCGACCAGCTCCGCGATGTTGACCTTCTCAACCGTCACCGCAGCTCCACCGCAGACGCATCATCGATCTGGAACGTGCCGTACGTCCCGGTCGCCGACTTCGGCGACGTCGGACGCCACTCACCAACCCCGCCGATACCCGCCGCGTCGACCAGAGCCAACAGCGACCCCTCGTCGAGCTGCCCAGCGATGGTCCGCACATACAACGTCGCAGACCACGGCCAATACTGGGCCCGGTACCGCAGATCCGCCACCCCGGACGCGTTCCGCGGCGTGTCCTCGCGCATCGTTACCGCACCATATTCGAGCGGCACCAACTGGTGTTCACCCTCACCGCGCACCACCACGGTCTGCTTGATCTGTACCTGCGTAATGCCCTCGAACAACCGGGCGGCATGCACGATCGAGGCCTTGAACGAAACAGCCGGGAAGCCGTCCCGCCCGTCGTCGAACTTGTACTTCGACGCCTCGAAGTTAGCGACCGGGTCCTTGGGGTCTTTCTTTGCCCGCGCCGACGTCGTCTGCTTTTCCAACATCATCGCCTTCGCCTTCTCAGACCAGCGATTGACGATCAACGGGGACGTACCAACAATCACAAACTCCAGCTCAACGCGCTGAAGCCGTTCCAAAGTAACTAACTTTTCAGCCATTTTGCTTGATGTAACCTCTCACTTGGGGTGTGCCCCGGAGGGGTCTTGGGGGATCTTCCGGGGCATCTTTCGTTTCCGGAGCCGGCCGTGCCTTGCCTGGACATGCCTCGCCTCGGCTTACCTCGCCCTGCCTCTGCTGCCATGCCGTGCCGTCGCAAGCCTCGCCCTGCCGTGCCGCGCCTCTGCTGCCACGCCGCGCCCGGCCTCGCCTTGCCTTGCCTCGCCGGTGCTGCCGCGCCACGCCAGACCACGCCCTGCCTTGCCCCGCCGCTGCTGCCGAGCCGTGCCCTGCCATACCCTGCCCTGCCCTGCCGTGCCTCGCCTTTGCTGCCCTGCCTTGCCTCGCCCCGCCTAGCCACGCCCCGTCTAGCCTCGCCTAGCCGCTGCTGCCGAACCTCTACTGAGGAACGAGAACGGTGAGGCCCAGATCCTCAGGGCAACAGCTGGCATGGGCACTCCAGGATGCTTTCTGAAGCTGACTAAGGAACCTTGGGGCCTGCCGCTCTAAAGAAGAACATAAACATGCCGGATCCACATATGCCAGTGGATCGCACATATCTCATTACGCTCACAGCGTAATTCTCAGCCCGACGCCCTGTTATGTCCACTGTGTCCCCATACGAGAAAGGGCAGGTTCCTTGACAGACGCCGGCTTCGACATCTTCGACCGCACCCTGCCCCTCGACCGGATCGCCACCGAAGCCAAACAGGTCAACTTCCGCCGCAGTGCCCTCGTCGTCCTCGCCGCCGTCCTGGTCGCCGTCGGCTTCACCGCGGCCAAGGTGCTCCGGGCCGTGATCTCCACAATCGCAGCCGCCCTGATCGCCGGCGGCTACCTCGCCGCGAAGACAGTCACCGCCTGCCGGGCTGGCAACGCCTGGTGTGTAGCCGCCGTCCTTGTCGGCTGGCGGGCCGGCTACGACAAAACAGCGGCCCGGGAAACCCGAACCGCTGCCTGACTTACTCACTCCTAGCCGGCCTTGCCTCGCCTGGCCTTGCCGTGCCAGGCCTAACCTTGCCCCGCCACTGCTGCCTGGCCTTGCCGTGCCTCGCCCTCGCAAGCCCAGCCACGCCGCTGCTGCCGCGCCTTCGCGTGCCGCGCCGAGCCTTGTCACGCCCCGCCACTGCCCTCCGCCTTCCGGCGGATTGCCACAAACGATAGCTCGGGGCGGTGACACACGTTGGGGCTACTGGATGCCGTCACTAAGGAGTTAGCTCGCCGTAGGGGCACTGAGACAGAGGAGCGATTCTCCGCCGACGATTGGATTTCCAACTACCTACTCCCCACAACGTTCGGCTACAACGGATCGCAATATGTGACCGGACCTGGTACGTACGGGCTAATCCAAACCCTCGACGGCACAAAATCATCCGAAATAGCCGGCACCCTCCCCGGCTACTCAGCCGCGCTACGGAGCTGCCCACCAGCCTTCGCCGCCCAACTAGTCCGCGCACTAGTTTTGAGCCAAGCCCGATTCACATTCCGAAACTTGCCGTCATCGTCGAAACCCCGCCACATGTTCGGCACCCCCCGGCTAGCCCCACTAGAGAAGCCGTGGACAAACGCCACCACCGGTGAACTGATCGCCCGAATGGAATGGCACGCCGGCATCGCCGGCAACGCCTACGTCTACCGCCAACCAGACCGGCTACGCGTACTACGCCCCGACTGGGTTGCCCTCGTCTACGGATCCCACCAGGAACCCGACGACGCCGCCCACGCCCTCGACGGTGAACTACTCGGCTACGTCTACCAAAACGGTGGCCTCCGCACATCACAACACCCGATGCACACCATCCTGCCCGGCGAAATGGCCCACTGGAGCCCACTACCAGACCCGGAAGCCGCCGGCATCGGCATGTCCTGGCTCACCCCAGCACTCCGCGAAATCCAAGGCGACAAAGCCGCCACCGAACACAAGCTTCGCTTCTTCGAAAACGGCGCACCGATGCCCTTGGACGCGGGGATTCTGACGCCGGCCGGTTGGACGACGATGGGTGAGGTTGTCGTTGGTGATCGGGTTATCGGTTCCGACGGTAAGCCCAAGATGGTCGTCGCGGTGTACCCGCAGGGTGTCCAGGACATCTACCGGGTGACATTCTCCAGCGGTACATCAACTGAGTGCACCGCCGACCACCTGTGGACCGTCGCTAGTGCCTATGACCGCAAACTCGGCGTTACCCGGACCCGTACCCTGGCCCAGCTCGTGGCCAACGGCGTCCAGTACGACAGCGGCCCTTACAAGTGGTCGGTGCCGCTGGTCGATCCGGTCGAGTTCGATGACCCCGGCGATTTGCCACTGGATCCCTACCTGCTCGGATCGCTGCTCGGCGACGGTAGTTTCCGCAACAACGGCAAGGGTAGCGGCGGGGTTTCAATGGCCGCGCATACTGGTGACGCTGACGAACAGCAGCAGGTTCTCGCCACGCTCCTGCCGGCCGGAGTAACGATCGTCCGCCGTAACCGTGGCGGGTGGGCCGAGTTCTACTTCCGGGGCCCTGGCGCCTCGCGCCCAAATCCGCTGACCCAACAGATCCGCGAACTGGGCCTGTTCGACAAGTTGGGCTACGAAAAGTCGATTCCGGAGCCGTATCTACGTGCATCGGTGACACAGCGAGTTGCCCTGCTCCAGGGGTTGATCGACACTGACGGATCCGTAGATCGGCGGCAGCCGAATACGGTCCGGTTTGACAGCACCAGTCAAATGTTGGCCGAGCAGGTTGCCGAACTAGTCGGTGGCCTCGGTGGTATCGCGTCGGCCCGGCCAAGCCGGCTAGCTACAGACCGGGCACGTGCCCAGTGGCGGGTACTGATCAGTCGACTACCGGAATGGATTACCCCCTGCCGGCTAGCCCGCAAGGCAGCGATGTATTCACCCACCTTCCATGGTGGCCGGTGGCGCTACATCCAGGGCGTCGAACACGTCGGCCGGAAGCCGGCACAGTGCATCGGTGTCGACTCCGACAACCACCTGTACGTCACCGACGATTTTATTCTGACCCACAATACCCCGAACATGGTCGTCAACGGACTGACCGCCGCATCGCGGGAACAGTTCGACGCCATGGTTGATGCCATGGAGAACCGACACGCTGGCGTAAAGAATGCGTATCGCAGCCTGTATCTTACTGCTGGCGCCGACGCGAAAGTCGTCGGTAGCGACCTGAAGCAGCTCGACTTCAAAAATACCCAGGGAGCTGGGGAAACCAGAATTGCCTTCTTGTCACGAGTTCCGGCCCCATTGTTGGGTATTTCTGAAGGTCTCGCCGGTAGCTCACTGAATGCCGGTAACTTCGGCATGGCCCGCCGTATCTTCGCTGATTCCTGGGTCTATCCGACACTGCAAGACCTATGCGCGGCGCTAGCCCCCGTCATCAACGTGCCACGCGATGCGGAACTGTGGTTCGACGTCGCCGACATGCCGATCCTGCGTGAAGACGCCCGTGACGCAGCCGAAATCGAACAAATCAAAATGAGTACCATCACCGGCTACGTCAAAGACGGATTCACACCGAAGTCGTCGGTTGCCGCGGTCATCGGCCAAGACGTCAGCTTGTTGGAGCACTCCGGGCTTGTCAGCGTTCAGCTTTACGAAATCGGTGGCCAGCCGGTGCTACCCGTTGGTGGCGGTGGCGGCAAACCCGCATTGCCCGGAGGTAATGCACCTGGGACCGGGCATGCACCGGCACCGTCGTCGGACAATCCGACGCCTGGTGCGGCTAACGACAGTCCTACGGCTAAGCCGTATCCGGCTGGTGGCAGCACATCAAATAAGGCAACGCCTAAGCCGAGGCCACCGCTGAAGAAGTAAAACCGGGGACACCCACCGGTTTCTACAGCGAAATTACCCAACCATAGCCCCACCGTAAATACGCTGCCCAGAAAGGACTATCAATGGCCATTCCTGACTGGGCCGTTGCAGACTCAAACACCAGCGATAACGGAACCCGGGCCGACTCACCTACCGACATCCACGCTTCGGCACACAACGATCACGACGTCCAGTTCCTCCACGACGTAGCCGGGCACATCGTCGGGTCACTCGGCGCCGCCAAGGCAGTACAAGCCAAAGGAATACATCCGGAAGTCGCCGCCCTTGCGGCCAACGTCCTCGCAACCCGCGGCCATGACATGACCTCTATCACCAACCTCGGCCGCCGGATCGGGACCTCGATCGGTACCAGCATTACCGCAGGGGCAACAACAGGTACGTCGGGACACGGCCAGGGCGGCGGCAACGCCTACGGCCAGGGCGGCAGCCAGTCCAACTCGGACACCGGCAACAGCGAAGCACGATCAGCAACCCTGACTGCCCGTAAAGCCATGTCGACTGGACCCATCAACGACCTTCCGGATTCGGCCTTCGCCTTCATCGAACCCGGCGGCACAAAAGACGCCTCAGGTAAGACAACGCCCCGGTCGAAACGGCACTTCCTGATCCACGACAAAGCGCATACCCAGAACGCCCTTGCCCGACTGAGTCAAAGCCCGTTCGGGCCGAAAGCGAAAGCCAAGGTCATGGCTGCGGCCAAAAAATTCGGCATCAAAGTCGGCTCCGATTCGAAGTCCCGAAACCCTAACGCCTTCCAGGTGCGGTCCTTCAACTTCGAATCCGAAGTGGCCGGTGACGGTCGGACCCTCGAAGGCTATGCCGCAGTATTCGACTCGGTAAGCCGAATCTCTGACTGGAACGGCGACTTCGATGAAGTCATCCGCCCCGGTGCCTTCAGCCGGTCACTCACCGAACGGACACCGGTACTCCAATACGATCACGGCCGGGATCCACGCGTCGGTAGCGTGCCAATCGGATCAATCGAAGATATCCACGAAGACAACAGGGGTCTCTACGTCCGGGCCCGACTCTTCGACAACCCGGTCGTGGAACCAGTCCGGCAGGCCATTGAAGGCAAATCAATCAGTGGCATGAGTTTCCGTTTCGCTGTCCCCCAAGGCGGCGACAAATGGACTAACGCCCGAGAACGATCCGACGGCGTAGGCGACGCTGACTTCCGGGAAATCCTGCACACCGACACCCGCGAATGCGGCCCGGTCGTTTTCCCCGCCTACGACGACACCACCGTCGGGGTCCGGGCATTGATGGCCCAACTCGACCCCGAAGAACGCAACGCACTCTGCCGCGAGTTCGTCCGCGACCTTGCCGACGAGCTACAAAACCGCGGAATACCCATTCTTGGCCTCGACAACTTCGAAGAAGAAGCCGAAGCCAGCTTCAGAACAGACCTCACCGGGCAGTCCGATGCCGATGGCGCGGCCGGCGGTGATTCCGAGACCGAGTCCAGCAGTGACCGCGGCTCGACCGACGACGAATTTTATGAGCAGATCACCCGACTCCAACAACGAGAACGGGTGCTGCGCCACCGCGACGCGTACTACCGCGACGGAGCCAATGAGGAAGTGAAAACACAGAATGCCTGAGGACCGGACCGGCACCGAGGAGCGTTTCGAGAAGCGCACCTTCACTCTCGAAGACCTCCGGGGCCGCACCCCCGACGAAATTTCCGAAATCATTGATGTCACCAAAGCGCAGATCCAGGATCTGCACCAGGACCCGGTGACCGCCGAACTGCGCCAGCTCTCCGACCCGGAGAAGAAGGCCATGAAGATCCTGCTCGAAGTCCACGAGCGGGCCCTGGAAATGTACGAAGAACACCGCGCCGTCAACGAAGTACTCCGCAAGCGGCCGTCGGCCATCGAGTACAGCCGTCTCGGTGCCCAGCCCGACGACCCCTACGGCGACGTCCGCCGGCTGTCGGTCAACGAAGCCCGGGACCGGGCACTACGCCGCATCGGTGACCGCACCACCACCATGCACCTGTCCGACGAGCAGAAGACCCACGTCGAACGGCAGATCCGCCGTGACACCGACATCGCCCGCCGGATCCTCGTCACCGAAAACGACGACTACCGCGAGGCGTGGCTGAAGCTGACCACCCGCAACCACCCCATCCTGACGCCCGAAGAACAACGGGCAGTGCAGGCATGGGAGGAATACCGGATCATGGCCGAAGGCACCACCACCGCCGGTGGCTTCGGAATCCCGGTCTTCATCGACCCGTCGATCATCTTGACCGCGCAGGAGTCGGGTAATCCGTTCCTCCAGCTCGCCAAGCAGGTCACGGTCAACACCAACGCCTGGAAGGGTGTCACCTCCGCCGGTGTCACCTGGACGTTCCAGACGGAAGGTTCCACCGTCGGCGACGCGTCACCGGTACTGGCGCAGCCGTCGGTCACCGTCAACATGGCCCGCGGTTTCATCCCGTTCACCATCGAAGTCCAGCAGGACTACCCAGCATTCGCCGACGAGATGGCAACCCTGCTAACACAGGGCTACGACGAACTACTCGTCGACAAGTTCACCCGCGGCACCGGCACCAACGAACCCCGCGGCATCCTCACCGCCCTATCGGCAAACACCAACGTTCGCGTCGTGGTTACCGCCGCACCGACCATCGGCTCCGCCGACCCATACAAGGTATGGAAGGCGCTGCCGCAGAAGTTCCGCCGCAAGGCGTCCTGGCTCATGTCCGTCGGCGTGAACAACGCGATCCGGCAGCTCGGCACCTCGAACGTCTACCACGCCTACACGATCAACCTGCCCGAAGAGTGGACAGACTCGCTGTTCGCGAAGGGCGTCTACGAGTCGCCGTACATGCCCGACGTTACTGCGGTAACCACCGGTACTGACGGACTTGCCATCGTTGGCGATTTCTCGAATTACCTTATAGCCCGCCGTGGCGGAATGAGCGTCGAGCTGGTGCCACAGCTATTCAACCAGGCGACAGCGGGTACTGGTGTCGGCATGCCTACTGGCCAGCGCGGATGGTTCGCGTACGCCAGGATCGGTGGGAATTCGATCAACGACCTAGGGTTCCGTTTGCTCGTAAATGCCTAGGTATGTCCGATTAGTCTCGGTCCTGGAGTTGGTTACGTCGCCGATTGACGCCTGAGCTGGGGAAAGTACGTTAAGCTGGGGTAATCACAGGTTGGCGCCGGAGAGCGTGTACTCTCCGGCGCCGGCCGAAGAACACCTACCCAAGAGGTGGCCCTCAGCAATGGTTGAGTCTAAGGCCTGTCGTGGTTGTTCGACCGAGTTTGAGCCCCGACGTAGTAATCAGGCATATTGTTCCCGGTCTTGCAAGGATCGGACCCATGCGGCGGCGCAGCGGGTTCGTAACGTCCGTCGCCCTTGTGCGGTTGTTGGTTGTTCCCGGTCGGCGTTGGACAAGCTTCATTGTTCGATGCATTACCAGCGACTACGCCGTACTGGTGACGTCGGACCGGCCGGTGTCGTACGTGGTGGACGGTTTGGTGTAGCGCCTTGCTCAGTCGGTGGTTGTGCTCGGAGGTATTTCGCCAAGGGCATGTGTGCATTGCATTACAACCGGATGCAGCAGTTTGGTAGTCCGGGTGCGGTCGGAACAGTGAAGCGAGCTAATGGCGAAGGCACGGTTTCAATCGATAATGGCTATCGTCGCTTTGCCTGGTACGAAGCCGGTAAGCGACGGAGTGTCTCCGAACATCGTCAGGTGATGGAACAGGTTCTTGGTCGCCCATTGGAGCCCTTCGAGAATGTTCACCACAAAAACGGGATGGGGCTGGATAACCGTCCTGAGAACCTTGAGTTGTGGACGAAGCCTCAGCCATGTGGGCGCCGACCGGAGGATCTCGGGGCTTGGTTCGTTGAACATTATCCGGACCTTGCCGTGATGTTAGTGGTTCACCACTATCCGGATCTTGTGCGGGAAGTTTTGAACAAGGAGAAATCAGATGACGTTGAAGACTGGTCCGGAGACTGATAGGCCTCCGGTTACTACTCGTGATGTGTCGGCCGATAGGGTTGACGATAAGAGGGGTCCTGGCGGGGATGTGGCGAAGAAGGCCGGTGAGCGGTCTGACGCTGAGGTGAAGGCCGGTAAGCAGCGTGCTGAGGCTGAGGCGAAGTTGGTCGAGGTTCAGCGCCGCGCGGAACGTACCCCGGTCGGTACCTGGTCTGGGGAGCTACGTCCGGCGGCTGAGTCCAGCGATCCGACGGTGCATAGGTTGCTTGCTGAGCGGCAGGGCATTGTTTCGAGTGCCGATTTGGAGCTGGATCCTGAGGCTGAGGAGGTCCGGAAGCTTCAGCGGGATGTGGCTCGTGCGCAGGTCGCGGAGATCGATGCGCTGCTTGCTACGTATGGCTACACCGCAAAGTAAGTCCCTTTGTTAGACACGTAACCCCCAGGGGGCAGCTCCAACCCCGCCCTGGGGGTTACGTGTGTCTTCACCTTAGCCATTCCAGGAGTTATTTGTGGACATTGTGTATGCGACGACTACCGCGCAGGTCAGTAATGGTCTCACTATTCATAAGGGCCAGCATTGGCCGGCTGACGATCCGGTGGTCCGTGATCATCCTGACTTGTTTTCTACGGATCCCCGTTTCGGGTTGACGTTTTCGCCGAACATGCCGCCACGGGAGATGGCGTATGCGCCTGGCGAACACATTCCTGATGATGAGGTTCCGGTTGAGCAGGCTACCGCGAATCCGGGTGAGCGGCGTACTACCCGACGCTCACGTAACGGCGATTTCTAAACTCTATGTCTCCTGCGGTCGGCTGCTTGGGATGGCCGGCCGACCGCAGGACCAGCCATCCTAATGCCACCCTTGTGGAGGAATAGAATTTTGCTTACGGAAGAAGTAACAGAGCCGGTGCCGGTGGTAGCTGCCACTGACAACGAACGTGATGGTGCAGTTGTCTTAGCGTACGTTCACGATACGAATGTGTCGTATTCGTGGCACCATTCGATGGTTGAGATGATCGGTTGGGACATAACCCATGAAGCTAGGGTTATGCGCGGCGGTTACATTGCGCTCAAGTATGGTACGGCCGGGTTGATCGATGCACGTAACAAGTCTGTTGTTACGTTCTTGAAAGAGGATCAGGCCGACTGGCTGTTTTGGTTGGATACCGATATGGGTTTTGCTGCCGATACCCTTGACCGGTTGATGGATGCTGCCGACCCGGTTGAACGTCCTATCGTCGGTGGGCTCTGTTTTAGCCAGCGGGAGATGACCGCCGATGAGCATGGCGGCTGGCGGTGTACCGCAGTTCCGACGGTCTTCGACTGGGCCAAGATCGGCGTCTCGGATGAGACGATTGTCCACGGCGAACATCAGCGGACAATGACCGGCGAGCAGATGGGTTTCTCGGTCCGTTGGGACTATCCAATCAACCAGATAACCCGTTGCGCCGGTACCGGTAGTGCTTGCATCCTCATCCACCGGTCGGTGTTCGAACAGATCGAGGAGAAGTTCGGGCCGATCTGGTACAACCGGGTGCCGAACACTACGACCGGTCAGGTCGTATCCGAAGACCTTTCCTTCTGTATGCGCGCTGGAGCGTTGGACATCCCGCTGTACGTCCACACCGGCGTGCAAACTACCCACCACAAGGAAATCTGGTTGGGTGAGGAGGACTACTGGCGGGAACGCGCCGTCAATCCACCGCCCTACGACGTGCCACCCGAATCAAAGACAGACGCCGATGACTGATCTTGTGGTGATCGTGCCGTCCCGTGGCCGGCCTGCTGCGGTCGCTGAACTGGCCGAAGCATTCAACGCGACCTGTGCTGCCGATACCCAGATCGTGTTGGCGCTGGACGCTGACGATGAGCGTCGGTCCGTCTACTACGAGTCGATGGTCGGCATCAACAGGGTTACGTCGATCATCGAGCAGGAACGGGGCACGATGGTGTCGGCGTTGAACCTGGCCGCTGCCTACGTTGTCGAGCAGGGCGGGTTCGCGATCGGGTTCCTCGGCGATGACCACCGGCCCCGCACTGAGGGCTGGGACAGGCAGTACCTCGACGAGCTGCACGGGCTCGGTACCGGCATCGTCTACGGTAACGACCTGTTGCAGGGCGAGAACCTACCGACGCAGGTCGCGATGACCACCGATATCGTTCGGGCGTTGGGCTACATGTCACCGCCGCGGCTGACTCACTTGTTTGTCGACAACTTTTGGCGGGACCTCGGTAAGCACGCCGGCTGCCTTACCTACCTGCCCGACGTCATCGTCGAACATGTGCATCCAGTTGCCGGTAAAGCGGATTGGGACCCAGGCTACCGTCGGGTCAACAACGCCGATGTGTACAGCGCCGACGCCCGCGCCTACCAAACCTATCTGCACACACGAATGTGGACGGATGTACGGGCGGTACAGGCGCTGCGCAAACGAGTAGACCGATGATGCGCCGCCGGCTACGGCCGACACCCAGCCAGACAGAGCTAGCCGCGCTCTACGCCAAACCGCACCAGCACAGCGCCTGGGCCGACCACCGGGTCCGGGTCGACGTCACCACCGCCCTAGCCCAACACATGATCCAACCAGGAAGCACCGTTGCCGACCTGTCCTGCGGGGACGCGACGATCGCCCGCCGCCTCGCCGCGAGTTGCGGCGTGAAGACGATCCTCGGCGACATCGCACCAGGCTACGAGTACACCGGGCCGATCGAAGAAACCATCCACCAACTGACCGACCCGATCAACCTTTTCATCTGTAGCGAAACCATTGAACACGTCGATGACCCCGACGCGGTGTTGAAAGCGATCCGGAGCAAGACGGCTAATCTGATCCTGTCCACACCGGACGGTGAAGACGACGACAACAACCCAGAACACGTTTGGGGATTCGACTCCGAGGCCGTTGAACAGATGTTGGTTACCGCCGGCTTCATACCGTTGATCTTTACGGAACTCGATCTGCGGCCAGCCGGATTCACCTACGCGTACCAAATCTGGTGCGCCCGGTGACCGCCTGGAAACTGTTCGACGGCGACGTAGCTAAGGTCAGTACCTACGAGTTTCACAAGGACCGGGAACGGGCCCGGCATCTCGAAGAACCTGGCCAGCGGGAACGGCTGCAACGGGCCGCCGACTTCATCCGGGCTGCCGCCACGATAGAACGCGGCTACACGTCGGTGTCGGACCTGGGCTGCGGCGACGGTGGCCTGCTGTCACTTATCCGCAGCTACGTGAACGACGCCTGGGGATACGACTTCACCCCGAACAACGCGGTGGGCTGGTCGGAACGTGACGTCAACGCCGAAGCCTTGGATGTGTTCGGTGACGATGCCGACCACATCCGGTTCGGCATCGTCACCGCGGTCACCGAGGTTCTCGAACATCTCACCGACCCAGCCGCCGCCGTCAAATGGATCGGTTCCAAATCCCGGTTCATCGTCGCCTCGTCCCCCTGGGACGAAGGCCCTTGGGGATACGACGAATGCCACGCCTGGGCCTGGGACGTCCAAGGCTACCGAGACCTGATCGGCCTGGGTAGCTACCGAATCCTGCGCCACGAAATGGTCGGCCGGTTCCAAGTCATCATGGGGATGCGCATATGAGGCGATGTCTAATAACCGGTGCTGCGGGTTTCGTGGGTCGTCACATGGCCCAGGAGCTGGTGGACCGCGGCTGGGATGTTGACCCGTGGGACCTGGTCGCCGACCGCAACGCCCACGACCTGTTCCACGGCGGGTGTCCCGTCTACGACCTGGTAATCCACCTCGCCTACCACATCGGTGGCCGGGCCTCGATCGACAGCAAATTCCGGTTACTGACCAGGAATGCCCACCTCGACGCGGCAATGTTCGAATGGGCCATCCAAACCCAGCTGCGGGTGTTGTACTTCAGCTCCAGCGCCGCCTACCCGGCGGCGTTACAGACCGGCGAGTTCGAAACCAGACTTACTGAAGAAGACATCGATCTCGACGATGTGGCCCAACCCGATTCCCGCTACGGCTGGGCCAAACTATGCGGCGAGCAGCTCGCCCGCGCCGCCACCGAAACCGGTTTAGCTGTACACGTAGTACGCCCGTTTTCCGGTTACGCCGAAGACCAGCCGCTGGATTATCCGTTCCCTAGCATCATCGAACGGGCCCGTAGGGGCGATTTCAGCGTGTGGGGACCGCCGGGTCAGGTCCGCGACTTCATTCATATCGACGATGTTGTGGCCGGCGCGTTAGCAGTTGTCGACGCTGACGAACGTCGCCCGGTCAACTTGTGTACCGGTCACGGTGTCGAGTTCGGGGACCTGATGCGGCTGGCCGCCGGCCGGCCTGACGTCCGAGTGGAATACGAGCCGGACATGCCCACTGGCGTGTACTACCGGGTCGGTGACCCTACTCGGATGACCGAAATCTACACACCGAAGATCACGATCGAGGAAGGCGTCGAACGGGCGTTGAAGGTCAACAGCTAGGACGGTCCTCCCCAGGATCCGGTTCGCCTGCCACGCCAGGCCGGCCCTCGCCTAGCCTCGCCACGTCTCGCCATGCCTCTGCTGCCTAGCCATGCCCGGCCATGCCTAACCCAGCCACGCCTTACCGCTGCTGCCGCGCCACGCGTAGCCCTGCCATGCCCCGCCCAGCCCTACCGCACCGCTGCCCTTCGCCTTCCGACGAATTGCTCGCCACTATAGCTCGGGCCGGGAGGGCACCAACATGGTTCAGTACGCAACCGCCGCCGAACTGGCCTCCTACCTACAACAAGACGTCGACACATCAACCGCCACCCTGCTACTACAGCTGGCCAGCGCCGAATTCGACAACGAAGCCGACACCACATTCACACCAACAACGGTGACGCATTCCGAAGTCGGCAACGGCAGCCGAGTACTCATCCCACCATTCAAACCAATCATCAGCATCAACGCGGTACGCATCAACAACGTCACAGTCACCGACTACACCGTCGTCACATCACGGATCTGGTACGCCAAACTCTACCGAAACAACGGATTCGGATACTGGCTCAACCTCCAGGACTGGATCGGCTTCCCACCCCAAAACGTCGAAGTCGACCTGACCTACGGCTACGCCACACCACCCGATGACGTCAAGGCATCAGTGCTGGAAACCGCGGCGCAGGCATACCACCAACCCACCGGCGCAGTCATCGCCGAAGCAATCGACGACTACAAAGTGTCGTACGCGGCCCACATCGGCGGTGTCCAACTCACCAGCTACGCCCAAAAGATCGCCGCCAGCTACGTCGGCTCCGGCTACTACGCCTAAGGAGGCCGACCGTGGCAGTGCCGATCCTGACCTTCCCGGAACGCCGCTGGGAATGCCCCAACTGCGACTTCGAAGACGTCACCCATGAAGCCGAACCCCACAGCCGAATGCACCCTTGCCGCGGCCTGAAGGGACTGACCGCACCGATGGTCCCGGCCGGTACCAAAGCCAAAGTCGAAGCCAAAGAACGCGAAGACTACGTCGGCGACGAGCAAGTCCAAACCAACAACGATGGCCGACCCATGATGTCGGTCATCACCACCAGAGACGACGGGCAGGACTGCGCAGTGCTCGCACCCGCCGCAGGAATCGGAACAGGAGCCGGCTGATGCGCAAAAAGACGATGGCGATCATCGGCGCCGCTACGATCGGCATCCTTGCCGTTACCGGCGTTGCCTATGCGTCGATTCCTGGCCCAGATGGTGTAATCCACGCCTGTCGAAAGAATACCGACGGCACCCTACGGGCAATCGACTCGGCGGCCACATGTCCGAGTGGCTGGACCGCACTGAACTGGAACCAGACTGGACCACAGGGTCCGGCTGGTGTGTCCGGACATGAAGTAGTGACAGTGGCGGTCAATGTGCCGGCTCACGAAAATGGTCAGGCCTCAGCGTTTTGTCCGGCCGGGAAGGTTGTGACCGGTGGCGGTTACCATCTGAGTTCTCCACCTGCTGGACTAAATACCAAAGTGTGGGTTAGTTGGCCGTTCGCAAATGGCACCACTTGGGAGTGGGACGTTGTCGTTACGAATGACAATGATTTCACGGATGGTGTTACGGCCTACGCAATTTGTGTAACAGCCAACTAGAAGGGTGGTGAGTAAATGTCCTGGAGCGTTAGTAAGATGTTTCGGCGTACGTTGTCGGAGTTGTTCAGCAATACCCAGGCATGGGACTTCGATGTGGACGCCTGCAAAGTGGCGTTGTACAACAACACCGTCGTTCCAGATGCCGATGCGGCTACAGATGCACTCCAGTCTTACGCTGGCGCTGGCTCGACGTGGGCCGGTAACGAAATTACTGGCACCAACTGGTCAGCCGGCGGTGTGGCCCTGGCGGGCCAAACCATCTCCGTCGCTAACTCGCTGCGGGTCGTGTTCGACGCGAACGACACCGCGTCACCAGCCAACACCACCGTCGCCGGCACCTTCGGCTGCCTCCTCTACGACACGGCTGCCGCCGTTACGCCGCGGGGCATTTCATTCCACTACTTCGGCGGCACCCAATCCGTCACAAATGGTGTATTTACGGTGGTCTGGCACTCAAATGGCATTATTAATTGTACCCTGTAGTATTTGAACTTCAATGAGGCTATCGTTGGAGTATGCGGAATACCTGCACTGAACCGGACTGTGAAGGCGTGGCCTTCGGGCGAGGGCTCTGTTCCCGCCATTACCAACGGGCCAGCTATCACGGCATCTTGCCTACCGAGCCACCAGTTCGGATCTGCAAGCAGTGCGGTAAGTCGTTTGCCACCAGGAAGTGGAATGCCAGGTATTGTTCCCGGCCGTGCAATGAACGGGCGCATTGGGAACGTACGCGCAAGGTGCACTACTCCGACCCAGTTTTGAACTGTGAGCAGTGCGGTGCCGCGTTCGGTAAGAAGCGGATAGATGCTCGTTTCTGCTCACCGGACTGTGGGCAGGACTGGCACAACGCGAAGAGGGCGGCTGAAGTTCGAGCACAAAAAATCAACACTCGGCCCCCGTGTCGGGGCTGTGGTGGGCCGATCCCGCATATTCGTCGCGGTCGAGCGATCTACTGCTCAGATGATTGCAAGATCCGAGCCCGTCGACACGAGGCCTACGGCTTAACGAAAGCCGAGTTGGAGTTGCTGTTGGCGCAGCACGAGGTGTGCGCGATCTGCGAAACCGACGACTGGGGCAAGAAGGGTCCACAGGTCGATCATGATCATGTCACGGGGCGCGTTCGTGGTGTGCTCTGCAATAACTGTAACAACGGTCTTGGCCGGTTTGCTGATGACCCAATGCGCCTGAAGCGGGCTATCGAATACCTATCCACCATGTAGCGTTCCAATAGTCGTTTTCGTTTCCCCCTCAATTTAGAAGGAGGTGGGAACAATTCGGCAATATTGGGTTGCGCCCATTCCCCCGATGCACGTTGCGGACGGGGCCGCTTACAACACTTCCATTACGTTAACCGACGTAACTCCACTTCCGCAGATTCAGTTTCCGGCGATGATGCTGGAGGCAGGTTCGGAATTGGAACTGAATGCCTCGGGTTCATTTTCGAACACGGGTACGCCGACGCTGCTGTTGGGCTTCTATTTCGGTGGAGTCGCGGGTGTGGCGCTCGCGGCGTCGGCTGCGGTTACGACAACGACGGCGGCTGCGTCGTGGCCGTGGCAGCTGCACTACCGGGGTGTGGTCCGATCGATCGGTACGGCCGGGTCTATCCAGGGACAGGGCCGGTTGTACCTACCTACGGCGATCAACGTGTTCCAGGTCCGGGCAATTCCGGAAACCCTCGCCGCGCGTACCGTCACAATTAATACGACGATCGTCCAGAACATTACGGTCGGCGCGCAGTGGGGGACCTCGTCGGCGTCGAACACCCTTACTGTCAACGACATTTCAGTCAAGCTCGTTACCTAGTTAGGGGAGTACCCGGGTGGCCGTTGGCTACGTAATTTCGAAGACCGGTTTGGACAATTTGATGGGCGGCCTGATTGTGGCTACCCGTGATGCCTTGAACGCGAATGTGGCGTTCAAGGTGTTGTTGGATGACACGACCATCCTTCCCGATGCGACGTTGACTGCCCTCGGCTACGCCGGCGGTGAAATAACCACCATCCGAAGTAGTTTCAGTGCGATGAAGTCACTGTCGGACATTTCCCGGGCGTTGGCTACCCAAGGCTCCACCAACGATTTCTGGTTCGACGCGAAACACTTGGCGGGCACTAACTTCCATTAGCCGCTCGGGGGGCTGAGCCGTGGCGTTGGCGATCGACGGCTCGACTCCCGCAATTGTTACCGGCTCCGGCACGATCACCACCGCGACTTTTACGCCGCCGGACAACTCTGTCCTGGTCATCAAGTTCTCCGGTAATAGCGTTCAGGGTTCCAACCCGGGTGCGCCGACGGTCACCGACAGCCTTGGCGTGCACCTGGTCTACACCCTGTCGGACTGGCGCTCCCGGGCCGACAATGCGGCCATCGAAAGCCAGTGCGCAATCTGGTCGGCGGTCGTCGGTACCGGCGCCGCGATGACGGTCAGTGTTACGAACAATGCGGCGAACTTCCGCGACGGCGCTGTGTGTGTCGAGGTGTGGACCGGCGCCGACACGTCCACCCCGACCGGTGCGCACGGCAAGAACGGGTCCACGTCAGCGTCGTCGATTTCCCAGTCGTACACGGCGTCGGCGACCGGTGGCCAGGGGTCTCTGGTTACCGCCGACTGGGACATGAAAGGTGCTCAGACCGCCGGCAGTGGCTGCACGGTTGAGGGCTCGGCGGACGTCAACGCCGCGTTCAGCTACGGTTTCGCCACCCGGACCTTCAACGACGACGGTCTCGGCGCGCCCAACTCGCTCAACGTCAGCTTGCCCGGGTCGTCGACAAACTTGACCTGGTGCTGGCTGGAAATCCTGCCATTGGTCGGCGACCCCGGCTACCTCGACCCGCCACCGTTTATCGCCAACTACCCGCCGGGCTTTTTCGCCCCGAACGGCCGGTTGGTGCCGTGGTTCGGTACCGCCGACGTGCCGGCCGTCGTGCCCGGTCTGTTCATCGACGCCTCCAGCCCGACGATCGTGACCAACAACGTCGGCGCCACGGCCACCATCACCACCGCTAGTTTCACCCCGCCGACTGGGTCGCTGCTGTTGGTCCGCTGGTCGGGTAACTCGGCCAGCGGCGTCAACCCCGGCACGCCGACGGTCACCGACAACCTCGGCGGGCACCTGACATACACGCTGTCGGACTGGCAGTCCCGGGCCGATGGGGCGCCGAACTCCGAGGGTCAGACCGCGATCTGGACCGCGCCGGTGGTCTCGTCCGCGGCGATGACCGTCACCGTAACGTCCGGTGTGGCAACAAGTTTCAAGCAATCCGCGCTGTCGGTGACAGTGTTGACCGGGCAGGATCCGACGACACCAGTTGGTGCGCACGGCAAGTCCCACACGTCCTCGGCGTCGCTGATCATCCAGGGATACACAGCGCAGGCCACCGGAGCGCAGGGCTTCATTTCCGTCTGTGACTGGGACACCCTTGGCGCGGAGACTGCCGGCACCGGTTGTACTGTCGCTGGTTTCGCCGACGGATCGGGTTCGGTCGGTACGTCGATCTCGTACGGGTTCCTGCGCCGTTCGTTGGCCGACGACGTCAACACCGTCACAAATAATCTCAATGTCACCATCCCTGGTACGTCCACAAACCTCGGCTGGACGTATATCGAGATCAACCCGGCGCCGGCTGCCGGGAACACCAATGCCCCAGCTGGAGCTGCTGAGGTTGCGGTAACGGCCGGTGACTCAACTACGGCGGCGGATGTCGGAGCCGACCAGGCGCTCGTTGCCGTCACCGGAACTGACTCGGTGGCAGCTGTCTCCGTGGCGGCTGAGGCTGCGACGGTCAGCGCAGCTGCTACCGACTCGTCGACAACGCTTACTGCTGGCGCCGACCAGGCTGTTGTGGCGGCGACGGCTACCGACCCGGTGGCTTCAGTCTCGGCTTCTGCCGAAGCGGCACCTGTCGGTGTGGCCGGGCTCGACCCGACCGTTTCTACAACGGGCGGTACTAACGCACCAGCTGGCGCCGCTGAAGTCGCCGTCACCGCAACCGATCCGTCGACTGCCGTCACGGTTAACGCCGACGTCGCCGTCGTTGGTGTAGCCCAGTCGGATCCGGTCGCGTCGGTTGCCGTATCGGCCGATGTCGCCATCGCTGCTACAGCAGCTATCGATCCGCAGGCCGGCACGGTCGGCGTCGCTACGGTTGCAGCCACCGCGGAAACCCCATCAACGACCGTCACCGTCAACGCCGACGTGGCCACGGTCGGAATTACCCAATCCGATCCGACCGCATCGGTGGCGCCGGCACCCGGTGTTGCCACTGTCGGTACGGCCCAATCAGATCCCACCGACCTGGTTGCTGCCCAGGCCGACCAGGCGCTCGTCGCTGTAACCGCGACCGACCCGACCACAGCTAATCCAGACGCGGCACCTGTCGGTGTAGCCGCGCTGGACCCCACGGTCTCCACCGCGAACGCCACCAACGCCCCGGCCGACGTGGCCACCGTCGGTGTCGTCGCGGAAGACCCGTCAACGACGGGCACCGTCAACGCTGATCAAGCGTTGGTGGCGGCCACCGGCACCGATTCGGCTGCTTCTGTTGCCGGGTCGGCGGAGGCTGCTGCGGTCAACGCTGCGGCAACCGATTCCTCGACGGCGGTTGCCGCCGGTGCCGGCGTGGCAGTTGCCGCCGCCACTGCTGGCGACTCCACGGTTGCCACATCCAGCAACGTACTTCCTACGGAAGCCCTTGTTGGTGTTGCCGCGCTTGATCCGACCGTCGTGGTCGCCGTATCAGCGGGTGTTGCCGCACCAGCAGTGGCAGCACTTGACTCGACCGTGGTACTCGGTACGAGCACGAACGCCGGGGTTGCCACGGTCGGCGTCACCGTCGACAACGTTTCGCTCGCCACGCAGGCCAACGCCGAGGCCGCTGTTGTGCTCGCCGCAGCGTTGGGTCCGACAGTTCTTGCGCCGCCGACCGTTACTCCACGGCCAGACACCGGTATTACGCCCCGACCAGATACCGGTGTTACCTCCCGACCGGGTACCGGGGTTACCGGCAACTGGGATATTCCACACCAGTCACATGGTTCGTCTGGTCGTACTACTACAACCCGTCCGGACACCGGTACCACTACCAGACCGTAGGAGGCCGTGTGTCACGCGAAAGTATTATTGCCCGCGGCAGGGTTGCTGCCGAAAAGGGCATGACCGACCATTGCACGATTGAACGACGGACCGGTATTTCCACATCGGTGGTCAACGGTGTAACGATTACCACTAAGTTCACGATTTATGTCGGTAAGTGTCGGGTGCGGACCTGGTCGGCGCTCGGTAAGAGCGTGGACCAGCCACGGATGATCGCCGGCCAGTATGAACGGCTAGCGAGGATCGGTGTCCAGCTCCCCGTTGTCGGCAGTGAAGATCTCCGCGATGGGGACGTCGTTACCATCACCAGTTCCCTCCACGACGTGGACCTGGTCGGACGCACCTTCGCTGTCCGGGATCCATCAATCAAGTCCGATGCAACTCAACGATTCGTCGGCTGCACCGAGATTCTCTGACTCTATTCAGAGTGGGGGTAAAGCAGATCGAGATCTGCTTTACCCCCGTTAGCCGGCCCGCGCCGTGCCATGGCCGGCCTTGCCCTACCCTGCCAAGCCCCGCCACTGCTGCCGTGCCGCGCCCTGCCTCGCCATGCCATACCTCGCCTCGCCAATGCTGCCGCGCCTTGCCCCGCCGCGCCTTACCCTGCCATGCCCGGCCTTGCCGTTGCTGCCCTGCCATGCCGAACCTATCCGCTTGCCACACCTCAATGGATGCGGCTCCACCGTAAACTGTAACGCGGGGAGGTTCAGTGGCACATTTCGATATGTCCGAGGTGAAGGATCTTGCCCGGGACCTGGCTGCCGTCAGCCGCCAGGTCCGTCCAGACTCCAAAGACATCGTGGCGGAGTCAACCCGGCGCATCGTCCGACAGTGGCGACGCAACGCGGAGGAGACGGCCCTGCCGCACGGCAGGCATTACCCCAAGTCGATCGGCTACGACGGTCCCACGTGGACCGGTATGGGCTGGGTCGCCGTAGCCGGACCGGACGCGGCGATGCCACAGGGCGGCATGGGCCGCGGATTCGAATACGGCTCGATCAACCAGGACTCGCCACACCTCGATGGCAACCGGGCCGCCGACGGCGAAGAGAAGGCGTTCAGTCGTGCGTGTGAACGACTCGGCGAACAGCTCCTCTGGAGTCTGATCAATTGAGCGTTGATCCACATCGGGTTGCCGTCCTCGCTCTACTACGGGCACCTGGTGCACTACCAGATCCGATCGACGTCTTCGACGATGCGATCCCAGCCGGCGTCCTCCCACCCTACGTAAGGATCTTTACAACACTGTCCTACCCGGACAGTGAAGATCTGAGGAGCACATCGAACCGGGCGCAGCTCAGGATCATCTGTCACTGCGCCGGAGGGTCCGCAACAGCTGCGGATGTAGTGGCCACCGCGGTCCGGTCAGTGCTCCTCGACGCTGTTCCGGTAGTGGCCGGCCGAGCCTGCTTCCCTATCCGCAACGAATCCGGCGCGGTCATGACCCCAGACGAAACCACCGGAATCCTGATCATCGATGCGATTGAGTCGTACCGGCTGGAGTCAGTTCCCGGCTGACCAGGTCGGTAAGTCGGCCACGCTCAGGCTGAGCCCAGCACGTGCCTCGGTTTCGGTTTTCGGGATGAACCGGTAGCCACCGATCATGACCACGTACTCGTTCTCTCCGGCCGGGACCTTGTCGGCGATGAACACGAACTTGCAGACGACGCTGTCGGGGCTGTTGTTGAGGCCCAGCAGGGTAGCGGAGCTGACTTCCACGTCTTTGTCCCTGCTGGCTCCAGCGAGGACGTGGACAGTGGCACCGGCCGCGACAGCGGTGTCATCGGCGAATGGGCCCTGGCAGGCGCTGGTTACGGATCCGACGATCCGGAACGTGTCGTTGGTTCGGCTGCCCTTGATGGCCAGGCCGATGACGCCGATGAGCGTCAGGGCTGCCGCTGCCGCTAGTGCGTAGATGAACGACTTCCTCATGGCTGATCACTGATCCCTTTCTATGTCACAAGAGTACTCCCTGCGCACAAACGATCACTATCCGCCACCCAAATCGGGCGGAATCCACTGAAGGAGGACGCCGATGGCGGCCATGACGTCAATCATCCCAACGACAGCCGGAGTGCTCACCACTACCGGTACTGCCTGCACTGCCTCGGACACCATCAGTCAGACGCAACTCGGATCCCGCGGCGCCTACCTGGAAATCATCAACGGCGCAGGGAGCACCGACACCATCGCCGTTACCGACGCCGGTGGTACTCCCGCCGGCAACCTACTGGCCGGCGGCACTTACCCGCTAACCGTTTCGGCTTCTACCAACAAAATCTTCTACATCGACCCGTCGTTGCCGAATATCAGTACCGGTCTGGTCACCATTACGCATTCGAACACCACCACTACAACTTACAAATTGTATCCACTGGGGTGAATTGCCGTGACGCATGTGTGGCTGGAAAATCCGGAGACTGGCGGCAAGGCCCAATTCTCCATTGAATCCCTCGAATACTGGCATGGCCACGGTTGGGTCGATACCGATCCGGCACCGGAACCAGACCTTACCAAGGACCCGGTAGTCGATGAGCCGACCGATAAGTCGGCGGATGAATCGACAGCAGAGGCCGGCAGCGAAAACGGCGAACAGGACCAAGAATCCACCACTCGCTCTGGCCGTCGTAAGCGTGGACAGGCTGCCGAGGAATAGATCTTGGCCGAGTGTTTCGTCCCGGGGTGCCCGCGACCGATCGTGGTCAGAGAACAAGGCTGGTGCCAAGCGCATTACAGACGATGGCGCCGTCGCGGAACCATTCACGACCTAACCCCAGAAGACCTCTTCTTTGCCCACGTAAGCCAGGCCGGCGACTGCTGGATCTGGACCGCTGGCACCGTGGGCGACGGCTACGGCAAGTTCTGCACCAATAAACAGACGCTACTAGCGCATCGTTGGGCCTACGAATTCCTGCGAGCAGACATTCCTGCCGGTCTCAAACTTGACCACCTGTGCAGGAATCCAATCTGTGTTAATCCATGGCATTTAGAACCGGTAACACAACGCGTCAATCTGCTCCGTAGCAGCAACTTCATCGCAAAGAACGCAGTAAAAACGCACTGCAAGCATGGTCATCCATTCGATGTGGTTAACACCTATGTCGATGGTCGTGGCCGACGCTCTTGTCGTATTTGCCGTGACGCAGCAAATAAGCGTTATCAACTTCGCCGCGCTGCCGGCGCCCGAAACGGACAGAGGTGACATCTTGGCGGATATCCCGGTTGATGGGCAAACCAGGGTTTCCTGGGTACCGACCATTGCCAACATCGCCGCTCCTACCACGACCGAACTCAACGCCGGCATTCTGCTTCAATCGCTACTCACTGCTGATGGGCTCGTCGGATTCGAACCAGACACTGCTGACGTCGATAACACCAGCCTTGCCTCTACCTTCGACACCCTGACCATTGGTCGGGACAGCTTCAAGGGCACCATGCTGCGGCTGAAGAAGCAGCTCACCGGTGACACGACGTTCACCACTCTGACCCGCGGCACCGCCGGATATGTGGTTATCCGTCGAGACATTGCTGAAACCACTGCCTGGACGTCGGCGCAGGCGGTCGAGGTTTATCCCGTCATCCTCGGTCAGCGACGTCGACTAGCACCACAGTCCAACACCGTTACCCGTTACGAAGTGCCAACAAAGGTACAGAGCCTGCCGTCATTGACGGCGGTAATTCCGTAAACCCGAACGGCGGGGCAGGTTTGGTTGGTCCTGGATCTGTCCCGTCCCGGCCATCCCACAGGGGTCAACGGAAAGAAGGAAATCAGTGGCAGCAACGTCTAAGCCACGGAAGTTGAACATCAAGTCGGCGATCAAAGAGGCGAAGTCCGCCGAGGTTGTGGTGCCGATCTGTCTACGCGGCGATCTGGCGCAGGCGGTGACGGAGCTGGAACAGCAGAAGCTGGAACGGCTTGCTAACCATCCGGAGTCGTTGGCCGGGCCGCCGAACACCGACGACCTCGATGCCCAGATCGCCGACCTGAAGGATAAGCAGACCGAACACACCTTCAACTTCCGGTTACGGGAGTTGCCGTGGCGGCGGTGGGATCAGCTGGAAACGGCGCATCCACCGGAGGATCCACAGAAGGCCCGGGTCAACCTGGCTACGTTCCTGCCGGCGGTTGTCCGGGCCTCGGTGGTAGAGCCGCAGTTGGACAGCGGGGACTGGGATCAGCTTCTTGGTCGACGCGATGTACATCCGGGTGACTGCAAGTTCGACACCGACACCGACAACGAAAACTGCACTTGCCAGGAAGCGGTACTGTCGAAGTCCCAGTTCGGCATGCTTGCGGACGGGGCAATCGGACTGAGTAACAACAAGGACACCAGCGTCCCTTTCTCAGTGCTCGCTACCATGTTGCGCCAGATCTCCGCGAGCGCGTAGAGGCGGCCCGCGCTCTCGGCGTTTCCATGAAGCGGTTCGGCGGCTGGGAACCCACCGTCGTTACCGACTACTTCTACGACGCTGACGGTCGGCTGATCCGATCGGTCGCCACATCCGAAGTGGAATGGGACGACGACGAACGGGCCAAAATATTGGCGCTGGTCCGCTGCGAGCGAATGACCTGTAGCGGCTGCGGCGGCTGGCTACCGGAAACCCTCGTCTACGAGCCCGAGGACTACGTCGTCGACCCGCCAACCCCATGCGCTAAATGCAAGGTGTTGGCAATTTACGGCGACGGTCAGGCCGATGACGAAAAGCACATGCACACGTTGCGGTGGCGGGCCGACCTGAAAACGAAACCGGCGGCTACGACCATGCCAGACCTCCAACTGTAACCCTCGCGGAGGTGTAGGCCGTGGCTGATCGTGTCGTCAGTGTCAAGCTCGAACTTGACGTCGCTGGCTATCTGGCGAAACTCCGGGAAGCGCAGACGGCCACCAAAAACTTTGGTGACAGCGGATCTGCTGGTGTTTCAAAGACCGACGGTGAAGTAAAAAAGCTCGGCGACGACGTCGAGAACGTCGGCAACAAGTCCGATACGGTCCGCAAAAAGACCGAAGGTAACGAGACCGCCAACCAGCACACGTATAGCCGTACCCGCGGCCAAGTCCTTGCTATCACCGCGCTGCTCACCAACCTGCCGGCCATCGTTGCCCCCGCCCTCGGTCTGCTGTTGGCGGTACCCGGTGCGATTGCGCTGGCAGGTGTTGCCGCCGGCACCACCGGGCTAGCGGTCAAAGGTCTTGGTGACGCGTTCAAGGGATTGAGCAGCAACGACGTCGACAAGATCGCCAAGTCGATGGATACGTTGGCGCCGTCAGCTCAAGCGTTCGTCCACGAAGTGCAGGGTGTCCGGTCCGAATGGGGACATCTGCAAGACGCGGTCCAGCAGGAGACGTTCGCGCCGATCGTCGGTAAGCTCGGCCAGCTCGGCACCACGATCCTGCCGATGCTCAACGTGGAGCTGCCGCAGATCGGCCGGTCAATCGGTAACATCGCCGCCGGCACCGCGGACTGGTTGGCCAACACCGAAACCGTCAACCGGTTCGCGTTCCTGCTCAACGACGTCCGTACCCAACTCGACCACGTCCTGCCAATATTGAGGAACTGGTCAAACGCGTTCCTCGACATTTCGCATGTCGCATCACCGTTCCTGGTCAACCTCCTCGACATCCTGGGCAAGCTCGGCGCCCGTTTCACCGCATTCATCGACACGGCGAAGAACACCGGCCAGCTTGACACCTTGTTCAAGACGACCACCCTCGGCGTGCAGGAACTCCTCAACGCACTGGCAAAGCTAGCGGATGCGCTGTTCACGATCCTGGCGTCACCGGGTACGTTGCAGGCTGCCCGGGTGCTGTTCAACGCACTTAACCTGCTCGCTACGGCGGTCGACGCGATCGCTAAGGCGTTCACCATGTTGCCGGGCCCAGTCCAGGCGACCCTGCTGGTCCTGCTTGCTATCGGCGGCGTCCTGCCGCTGCTGGCTAAGGGCTTCACCGCCATTCATACAGCGGTAGCTGAGCTAGGCGCGAAGTGGACGGCGTTCAAGGCCGGCGCGGACGGGGCCGCTGCGTCGACACAGCGGTTCGGGTTCTCCGCGGAAACAGCTGCGGCGTCGACGAGTCGTATGCGCGCCGGGGTAAGCGGTCTGATGGGCTCGTTGGGCGGCCCGTGGGGTCTAGCTATCACCGCGGCAACGATTGGTCTCGGTCTGCTCGCGATCCGGATGGGCGAACAGAAGCAGGCAGCCGAAGCGGCAACCCAGGCCTACTTCGACTTCGGTGAAGCGGTAGCCGCAGCACGGGCGAAAGGCGAAGACAACACCGAAGACCTGATCCGGCAGAACAAGACACTCCAAGACCTCATCATCAGCGCGGACAAGTACGGGGTGTCTGCGTCGGACGTCGCGAACGCGTTGAGTGGGCAGAAGACCGCCGTCGACAGCGTCAAGGGCTCGTTGATGGACTACCGGGCGCAACTGCTCGGGGCAAGAACTGCCGCGGAACGGGTAACGGCTACCGATCAGGTCAGCATCGCCGCCAAGGCCGCGAAGGTTAGAGGCATCACCGACGAGATCAGCAAGGTCGATAAGCTGATCGGCCAATTCGACACGGTTACCCGGATGCAGAACCGGGCCACCGAGGCCACCGACCTGTACACAAAGTCGCTGGGTGCCAACGCTGCTGGTCATGAGCACCAGGCGGCGTTGTTCGGCCAGCTGACGGCTCTGTTGGAGGTGTTGCAGTCCAAGACTGCGACGGCTGCCCAGAAGACGGATGCGTTCACGGCAACCATCAACGGGATCGCGGCTACCGCAGGTCCGGCCGCTGACACCGTTTCCGCGCTGGTCGGAATGGTCGACGCGTTCTCCGGTGTCCAGCTGACGGCAACCCAACGGGCCGGCCTGTACAAGGCGGTCCTTACTGACATTGGTGCCGTCGCTGAACCATTGAAGGACAAGGTCCACGCCCTGACCGACGTGTTCTGGTCCATCGCGGACTCGGAACTGTCCGCCAGCCAGAAAGCGGATCTCCTCAAGCAGGCGTGGACAGCGCTGTACCAGCCGCAGATCGACGTCACCAACGCCACCCAGGAGTTCAACCTGGGTTTGAACACCCTAGCCGCTCAGCTCGACAAGGGCTCCAACTCGCTGAGCATCAACGAGACAGCCGGTATCAAAAACCGGAAGGCCGTCGAGGATCTCATCCTCAAGAACAACGACTTGTACTTCGCGAACATCGCAGCTGGCATGTCCGCCGAAGACGCCGGTCGTAAGCACGACGAAAACGGTCGGCTGATCGAGGACGCCGGCCACAAGGCTGGCCTGACGACCGGTGAAGTCCACGGCCTCAACGCGGAGTATGGGTCTACCCCCGGCAAGGTAGAAACCAACATTGTCGCTACCGGCGTCGATGCGGTCCTCAACCAGCTCCGGGTCCTCAAGGTTGCGCAGTACGCGCTCGACAACAACGTGTCCACCGCGGCAGCTGCCAGCGCTATCGCCGGCCAGTCATCGGTATTCAATTCGCAGGTTCCGTTCGCTGCCCGGTTCGTGCAGGGCGGGCCCATCATCGGACCTGGCACCGGCACGTCGGACAGTATCCGGGCAGCGGGGCCGGGTGCAGCATCTTACTGGCTTTCCGCCGGGGAACACGTGTGGACCGCGGAAGAGGTACAGGCCGCTGGTGGGCACGCCGCGATCGAGTGGCTACGCAAGACAGTGCTGCACAATCGGTCACCGAAGGTCCAATACCCCGGTGACGGATCGCAGGGCATCGCTTTTGCTGGCGGTGGCCAGGTGTGGCCGTTCCCGGTCAACGTGTCGGGCACGAAGATGCCGTACACGATGGCGCAGTTGGAGGCCAAGTTCGGTGGCGGCCCGGCACTGGCGTTTCTGAAAGCACAGGTCGGCAAACCGTATGTGTGGGCTAGCGCCGGACCGGGTGGCTATGACTGTTCGGGCATCGTCAGTGCTGTATGGAATGTGCTGCACAAGCGGAGCCCGTATAGTCACACATTCAGCACATTCAATGAGGCGCCTTACTTCCCGTTGGGCGGTGTCGGCGGTGCATTGTCCGCCGGCTGGACCAACCCCGGCGAACCCGGTCCGGGTGGCACATCCGTGGGCCACACCGCCGGCCTGCTGGGTGGTTTGCCGTTCGAATCCACCGGCGGGGTAGGCGTCCGCGTCGGTGGCGGCGTAACAGACATCCACCGCTTCGCCCACGTCGGCCACTTCGACAACGGCGGATGGCTACGCCCCGGCGTAACCCTCGCCGTCAACTCCACCGGACAATCCGAACGAGTTACACCCGGCAATGACAAACCGATGCGACTGGTCGGCCGGGTCATCTTCGACACCGGCGGCGGGCAAACCCTCGCCGGATATGTCGACGGCCGTATCGGAGCCAACGACCAGGTTCTTGCCCGGACTGCCGATCTGGTCGCGAGGGGCGGTTAAGTGGTACACATCGTCCAGTTTGTCGATTCGATCTCTGCTACCCCGGTGCAGCGGTTGAATCTAAACGACGGGCTGGTGTGGCGGACCCTCAACAGCAGCGGGTTTTCGCCGCCGCCGCTGCGTCGTGCGATAGCCCAAACGCTACTCGCCGACGGGGCACGCATCCCAGCCAGTGCCTACGACAACCGAACGGTGCGGCTACTGCTGCAACTACAGCCGACGATCACCGAGGACCAGCAGGCTACCCAGATCCAGGTCCTTGCACGGGAACTGAACCGGCCGAACAACATCCTCATGTGGCAGGCCGACTCCCTGACCAACCCGGTGTTTTTCCGGACGCTGCGCTCCGACATTTCGTCGGTGGTGGAGATTTTGCCGACGCTACGTGAAGCGACAGTGGACATTCTCGCTGAACCTTTCGCGTACGGCATAAAACAAACACTGGCCCCGGTGACGGTGGCTAACAACCCAGCGTCGGCTAACGGTTGCTTCTGGGATGTAACCGGTATTAAGGGAGACGTAGAGACCCCGGTAGTGCTACGGATGGCCGCGGACAAGGTGTTCGACGCCACGAAGCGTCAGTCCTTGTTCGCGGTCCGGCGTAGGGGGACACCATCGTCGATGCCGTTCCTTGTCCAGGCGGAAAGCTGCACCCAGGGCACAAACACAACGACGCAGGCGAACGACGCCACCTACTCGGGTTCGGGTAACAACTTCTCCAGGTGTACGTTTTCCACCGCGACGAACAGTCTCCGGCTGACTCTCCCCGCGCCGACTGACGACGCGAACCTCCGCGGAACCTACAAGCTGTACGCCAGGATCAAGAAGTCCGTCTCCGGTGACCCGGTGTTGGTCCAGGTGAAATGGAACAGCGCCACGTACACCAACGACCAGGTGACGCTGCCGGCGTCGACATTGTTCCGTTTCGTTGACCTGACCCCGGCACCCCAGTTCATCCCCATGCCGTCTGCACCCGACCCGGTCTACGACGGATACTCCAATGTGGAACAGGTCGTCGGTGGCCAGACCGTGGAGGTCTGGGCGGCCCGGTCGTCGGGTACGACGACGTTGGACTTCGACTTCTTCTTGTATGTCCCGGCGGATGACGCGTTTTGTCTGGTCAAGTGGACCTCAATCAATGATGCCACCTTCGAGGCGGTCCTCGACGGCATCAACGAAATGGCCTACATCCTTGACGCCACCGACAGTGTGAACAACGTCGGCGCGAACGAGCTGGCAGGTCCCGGGTTCCCGATGCTGACCCCGAACGTCACCAACCGGATTGTGTTCATCCGCGACGTCGGGTCGACGAGCGGCGCATCGGACGCGATCACCAACACCACCGACATCACCTTGAGCTACTTCCCGAGATATTTATACATAAGACCATCTACAACCTGACGGTCTGTTTCTGGATGTGCGAGGGGGCACCGTGAGTATCCCCATCCCCCTCGCTGTTCGGCTGCGGACAATCCGCGCCGACCGGATCGTCACCGGAGACCTACGAGACCTTTCCTTCCGGTCGGTGGCGCCGGGCGGATTCGCCAACGTGCAGTTCCAACTCGACGCACCACTGCGACTGCAACGCGACGAACTGGACTACTACTCCACCGTCTCAGTCATCGACCGACGCAACGGTCAGGTCGTCGCCGAAGGCCGGGTAGAAGACCTCGGCCGCACGGCCGGCGACGGAGAAATCTGGGCCGTCGCTGCGATAGGCCCATCAGCACACGCCGAAGACATTACCCGCCCCTACATCGTCGTCGACCGGCAAAGCACCTCGTTCAAACCCAGCTCCATCAACAAAAATTACGTCAATTGGCAAGTGACCAACGATGACATGGACCCCGGCGGGGGTCTGATGGCAAACGTGCCCCGCGGAACCGACGTACCCGGTGCGACCGACGTCGCCGACAACCTCTACCAGCAGATCTTCTTCGCCGGCCAGAAGGTTGCCCGGGTCCGGGTCGACTCCGACGTCGGATTCGTCGACACCGCCTGGAAAATTCAGATCATCACAAAGACCGGCCCCAGTGGTACAAAGGTCGTCGCCGACGACGCGACCGCCTCTACCGGCGGCGTGATCCTGGTCGGGAAACTAACCACCGACGGCGGCAACATCGTCAACGGAAACAACTGCGTCACGTTCAGGGCCCGTCACGACGGCGCCAGCGGCAACGTTGTGCCAGACGACCTGTGCTGGTTCGAGTTCGACGACTGGTATGTCCGGACACTGCTCCTCACCAAAGCCGGCGCGGAGATCACCAGCGGGTACACGCTAGGTACCGTCACCGCCGACCAGGTCGTTGCCGACCTACTTGGCCGGTTCCTTCCCCTCTACGACGGTGCCGGGGCGAGTATCGCCGCGAACTCGTACGCCATCGACCAACTTGCCTACTACGACGGTGTGTCCCCGAAGAAGGTCTTCGAAGACCTGATGGTCCTCGAAGCCGCGTTCTACTGGGCTGCATGGGAAGCCAACTCCGCTGGCTTGAACAGGTTCGAGTGGGTCGCCTGGCCAACAACCGTCGGCTACGAGGCAGGAATCGCCGACGGGTTCGTATCCCCGGGCTCCGCTGTAGAGCTATACAACGCGGTCCGGGTGCGGTACCAGACCACCAGCGGCAACATCAAAAACCTGCAACGTACCCAGAGTGTGCCGCGGCTGACCGCGGCCGGCCTGACCCGGGAATGGCCAATCGACCTCGGCGACAACATAGGTTCCACCGCGAACGCGACCCAGGTCGGTGACCAGTTCCTCGCCGACCACCTGTACCCACCCAACGCTGGCACGTTAACCGTGGCCCGACCAATCATCGACTTCGTCACCGGCCGCATGGTCATGCCATGGGAAATCAAACCCGGCAGATTGATCCGGGTACGTGGTGTGCAAGCCAACGTGGACAGTCTGAATCCGTCCGGCCGGGACGGATCCACCGTGTTCCGGGTCAAGGCGGTTTCGTACCAGGCCTCGTCCGCATCGGCGGATCTAGAACTGGACGCGTACCCGCAGACCACCGTCCGTGCGCTTGCCGAGTTGGCCCGTAAGCCGCCGATCCGCCGGAGGTGACCCCGTGACCGGCATCAACTCCCAAGTACAACTTCCGGTGGTCCTCGGTAGCCTGCAAGGTGTCGTGTCTGCGGTCAACGGGACGCTCCGCGACGTGCGGATCACGACACCGTTGGTGGCAAGGGTCCGTCTCGACGACTCTCAACTTACCGAGTTAGCGCCGCCGCCACAGCCGGAACCGGCACTGTGGGAATGCGTCGTTGTCTATAACGCCGCTAACCCTAACGGCATAGTGCTGCGGCGGCTGGCCGGCGGCTGGGCGCAACCCGGCGACCCTGCCCCCACGTTCAGGACATGGGCGCAGGTATTGGTATTCGGCACCGTGAAGCTGTTCACCATTCACGCTGGAGCGGATGTGGGGTCGTAATGCCAATCTTCTTCCCTGATGTCAGTCATTACGACATTGATCGTGGAGTAACCATCGAACCGAATACCGCGGTGGTTATCGCTAAAGCTACCCACGGTACCCGACTCATCGATAGTGGTTACGCCAAGTTTCGGGATCAGGCAGCCCGCGTCGGTGCCTATTTCACCGCCTACCACTGGCTGAACCACGGAAACGCTGCGGCGCAGGCCCAGTTCTGCTTCGCCGCGGTCGGCCATACCCCGGTCATGATCGACGCCGAAGACACCGCCGGGAACACCGGCTACAACGGGGCACTGGCAGTTGCTGACATCACCGGTTTCGCCATCGAGCTGCGCCGCCTCGGCGGCAACTGCAACCTGGCCTATCTGCCACACTGGTATTGGCAAAACAACATGGGCTCGCCCGACCTGCGACCGTTAACCGCTACTGGACTGGGTCTAGTTTCCAGCAACTACACCGCCTACTCCGACACCGGCCCTGGCTGGGCCGGCTACGGCGGCGTGCCGGTAGTCCAGTGGCAGTACACCGACAAGTTGCCCTACGGCGGCGGCACCAGCGACTTCAACGCCTACAAAGGCACCCTCGACCAGTACAAGGCCCTAACGCAGGGAGGACCCACAATGTCCGACTGGAGTGGGCTAGGCCAGCCCAAAAACTTCCCGTTCTCAGCCGACGTTGCTGCTGCCGACATCAACACCGTACTCCGCACCGGTGACAAGACCGGCTGGGCAGACGCCGACGGCGCCGGCTGGTGGTTCGTCAAGAAGCTCCGCGACATGCACACCGCCATCGGAGCGTTACAGGCTGACCTGGACGTGCTCCGGCAGGGCGGTGTCGACGTCGATGCGTTGGGCACAAAGATAACCAATGCGCTGATCGCGTCGAACGCCAACGGTCTGACCGCCGCCGACCACGCCGCGGTTGTCGCCGACGTCAAACTCGCGTTGCGTCAAGGCACCGAAGCCTAGCCTGGAGGCGCAGAAATGTTCGCACTCGTTGCGTTGATCTGTTTCATCCTGGCCTTGTTCCACGTCAGCTTGGGTTCGATTGACCTGACAGTCCTCGGCTTCGTGTTCATCGCCTTGCATTTGCTGTTCGACTTCCGACCATGGACGGGCTGGCGTGGCACTCCCTGAAACACGACCGGGACAGATGTCGGACCAAAAACCGTCCGTAGGCCGAATTGTTCACTACGTTAGTTACGGCACACCGGGAGGTGAGTACTCCTCGACGTGTCGCGCGGCGATCGTGGCCGGCGTTCCCGAGGGTGCGTTACTGCCGGTGGGCGATGGTGCTCGCGTCGAGATGTGGGATAGCGACGCTGTCGTTGTCGATTTGGTGGTGATGAATCCTGCGGGCCTGTTCTTCAACCGCAGTCCACAGGACGAGGTCGATCGCCGTGGCGGCACCTGGCACTGGCCAGAGCGGGTTTAGTGATGAAACGCGGTTTATGGATCGGTAGCTTCCTTACCATTACGGTGACTGCGATTGGCATGGAGTGCTGGGCCGCCTGGGACCAGTCGTCGAACACGGTGCCGTGGACAGATCTGATCGCCGACAACATCCCGAAGGGGATCACCATGGCGGCCATCGGGATCTTGATCGCCTGGCTGCCGAGTCATTTCCGATCGCGTTATGACAGGGAGGCAGTCGTGACGAGTCCGCTTGATCCCAATGTTGACCATCCCACTGAGCCTTTCCGGGTAACGGCTTGTGGCGTTGAGTAGTCAGGTTGTGCGGCCGTGTTCGATGTGCAGCAGGACGAGCGCTGCGGCGACGATGTCGCCGATCTTCCAGGGGCAGAGGCTGACGTTGCGCAACGCCTTGAAAGTGGTCTTCAGCAAGGAGTTGCCGCGTTCGCCGATAGCGCGTAGCCCGTTGTGGGCGGTGTTGAAGGCTTGCTGGATGTCGGTCAACTCGCCGTCCTTGGGCTTCTTGAACGCCACGGTGATGGTGGCGGACTCGCCCTCGTAGCCCAGGTCACCCAGGCTGCGGAGATCGTCGGCGATGGTGGCGAGCAGGGGAAGGATCTCTGCGTGGGTACGCACGGCGGTGGTGTCGTGTTCTCGGCCCGGACGGACCGCGGAGGTCCACAGCGGCCAGCCGTCGGGCGCGGTGATGACCTGGATGTTGCCGCCGTGGTTGTTGTGTTTTCCCGACCACCATAGATCGACGCCGGGGGTGGGGCCGGGTGTGCGGCAGCGGTCGGTCTCGATCAGTGTTCCATCGATGTTGATATGGGAGTAGCCGGCCATTTTCGCGGCCAGCAGCGCGGATTCCAGCTTCGGGGCTCGTGCCGCGAGTACGGCGATGCCCTCGCACAGATACTGGTAGGCGGTGGACTTGCCGATGCCGTTGTCCATGGCCAACTGCTTGACCCTGGTGCCGTCCAGGAACCAGCGGATGACCAGGATCGCCTGCTTGAAACAGCCCAGGGCGCGGCGGTTGCGGCGGGTACCTCGACGTAGTCGCTCGGCGTGCAGTAGGCCGGACAGGGACAGTACGGTCTCCTCGCGCACGCTGAGCGTGGCGGTGTATGTGACACTCATGGCTGACGCAGGACCCCTATGAAGTTGATCTCGGAAGGACCACCTTCATATCGGGGTTCTGCGTCGTTTCGTTGCATCCGGGTACTTCTGGGCGAGTTCCGTCATTTTGGGCATCACGTTCAGCGGTCAAGCCGTTACCCGGAATGGCTCACTGAGCCGTTGTTCAACCGGGCACTCGTCGTCACCGTCGCTACCCTGATCCTGGACGCGGTCGTCGCGTTCGGGGTGCCGATCTCCAACGATCAGCGGGCGGCCATCATCGCCGTAGTCAGCGTGATAGCGCCGATCGTCCTTGCCGCGTGGGCACGTAGCCACGTGTACAGCCCGGCGAAGGTGGTACAGCTCGTGGAGGCTGCGAAGACGTCTGCCACGTTGGCGGCGGAGCAGCCGCTGCGGCCAACGCTGGTGCCACCACCGGCCACGCCGCCTCCTCCGTTCCCGCCGCGGTCGTCGGTAGGGTGACCCCGGATTGGAGTGGGGCATGAAGCGGGCGTTGAAGTATCTGGGCATCGCCGCCGCGGCGGTCGCTGCCGCGGTTAGCGCGAGACCTGTCTATCAGGCAACGAAGTCGTACCTCGAACGTCACAAAAAGCTCTAGTCCATCCTGGTCTGACCGGTCTGGTTCCCCCTCCCTGGGGAACCAGACCGGTCTTTTTCTGTCTCCGCATTGTGATCTTGCTGAACCTGGGACTAACGTACGATCCCGTGGATGTCACATGAACCCGTGAGATCCCAAGCCCATCCCCCTCAAGGCGGGAGCGGCTCCCCAGCGCTACCGGCCGGTCCGCGCTGGCGCGGAGCCGCTCCCCTGAGGCCCAAGCCACCCCCACAGGCAGTCACGAAAAGAGACAGGTCTTGACGAAACTCAACCAGATCATCGCAATCGAGAAGGGCGCCAAGTCCAACCTCGAAAGCGAGATAACAAGGATCTACCACCTGGTCCAGAAGACAGCCCTCTGGAACGGGTTCGCGAAGACGTACCAGCCGTTCACTGAGGACGAAGCCCAGCAGCGGCCGGCGGAGAGCAACATCGTCCAGGTGTCCGGCGAAGATGTCCTCAGGCAGCTGAGCCAGACGATGGGCCGGCTGATGGACCTCACCGCCACCAAGGCCACCGCTAACACCCTCGCGAAAGCCGACGTCAAGGTCGACGGCCAGACAATCCTCGAAGCAGTCCCGGTGTCACAACTCCTCGACATGGAAAAGATGCTGACAAGCGTCGCCACCATCCTCGGGAAGCTACCGACGCTCGACCCGACCCAGGACTTCCACTTTGACACGAACCGGATGCTCCAGGTCACCGAACCGACCTGGACGGTAGCCACCAAGAAGATCTACCGCAACCACGTCAAGGCCGACGCGACCGACAAACACCCGGCCCAGGTCGAGGTGTACACCGAGGAAAGCCCGGTCGGCCGCTGGTACTTGCAGAAGTTCTCCGGTGCGCTGCCCGTCAGCCGCGTCAACCAACTGAAGGAACGCGTCGCGAAACTCAAGACCGCCGTCACGTTCGCCCGCGAGGAGGCTAACTCCGCCGACATCGTGGACGTCAAGTACGGCGACAAAGTTTTCGGTTACCTGCTTGCGGAGTAGCCGGTAGGACGCCCCGAAAGGGGCTGGGCACAAGCTGAAGGTGAAGCTTAAGTTGACAACTCCGGCCCCAGTGCGTGGTTCGAATCCCGCCCGAGGTTCCATGCCTCGGTAGCCCAATTGGCAGAGGCAGCCTGGTCTTCAAGTCGAAGCTTCCGCCCCAAGCCTAAGATTGCCGTTGACCACCTGATCGAACGGAAGGGAAACCGTCCACCAGATGCTGGTTCGAATCCAGCCGGCGCCTCTAGGCGGGCAATGCCATTGGGGCAACGATGCCCATGAAGCTTTCGCGTTGCCCGCCGCTCATGGCGCTGTCGAACAATGGCAGTTCATGGTGACATTCAAGCTAATCCCGTTCCTTAAATGGCGCAGGTGCTCGCGAATGACGGCCGACTAAGGACTGGTCTTGTAAACCGACATCCTTTGATGAAGGGCCGGGGAAGAAGGGTATCTTCCCCGGCCCGCCAAAGTTGGGAGAACGGGAAGGCAGCATGACCGACGGTGGCGTTAGGATTATTGGCCGAATCACCAGGGAACAGAAAGCGTACGTTGCCGGTGTCGTAGAAACGCGGGGTAAGATCCGGTTCACCAACGACCCGAACCGTAAAACGAACCAGCTCATTCTTCAGGTCCGCACCGCGCACGTCACAATCGCGACCCGCCTCAGTGAACTGACCGGCACCGCGATCCTTCCGCAGGACGCGAAGACAATCCAGTACACCGACCGCCGCGGCTGCACCATGCACTGCCCGGAACCACACGTCCATGTTCTGTCCGCCGAAATTCCCGAACAGGCCATCTGGTCGATCTCCGGAGTCGGCGCCGCCATCGTGCTCCACAACCTGGTGCCGTACTTCATCGCCACCGACGGGGCACAAGCCGTCGCCGACAACATCCTCGGCGGACTACCAACCGCCGGCCGGGGTCGGTCCGCCGTCGACCAAACCATCATGCGACTCAAGAAGCTGGGCTGGTTCATCCCCCCGGCCGCGTTGGAACACTTCGTCGGAACCCCAGTCAACCGCAGCGGCGCAGGTCGGTTCACTAAGGTGGACGAATCCCCGGACATGTCAGAGCCGGTGTCGGTGTGACCGCTACCGGGTTCGCCACCGAAACTCACGATCGCGCCCGGGAGCTGCGTACCCAGCTCGCTACCGCGGTCCGTCAGACCGCGAGCGCGATTGTCCCGGCCCAACCGGATACCCCGGTGGCGTTCATCGACGTCATGGGCGGCTGCCCTACCTGCGGCGAACCGGACGGCTTCCACGCCGACGGGCCGCACTCGACGGCACGGGCAGCGATCCCGCCCGAACTGACCTGGAAACCTGGCCACAAGCCGGCGTACCAGGTCGCCGAAGACCGACGCCGGGACAGGATGATCGCCGAATGGCATGACCTACCCGACGACCATCCGGCTGCCCGCAATACCCTGCACGCATATTTGGGTCTGACCTGGATCCAGTACAGGGCCTGGGTCGAACGACGCTAGCTGAGCAGTACCCCCATTTTCCGTTCGGAGAGGAATAGTAAGTGACCCGGATCGTTAAGATCATGGCACCGCTGGTTGTCCTGTTCGCAGGGCTGTTAGCGGTGGCCGCACCGGCCTCCGCGACAGCCCCGGTAATCCCGGTAACACCGGGCGCCTATTGCACTGCCGTCCAACATCTGGCGGTACGACTGGGACCGGCCGGCCGGATGTACCAGTGCCAGAACCACGATGGCTGGCGGTGGGTACCCACCGAACCGTGCCCGAGCGCGTCTGCAAGTAGCTCGGCACTTCCGGTGCTGGAATTGGACAAGAACCGGAAGCTGATTCCGATCTGCTACCCGCTGATCCACAGCCCGTTGCCGTCGCCGTCGCCGTCGTCGTCGAAGTCGCCGTCCGCATCCGCATCGGCATCACCCTCTGGCTCTGCGCCGGCCTCAGCGGCCCCGTCGATGTCGCCGGTTGGCGTGGTGGGTAACACACTGCCGGTGACCGGGTCTGGTAGCGGCAAGCTCGCCGCCACCGGCGGGGCGCTGGTCGCGGTCGGCCTGGCCGGGATTGTCGTCAGTCGGGTACGCCGCCGCCGGGTCGTCAAGGCCTAAGAACTGTGCCGTCTCGTCGAGGACGTCGCCCTCGTTCCGAGTCAGAACCCGACCCGGAACAGTTGCCCTCGACATTCGCGGAATGCTGCTCTTGTGACTGGGCGTGGCAGCCGTCGTACCAGACGGATCCGCTGACCGATTCGGAAGACCACACCCGCAGAACCGGGCATCCGACGATTGCCCGCTGGGCGCATCAACAAACATGACGGTAGGTGGGTAGTCCCTGAGGTCCCCTCGATCCTCAGGGACTACCCACCTACCAGCCTAAAAGAGGTGGTGGCCTCCGGATCGGGTTCCTGAAGACCCGTTCCGGAGGCCACCGCGGCGGGGAACCGATCCTAGTCGGCTCAACCCGGTACGGAGAGTCCCTTGGCGGCCAACCACGCATGAGCCTGGTCGGCCAGCGACTCAAGAATTTTGTTCAAGACGCGGTCGTCGAGAAGATCGCAACTGATGAGTGCGGTACGGTACGCCCCGAATTCCATATCCGTATCGATCGTAAAGCCTCGTTCCAGCGCATCGTAGATGTCGCGAACGTAAGGCCGATCCGGGTGTTCCCATTCCTGGATTTTGTGGAGGATGGATCCGCAGCTGCGTCGGGGCCGTATTTCCGTCATCGGGTCCGCCTGCTGTCGGTGGGGTGAGTCATTGAGAATAGGCCAATGAGCCGGGCCGCGCCGGTGGGTTGCCAATGGTTGCACGAGAAGACTAGGGCGGTGTCGCAGTCCGGACAGACGACTCTGATCATGTCTTTCACATGAACGCGCAGGCCGACGCTGCGGGCGCAGGTAAGTGCCGTGACGATTTCTTCCGCGACGGTATGCGCTGTGTCGGCTGCTGGCAGGGTCGCTGTTGGAGTCATCCGCCGGGTCCCTCGTAATCCTGGTTGGAAGGGACGTGATGGCCAGGTCTTGACGCGGCCTACTGGGAGCGTTCGGCGTAGTTTGGCGCCGGCCACCACGTCGGTCTGTGGGACTCCGCCCTTCCTGTAGGTACAGGAGCTACAGGCGAGGGTACGCTGGCACCCTGTACCCTCACAACCCCCCAGTCACCTGTCTGGACAGGTAGGTACAGGTGCCGGAAGATGGAGAGGTGGCCAGCTTGACCAGCGATCGACTCTACGAACGCATCGCCGCCGATCTACGCGACAAGATCCTCAGTCAAGACCTCCCCGCCGGGGCACTCCTGCCATCCGAAGCCGCCCTCGTCGACCAATACGGCGTCGCCCGAACAACCATCCGCCGCGCCATCGCCGACCTCACCGCCGAAGGACTCATCACATCGATCACCGGCAAAGGGCACGTCGTCTTCTCAGCACGCCCCCTGCTGTGGATCGCCAGCCACGACGAACGCAACGCCCGCACCGACCTGTCACCGTCCGACGTGTGGAGCCAAAGCATCCGCGAGCAAGGCCGCGTACCCACCGAACGGATCCGGGTCGAACGGGCCCTCGCCCGCGGAAAGGCAGCCGACTGGATCGGGTTGAACCCGGCCGACCCGGTCGTGGTACGTCGCCGAATCCGCTACGTCGATGGCGAGGCCTACCACACCGCGGACTCCTACTACCCGCTCAGCATCGTGAAGGGCACTGCGATCGAAATGCCAGGTGACGTCCTGCCTGGCGTGTACCGGGTCTTCGAGGAACTTGGCCGACCGTGGATCGTTACCAAAGATCGAGTTCGGGCCCGTGCGCCGTCCCGGGACGAGGCTCAACTGCTACGGATCCCCCGTGGTGTCCAGGTCGCCGAGGTCATCCGCCGGTCCTACGGTGCTGACGGCACTGCGCTGCGGCTGACGATTTTCATCCTTCCGCAGGACCGGCACGAGATCGAGTACGTCATGAAAGGACAAGATCATGAAGACACTCACACCAACGAAACCGTCCCCGACGATCCTCGGTGAACTCCGCATCAACGGCACGGCCCGGCTCACCGGTCACGGCGAAGGCACCGTGGTCAGCCACCAGCCCGACGGCGTCTACCTCCAGAACGACGGCGTCTGGGTTCGCTGGATGCAACCCAACTGCACCTACACGCTGGTCCGCGACGAGATCGGCTGGGTCGTGACCTGCTCGCACTGGTCGTCCGGCCACACCTACCGGCTGGCGACCGTCGGCCAGTACACCGACCAGCTGCCGCTGCGCAATGCGCGGACGGTGGAACTGGATGCCGCGAAGCAGTACGAGCTGGTGCCGGCCAACGGTGGCTGGGAGCTGCACGAACTGGCCTGACGGTCCGTCATACCCCCGTAAAAGACGGTGCGACGCGCAGTCGATCAGCCTCGACGCGCGTCGCACCGTCTTTTACTGTACCCCCGGACCCGAATCGATCGCTACAAGTCCTACAAGTCCATCCGTTTGAGTGATCTCGCCACAACGTTACGTTTCACTACCCTGCTGCGTTAGACCAGTTGTATCCGCTGGTACTGGGGAAGTTCGTGCGTCGATCACGACGGGAGCGTGCCTACCGTGCCCAGCCCACAGAAACGAGCAGTTGCCCTGCTCAACGAACGGTTCACGTTAGACGACATCGACACGTTGCTGCGCTACTGCCAACGTCACGGGTACAGGGTGGTCGCCGCCACGAGACGGATCATCGGAGCGATCCAGATGGTGCAGACCGGCCAAGCCGACCGGATCGTGGCCACCTCCCGAAGAGACGTACTCGACGGCTACCTGGAGATCATTAGCCAGGAACTGCCCGTCAACCCCGGTCCTCTGTCTGTTCAGCGTCCTCGGCGGTTACGCTACGGCCGCCGAAATGAGGCAGAGTAAGCAGTGCTGCTCGTTGTCGGGCCGTGCCGACCGCGGCGTAACGTTGCAACGTGTTCAACGAACTGTGCCGCATTAACTCCTGCACAACTCGCGGATTCTTATAGAGATCCAACATTGTGGTTGCGTACCAGGCTCGTAGGCTGCGCATGGTGATATCCATGCGCAGTTTATGATGTAGGTAGTAAGTGGTGTCGTTGGTAACGTCCTGTGCGGTGACTAATCCGGTACGGTGTCTGCCGCCCCTTGGGCGCCGAGCGATCGGACCCGCCGGTAAGTCCTTTACTGCCTTCCAGATCAACTGGTCACAGGGCAGAATTGCCGGCTTGTTGCCTTTGCCGCGGACTGTAACCGTCGGCATCTCCACCAGAATGCCGTCAACCTCGCAGGTACCCAACGCGAAATGCTTCCGTTCGGCGTTCGCCACGTCACTGGGCCGGAATCCTTGGTATGCGGCGAGGAGTAGGTGCAACCAGTGTGGGTCGACCGCGGTGGTCTCGATGAGCCTGACCTGTGCGTCGGTAGCCGGTTTCGGTACCGGCTCGTATATTTTCGGCGAAATCAGATCGATCGACGGGTCGTGGTCTATCCATCCATTGCGCTCTGCCCACCGGTAAAACCGTACGACGATTTGACGGTAGGTTGCCCGGGTCTGATTGCTCCACTGTTTCGCCGAAGTGCGTCGGCGCGGGCGGCTGCCAGGAAGTGGGTGTGTTTCCCAGTGTCGGGGCTTGGCGAGCCAGGCTACGAGTTCGTCGCCTAGCGCGGTGGCTAGACCACCGGAGGGTTCGTTCACCGCGGCTTGCATGGCGATCAGATCTCGGTCCATCCGATATAGCAGTTCGCATGCGTCGCGGACTGTGTTGTCGGAGAAACCGAGACTCATCCAGGTTCGATGGGTTTCGATCATGTCCATGTTCGGGCTGTCGGTCCGCATAATTTCAGCCTTGCCTGGTGGTGGTGCCGCGCAACTTGGGTGGCCGGTCGGGTTTCGGGCCGGTCAGTGAGGTCTGACTCGTCTGGGGTCGGCCACCTGGGCGGGTGACTTCGTCGAGACGTCGGCCTATGTAATCGGTTGTCTGATTTGTCGATGACCGATCAGCGTTGTTTTGATACCCACCGGTATCTTGAAGCGAGCCCACATCGGTACCGGGACGTAGGGCGAGGGCTAGCGCCGTTGGGCCGCTCAGACCCCGTCTGAGGGTGTCTTCGAGCTTGTCTAGGTCGATCTTGCCGGTGAGTTCCGGGCCGGCGTAGAGCCAGCCGGCGTCGCAGCCGGACTTGCGGGCGATCTTCGCGACGATCGCCTCGTAGTTGCGCGGGTTCTTGTTCGTGTTGTTCTCCCAGGCCCGCCAGGTCTCGGGTGCGACGTCGCAGGCCTTGGCGGCGTAGGAGAGGTTTGTCCAGCCTTTGCGTTGTCGGATGAGGATGAGTCGGGCGCCGACGGTGTTGTCGTCGGGTACCCATCCGATGGTTACGCGTTCCCCAGGTGTCACGGTCATATCCACAGGATACGTGAAACGACACGAATTACAAGATCCGCAGGACGATCTGTGGATCTCAATGCAACCTGTGGTTGACGCAGGTCCACACGTTGAGCTAGCTTTGCCCACATGACACAGGTCCCCACGCTTCTCACAGTTAAGCAGGTGGGGCTTCGACTGAACGCCAGCGGCGACGCAGTACGGGCATGGTGTCGCGACGGCAAACTCGTCCTCCACGTCGGTGACGTGGTAAATCGAGCGATCAAGTTGCCTAGCGGCGAGTTTCGAATCCCCGTCGTGATCGTCGAAGCCATCGAGCGCGGCGAGTTCAACCCCGACGCCCCACGGTACGCCGACGTCTCCACCGGATGGCCAACCGCCGCATCCGGAGACGCCGCATGACAGGCATAACCACACCGATCGTGCCCACCCGACAAACCATCGACGACCTCCAGGCCGCCGCTGTCCAACAAGCCACATACGGGTGGGCACCCGTCCACTGGCTCGAACACAGAACCGGCCAGATCGGCATCTTCGGCGCCCTCCGGATGGCCATCTACAGCATCGCGTCGTCATCGGTCGACCCCACCTTCATCCCCAGCGACGAACAACGTACCCGGATCTGGCGGGCCACCCAGGTACTCAACGAGCACGTCCTGGCGACCACCGGCCTGCGCTACGCCTTCGACTGGAACGCCACCCACTGCGGGGGTACCGACGACGCGGTCCGCCTGTTCCAGGCCGCCGCCGAGGCGCTGGAACGGAGAACACCATGACCCGCTACCTCCGCTGGATACTTCGACTAGTCCTCGCTGTAGAGGCATGGACCTGGTCACGTTGGTGCATGGTCGCCGCCCCACCCGAACACGAAGGTGCCCACGCCGGCTGGTCACCGGCCGCGGACTTCGCCGCCGCCGACCCACCCGACTGGGACAACGCCAGCCGGGAAGCCGACGCAGACGCCGCGTTCTGGCTCACCTGGAACAACGAAATGGACCGCATCGAGAACATGGTCCGCGACGGCGCCCACACCATCGAAACCATGGCCCTCGTATTCCTCACCGACGCCCACCCCGACGAAGCCGCCACCATCGGCATGGCCCTGGTCGGCGCCTAATGAAATGGCTGCTCGGTACCGTCGCGTTCCTCGTCGCCGCCGTCGGGTTCCTCGTTACCGCTGGCTGCTACTTCTGTCTCTACTTGGCTATACGCGACGACCGGCGGCTGGCCAAACGCGTCCGTGACCTTAAGGCCGAAACCCCCGACCATGACCACACTGGCGGTCCCACCCAGTATGACGAGCAGGGAAGGGTGACGTTCTGACATGCCGGCGTCCTCTTCGGCGCTACCACTGCATCTCGACCAGCTGTCCAATAGCTATCCGGTTTTCCTGTTCTCCAAGGACGGTGTTGCCCATGATGTCGAACAAGATCTATGGCACACCCGCTGCGGTAAATCCTGGACCGGCGACCAAGGCCATTGGGTAACACTCGTCCAGGTCCACGCCTGGCTTCAACGTGCCTTCTGCCATAGTTGCTTCCACTAACGGAATCTACCTAAACATGCACTGGCTGTTGAGCCACCTCTTCGCAACACAAGCCATCTCAACACTGCTGTCAATTCTACTGATACTCATACTTGGCGGACACAACCTCGTCATGACCGTCTTTGACTTTATCCGACCCGACGACGAAGAAGAAGACGAAGACGTAATGGCTTATGCCGAGGCAGTAGCCGACGATCCGGACGACGAATTTTGGGAACACGTAGCCGACGAAATGAGAGGAGTGGAGTAGCCATGATCCGTCGCCGACTGATAGCAATCATCGACCCTGGTGTGCGCAGGCTCCACTCCGACGCCGAACTCGGCTGGCGCATGTTCCGGATGCAGACCCGCCGGATCGGTCGACTCATCAACGCCCGTAACGACGACCGTAACCGGATCGCCGCCCTCGAAACGAACCTGCTCAAAGCGGTCGAAGACCGATTCAAGATGAACACCGCCCTCACCGCAGCATCCGACGAAATCGATCAGCTGAGGAAAGAACTAGCCGCGGCCCGGCGGGCCCACGACGACGACGAACGCCGCGCCACCCGCTACCGGGCAGCCTGGCTAATCTGCCGACAAACCAGATCACAAATCAGGGCCGAGGTTGAGAAACAATCCGGTAAGGAGCCGCAGAGATGGCCAGCAACGGTGACGGCAAAATCAACTATGTAGGCATGACCTACGACCAGATGCTCAAGGCCTGGTCGTCGCAGCCTCAGTACGCCCGCGACTACAAACCATTCGAGCTGGAAGCGATCCACCGACGCTGGCAGCGGTTAGGCAAACTAGCCGCCGCCGGCCGACTGTAGAAAAAAGGGGGTCAGGTAGTGGCCGAGAAAATCCAGCCCAACGACATGCAGCAGGTAAAGCCTTTTTCTGCAACATTGCAGGAAATCGCGAAAGGTGCTGCACACGCCAAGGTTTCCGATGAGCTGCGGCAGCTCACCGCGGCGGTGACCGAAACCGGACGGAAAGGCACCATCCAGCTCACCTTGACGGTGGCGCCGATCAAACCCGGCAACACGTCAAACCTTGTCGTCACCGCAGTGAGCGTGCTGAAGGCCCCGGCCGGCGACGCGCCCAGCGCTGTGTTCTTCCACGACGTTGCCGGCAACCTCACCCGTGACGACCCCAACCAGCCGACCCTGCCACTACGGGTCGCAGGCGCGAAGGAAACCGCGTGAGCATCCCCAACCCGGACGCTGTCTCTGCCATTGCCCAGCTCGGCAGCGACGCCGCTGCCGCCGAAGAGGTAGAACCCGGCAAAATCTACGTCTTCCACGCCCACGGCGGCGCTATCCAGACCGTCGACCTGACCGACGACAAGTACCTGCCGACGCCGCGCCGTAAGCGCGGCATGGTCGTCGTGCGGGACAGCGCCTCGTTCCTGGCCTACTGGAACAAGCATTCCGACCTCGACTCGGAGGTGTACGCCGACCGGTCCAAGCTGCTCATAACCGGTGTCCTCAATGCCCACGAGGCGATTGGTCCCCGGTTCGGTGACCACCACGTGGTGCTGCAACTCCAGCACAGTGAACAGTTCGCCGCCTGGCAGCACCGGTCTAACTACAGGCATTCCCAGGTGGAGTTCGCCGAGTTCATCGAGGACCACCGGGCCGACATCCGGGTGCCGGCGGCAGCCGAGCTGTTGGAGTTGGCGCAAACGTTCCATGCCACGACGAAGGCGACGTTCAAGTCGTCGAACATGTTGAAGTCGGGGCAGCGGCAGCTGGAGTGGGTTGAGCAGATCGACGCGTCAGCGGGTAATAGCGGCAAGCTCACCATCCCGGACACGTTCGAACTGGGACTGCCGATCTTCGAGGGTGCCACGGAGGCGGAGCCGGTGACGGCCCGGCTGCGGTACCGCATCGCCAGCGGCGGCCTCGGAATGATCTACATCCTGGATCAGATCCAGGATGTCGTCAACGCCGCATTCGAAGGCGTCGTCGCTGAACTGGCCGCCGGCACAACCACGGACAACAAACCGAACAACGGCGTCGGTGTACCCATCCTCCGCGGCACCCCCATTCACCGCGGACTCTACGCCTGATTTCCGGAAAGGAACCGCGTGTTCGGTAAGAACGGCACCGCCGGGCCGGCGCGTACGGTCAGCGTGCAGAAGGGCACCGGGCCTGCGATCAATTTGAGCAAGCTCCGCGCTGCTGGCCACGTGGAGCTGGTAAAGCGGGCTGATCACGCCGGTGTCGCGTTGGATGACCGCGGCTTGACTGGTATCCGCGCCGGAGTTGTGCTCGTTCTTACCCACTCCCGTTCGATGCACCCGGACTACGCCAGCGGCAAGGTCCAGCAGTTCGTTGAACGTGTCCTCGGGTTTGCGTTGCAGGTCGACGACGACGGCACCGTCCCAGTGCTTCCGTTTGACAGTCAGGCCTGGCCGGTCGTCAACGCCACCGTCAACAACTACCGCGACATCGTCAACCGGGAAATCTGGAAGGCCGAGAGGATGGCCACTACGGACCTCGCGGCTGCGCTCAACGTGGTGCGGGCGATGGCTAAGGTCATCGATACGCCGCTCTACTGTGCCGTTGTTACCGACGGCAACCCGGACACCGGGTCCGCGGCCACCGAGGTGGTGTGCGACCTGGCCCGCTACCCGGTGTTCCTCAAGTTCCTTGCCATCCGCCCGGTCCCCTACCTCCAGGAGCTGGACAAGCTGCCGGATTCGAACCGGCTGCTGGACAACGTGGACACCAAGCCTGACCGGAAGAACCCCGGCCTGGATCTGTTGACCTGTTCGGATTCGACGTTCGCGGTGGCGTTGGCCGACGGGTGGGATGGTTGGTTCGTCAGGGCGAAGAAGGCCGGTGTCCTTAAGTGAATAGGTAGCGGTCTCATTGCCATGGGCTTTATCTACCCCCCAGTCATCCCTCCTCAGTAGGTCGGAAAGGCAACATAGATGTCCAGATCATCCAGTAGCGGCGATGCCGGCGACGGAGCGATTGTTGCCGCGTTCATTGCCGCTGCCATCCTGATAATCGCTACCTTGGTCGGTGTGTTCACTGGCTTCGACAAGACCAGCGGCGGTGAGATCGCCGTCATCCGCAACGGCGGCATGTTCGACAACAACAAGGTACGGCAGGTCATCCAACCCGCATCCAGCCTGACCTGGACCGGCTTCTGGTCACATACCCACAAATACCCGGCGCAGCAACGGCACTACACGATTACTGCCGACACCGGCCGCGGTGATCGGACCGGCGTAGACGTACTCCACGTCCCGTCCAGCGACGGCGTCGACCTGGGTATCGAAGGCACCATCTACTTCACCCTCAACCTCGACAACGCTGCCATGAAACGGTTCGACGACAAGTTCGGCACCCGTCAGTTCCGTGGGCTCGACGGGAAGCTAAGGGATGTCTGGGATGGCGACGACGGCTGGTCCACGTACCTCGACGCGGTTGTCCGTCCGGTCATCGACAACGACATGCGGATCCAGGTCGGCGGGTTCCGATGCGTCGAGCTGCTGTCATCGTGCGCCCTGGTGCAGAACCAGGCGACTGGTACCCCGGCTCCAGTCGCGGCCGACGCCGGCAAAGCCAACAACACCAACATTGCCCGTGTTCAAGAAGCGGTGAACACGTCGCTGAAGACCGACCTGACCGGAAAACTCGGCGGCGAATTCTTCGAAAACATTCAATTCAACCTGTCCCGGGTGACGTTGCCGGCGAATGTGCAGGCGTCGGTTGATAGGGCACAGGCCAGTTTCGCCGACATCACCGGCGCGCAGGCGAAGGTGGCGGTTGCCCAGGCCGAGGCGGACGCTAACAGGAGACGCCAGGAGGGGTATGCGTCCTGCCCGGCCTGCGCGCAGATCGACATCATGAGGGCCATCCCGCCGAACGTGTCGGTGTACGCCCCAGGTGCCAGTACGTCGGTGCCGTTGGCGAAGTAGGTAGGTGGAATGCGCGTTCTTGTCCTGTTGCTTGTGGCAGTCGCCTTGTTGTTCGTGGTCTGGTCGGTGGGGGAGTTGTGGCGGATGCGCCACCGACGGCGCCGACGGGAACATGCATCGTGGATGATCCGGACTGCCCACCACGACGGCAGAACCCGGGTGGCTGTCGGTTTGGTAACACCGGGTCAGATGCTACTCGACGAACAGTTGGTGGCGGAGTTCCCGGACCTGAGCCCGGACTGGTCGGAGCAGTTCCTGCACGCCTGCGAAACGGCACGAGAACGCGCATTCCATCTCAACACTAACAACGAATAAAGAGGACTACGCATCGATGACCGATCAGGATCCGCCGACCATGACACATGTCATGAAGGCGCTGCGGGAGCCGTTTCCGCCGGAACGGCTCGGGAAGCTGCCCCGCGTTACCTGCGGGGACTGCCGGGACTCCCGGTCCCGGGTATGCGACCGGCACGCCAAGGCACGCTGCTCCGACTGCGGTAACTGGATCAGTACTGCTCACATGCATCTTGACTATGTGGGCCACGCCGACGTCACCGACCGGCTGCTCGACGTAGACCCTGGCTGGTCGTGGGAACCGTTGGCGCTCGACCCGCAGGGTCTACCGGCGTTGGACCGCAACGGCGGGATGTGGATCCGGCTCACCGTTGCCGGTGTGACCCGGCTCGGTTATGGCCATGCCGGTGAGAAACACGGCGGCGACGCGATGAAAGAGATAATTGGTGACTGTTTAGTCACCGGTACTCCGATTCTGACCCGCGATGGTTGGCAACCGATTGAAACTGTCCATGTCGGTCAGCAGGTACTGACTCGTTACGGATGGCGACGGGTCACCGACCATTGGCTGTCGGCGGAGGCCGCTCCGGTAGTTGCTGTACTCAGCGATGACGGTCGGATTCTTGTCGCTACACCGCGACATAGGGTGCCGACCGACCGGGGAACGGTATCCGTGGGAATGCTCCGTAATGGAGATATGCTGTACGCATGGCCGGGTACCGCAAAAGCCCCGACGCCGAAGATGTGTCGTGGAACGGGCGTACCTACCGCCGGCTTCCCACGCATCCAGACTGGCATCGGCGCGTCTACTTCATGGCAACAACCGCGCCACGCACGATGCTCCATCGCGACATCTACGCCAGCGTGCATGGCCCTATCCGTCGCGGATGGCACATCCATCACCGTGACCACAACCCAGACAACAATGAGCCCATCAACCTCGTGGCTATCTCTCCGGCCGAACACGCCCGTCACCATTACGGCGAACGTAAGCCTCGCATATACCGGTGCAATCGCTGCGGAGTCGATTTCGGTTCTACCAAATATTCTCGGAATATCCGATGGTGTAGTGCCCGATGCAAGGAAGCTGCGCGTCGCGCAGCCGGTCTCGTCAAACCGCGGCCCAGTACAGCGAAACCGCCTACGGAGCGGAACTGCGTGGAATGCGGAGCTGCGTTCACGACCACTAAGTCGTGGGGCATCTACTGTAGGCCCGCGTGTCGTGGCCGTGCTGGACGCAGGCAACGCGCCGGTTTGGAACCTCAGCGTTGAGGAGGTCCATGAGTACATCGCGAATGGTCTGGTTGTTAACAACAGCTTGAGGAATGCTGCGATGCGGTTCGGTGTTGCACTGGACCTGTGGCGTAAGGAAACCCCGATCGACGATGACGCGCAGACGCGGGCGTCGCTACACATGCCTAGGCCGGCCCGGTCAGCGGAGCAGCAAGCCCCCGATCCGGCGGTGCCAACGCAGTCTGGCGGTCAGCCGTCGGCTGCGTTCCGGGAGTCAGTGGTCCGCTACGACAGCTTCCTCAAGGAAATCCGAGAGGCCGAAACAGTGGAGGCCGCTCGGGGTATCGGTAGCCGGGCCTGGACTACCCGAACCGACGGGAAGCTCAACGATTCGCAGTACACCGCGTTGGCGCGCGAGATAACGAAGAAGATAGAGAAACTGGAGCAGCCGAAGTGACGAAGAAGAACACCACAAAGGGTACTGCTGTCGCGGTGACGCATGTCCTGATGGTCGTTGACATGTCCGGGTCGATGTTCGCGTTGGCTAACGACGTCCGCGGTGGCCTCAACGGCTATATCGCCAACCTGAAAAACGACGGCAACTACTACCGGATGACCATCACGTTGTTCGACACCGAATTCATTCCGCTGGTGGTCGACGCGTCGCTGGCCGAGGTGCCGGAGCTGACCGAAACCAACTACTACCCGCGGGGTTCGACCGCGCTCTACGACGCCATCGGCCATACCCTCGGCGGGTTCCAGTCCAAGCACGGCACGCTCGGTAAGAACGAGCGGGCTCTGGTCGTCATCCAAACCGACGGTTTGGAGAACTCCAGCCGCGACTTCTCCAAGGACCAGGTCCGCAAACTGATCGAGGATCGGGAACAGACCGACCGGTGGGGGTTCATGTACATGGGCGCCGGCCCGTCCGCCTGGGCTGAGGCCGACAAGATCGGGCTTGGCAAGTTTTCGTCGTCGACCCGGCAGGACAGCGGTGGCACCAGGGCCCTCTACCGCGGAATGGCCAGCGCGACGCGGAGCTATGCCACCGGTTCGTCGGTCGGCGAAACGGTCGCGGTAGTGACAACTACCCCTGGTGTCGTCGACCAGGAGGCTACCGCCGCGGGCAAGGCAGACCAGTACGCCGGCAAGCACCGCGACGCCGATGAGGAGGAGGCATCGTCGTGACCCGGGGGATGTGGATCGCCGTCGTGGTTGTCCTCGTGGTACTCGTCCTGCTGGCCGTGAGCTGATGTCCTGCCGGTCCCGGACGTCGGTGCAGCCGTGGACGTCCGAAACGATGGCTGCACCGACGTTCGATTTCCTCATATTGGTCGGCGAGGGTACGCAGGTATTCGCCGAGGGTGAATGGATGTCCATTGTCAGGATGTTGTCGTGCGCCATCGAGGCACATGGCCCGATGTGTAACGTGTTCCGGCTCGACGACGGGTGGGACGAACAACGCATTGTCCACCTTCGGGTTGATCGTCGGGGTTGGTTCCGGCATCCGATCAGGACGCTGGCGATGATGGTCGAGGCGGGTTATGGAGCGTCGTAAGTGGCTGCGGCGGACTCAGTCGGAACGTAAGCCGCTGAAGCGCACCGGTCCGAGTCTGTGGGTACGTCACCTGGTTTACCGCCGGGCGGAGCATCGCTGCGAGTTCAGTGAGTGTGGGCTGCCGGGTACCTGTATTCATCACCGGTATGAGCGTAAGGCCGGCGGGGTCGGGTCGAAGTCACCGGCCATCGAGTGGATCAATACGCCGGTGAACCTGCTCGTGGCTTGCACGTATCACAACGATTGGTGTTCTAACCAGCAACCGCTTGAGGCGTGGCGGATCGGGTGGTTGTGGCGCAGCGGCGACGCGCCGGCCGCGGACGTACCGGTGACCACATTCCATGATCCGCTACCGGTGTATTTGAACATGGACGGGACGTGGACCAGATTTGAGGAAAGAGAAGATGTTGTATGAATACGATGCCAGTTATTGAACAGGCCCTTGATGATGCCATCGCCGACAATGCCCGCCTGGAACAGCAGCTAGAACAGGTCGGCGCGTCCTACGTCGACGCCGCGGCGAAGCTACGCAGGGCCGGCCAATCACTCCTAGAATTAGAAACCCGACACCCCGAGCTGGTCGTCGAAATCGAAACCGTCCGCCGTTACATATGGTCGGAACGGGGGTAACCGTGGCGCCGCTGACGGATAAAGAGATGACGCTGCTCCGTGGTTTCGCGGACGGGAAAACCTACGTGCAGCTCGCCGCGGAACTTCACCTGTCGCTGAACACCATCAAGAGCGCAGCGCAAACGTTGTACCGGAAACTCGGAGTTCGGCTGATGGGCCACGCAGTCGCGGAGGGTTTCAGGCAGGGTCTACTTGCTCCACAACAGGTTGCGGTGGAACGGGACTGGCTGCTAGCTGAGGCGTCCGATGAGGTGCGGGCACGGTTCTACGTGGCCCGAGGTACCACAAAGCAATCACAAGTTTCGAGAGATGAAGTGACAGATGACAGTGAGTAAGAACGACGACAACGGGCGTAGGATCGTGCTGTTCGGTTCTAAGCTGTGGACGAGCCGTGCCCTGACCGTGGCTGCGTTCAACCGGATCATGCAGGTGTACCGGCCGCCTTACACCTTGGTCTGCGACATGACCGATGGTGCTGCCCGGTTCGCTGCGGCAACCGCCCACAGCCTGGGCTGGCAGGTTGAGGTCCACGAATTCGATCCAACGAAGTGCGGACCAGACTGCGCTACCAGCGGCCACCGCCGCTCAGGCGGTCCCCACGGGGACTACTGCCCAACAGCGAAAGCCCGCAACGTCGACCGGATGGTCGACCTCGGCACGGACCTGGTGGTCGTGTTGAGCCACGGCACACCCATAGCCGGTGCGACTGGAAGAGACAGTACGAAGGAAATCAAGATGCGGGGTGTCGGACTGTGGGAATTTACCCAGCCGGTAGCTCGGAAAGGTAGTAAATAATGGCTTCGAGACAGGCCGACGTACTGAAGATCATAGGCAGAGCGCGAAAGGTTGCGAACGCCTTCCCTGGTGAGTGGAGTGTCGAACAAGTCGACAACGGCTCATACAAGATCGTATGCCCGGACGGCTACCCGGTACCAGTACACCTGACCCCATCGGACTTCCGGTGGGAACGAAACCTGATGGGCGAACTCAACCGGCGAGGCTTCGTCGAGGCCGAAGCAGCAGTGGCGGAACAAGAGAAAAACAACAAGGCCGCCAAGCTGGCCGCCGGCCAGGCCACGAACGAACGCCGCCTCAGTCTGGCGGCAACCCGATCAAAGCTACTGACCAAGGCCGCCGGCCCCTACGGCCCGTCCACAGTGGCTATCGAAGAAATACTCGCCGAGCACTCGACACCGACAACCTACACCCGAGTGCTGGTTACCCCAGACATGGCCAAAGCCATGCTGGTTCGTAACGCGCCAACCGATAAGACGCCGTGGGAAAACCGGTCCATGTCGTTCCTGGACGTGGCCGTCTGGGAAGGTGTGCTTCACACCGGACGGTGGCTTTACACCCACCAGGGAGTGGCATTCGATACCACCGGCCGGTTGCAGGACGGACAGACCCGGCTCACCGCCATCGCCAACTCCGGCGTCGCCGCCGAACTGATGGTGTCGGTCGGCATGGACCCGCGGAACTTCCCCGTTATCGACGGAAACCGCAAGCGGACCGCTGGGCAGGTGCTACGGATGCTCGGGTTCAAGGACTCGAATCCGGTGTCGTCGGCGATCCGGCTGGTCTACCTGTTCGAGGTGTGGGGCAGGGCAACGCTCGACCACTCCCGGCAGCGGGTCACCAACGACCTCATCGCCGACGTGGCTGACCGGCTCGACCAGGAAGATCTGGAATGGGCGTTGAAGTGGGCGTACCGGCTGCGCCGCGAAATCGGCGGAGCGATCAGCGCACCCATCGCTGCGATGTACCTGATCCGGCACAAGATGCCGCCGGACGACCCGCGGGTGATTCAGTTCGCTGACCAGTTGGTGGAGGGTGTGGTCGGTGAAGACCGGGCCGCTAGCCCGATCTACCAGTTGCGTCGGCAGATGGCCCGCCAGCCGACCGCTAACCGCAGGCTGGCGCCGGCCGAGCTGTTCGCGCTGATCGTCAAGGGCTGGAACGCCTTCGTGGAAGGCGACTACGACGGCGAACACTTGGTTGTCCAGCGCGGGTCGAAGATGCCGACCATCTTCCTGCCGCCGCCGGTCGACGTCGAGCAGCCCGCCGAGACGGAATTGGTGGATGCCTGATGTTCGAGGTTAGTGCGCAGGCGCGGGTTCGTCGTGGTGCCCGCTGGTTGGATCGGCACCGGCCGGGTTGGGCTGGCCAGGTAGACCGAGCCCAGCTCGACATGAACTCAGCACGGAACTGCATCTGGGGTCAGCTGGCCGGGGACTACTACCTCTTGCCGTTTTCGTTGGTGGTTCTCAACCGGCAGGTCCGGTTCGGATTCTACGCCGACGCCGACTTCGGCTACCGGTGGGACGGGGAAGAACTTACTGCCGCATGGCGCAATGAAATCCAGCGCCGTCGATCGACTCCGAAACAGGAGGAAAGTCATGAACATCGGTGAGGACACTGAAACCTACGAGTTCGAGCCGCTCGACGAGCCGGTCGAGGAGCCTTTGACCGAGCCGGTCGAGGCGCCGGAACGCCAACTGGAACCGGCATAGATGGGAATCCATCCGGGCGGATACAATCCGTACAATAAGGGCGGGTACATTCCGGCTGGATGGGCTCCGTCGCCGGGGGTGCCGCAACCGACATCCCCGGCGGTACCGGACCCGTACGGCGGAGAAACAGTCACACTCGTACCCGGCCGCCTGCGCGGCTACCGGACATGGCAGATCGTCTGGCCCCACGGGGCCATCTCCGGTCGGACACCGGAGGGCGACGACGGCTACGAGCGATACCAGTACCCCCCACCCGACGTCCACCTCGCAGGAATCACTGCGACAACCAGATGGTTGCCAGGCGATCTGCCGGCGGCGGAATGCACGCGGCAACATCTGGTCGAGATGAGTAAGTACGCGCTTAGGGAGGGCGAAGATCCGGAACATCCAGCAGGTGCCCCGGTACCAGCGAAGGGCTGCTCCTGCGGCTACTACGCACTCCACAACCCACGCACGTTCCACCGGACAGGCCGACCAGCCGGTCCGTGCGTCTGTCCATCGTGTGTCTGGGTCGGTTGGGGTTTGCCGAAGGTAATGGGGGTTGTCGACGGTTGGGGACGGGTCGAGATCGGCCCGGATGGTTGGCGGGCCCGGCATGCCCGGATCGTCGCCCTGCATGTACCCCGACCGGAACCGAGGCAGGTAACCGAGAAGGTGTTCAAGCCATCCAAGCCGTCGTCGCTTTGGCCGTGGATGCTGCCCAGTGATCTCATTGGGACCCGGGTCGTGGAGAGGATGTGCGGGCAGGCGGTGGCGGCCTACTACGAGCTGGGGCATGCGTTGTCCTGCAAGTACCAGGTGCCGATCTTCGGTGACTGGGAGGACGTGATCAAGGCGTTCCCGCCGACTGATCTTGAGGCTCTCCGCGGCCGGCGGGGTGAAGGGTCCACGTCGTGACGGAGGAGGAACTGTTCCGTCACGTGACCGACGAAATCGAACGTACCCAGAACGTGCTTGCCGCGCTGACGAAGATAAGGCTCGCCAGCCTGGGGCGGTTACTGGTCGGACGGACCCACGTCGATGTTGCGTCCAGGGTCGGGTTAAGCCCGGCCCGGATCGGTCAACTCGCCACCCAGGCCCAGAAATATTCCACGTGAATCCGTGCTTCCCACGTGTTCCTGGGCCGTGGCATGCTGGGCCGGATGGTCATCCAGACCCCCACGGTCACTGAAGTACGGGTCGGCCGGGGCGGGCGCCTGGGGAACGCCCCAGCCCCGGCCTAGACCCCTTCCCGGCCGGGCGTGGCCTCGCACGGGGGTCGAGGGCTTAAGCGTCCAACGGGGAAGGGGTCATACATGCATTCTACGGGCCTTCTACGGAGTGCACGTACCCCGCCGGTATGTATGGCAATGGACGCCTGACGTGGGGTGGGCACGCCTCGACGACGGCCTCGACGACCACCCGAAAATTCTGGCTCTACTGGATGAGGATGGCGGTGCTACCGCCGTCGGGTTATGGATCCTGTGTCTTACGTGGGCACATCGGAATACTCGTCGGCGTGATCAAGTGCATGGCAAATTGCCATCGGGGCTACCGCGTCGCTATCTCGGGCCATCCGCGCGCGATGCCGCCATGCTCTTGGTGAAAGTGAAATTGTGGGACGAAACGGACGACGGCGGTTGGGTCATCCACGACTTCGATGCTTACCTGCCGACCGGCGAAGTGCGCGACAAGCGGTCCGAGGCCGGTAAACGTGGTGCCGAGAAGCGCTGGGCTGGTCACGTCAGAAAACAGGAACAAACGAACAAGACGGACAGTGTCGATGGCAAGTTGCCATTACCGGATGGCAACTTGCCATCGGTTTGCCATGACGTTGCCATCGGTTTGCCAGAGCCTTGCTATGACGCCGATGGCAAACCGATGGCAAACGATGGCTCGCGCGCACCCGCGCGCCGGGCATCTCCTACGGAGATGCCTTCCCACTCCCATACCCAAAAGACGTCGCCGATCGGAGATCCGCGACACGACGTCGAACAGGTCTGCCGACACCTCGCTGATCGCGTTGAGGGCAACGGCTCGAAACGTCCCACGATCAACAAGGGTTGGCGGGATGCTGCCCGACTCATGATCGACCGTGACAAGCACACCGTGGACCAGATCATGCGAGCCATCGACTGGTGCCAGGGCAACGAATTCTGGCGGGGCAACATCCTGTCGATGCCGAAACTGCGCGACAAGTACGACCAACTCCGGCTCGCCGCCGAAGCCGAACGCGGATCCCGGTCCACGCCGGCATCGTCGACTGCGCCCGTCGCCGTCCCGCTCGACGAGCAGTGCCCGCAGCACCGGGGTCGACGCAAGGGCAAATGCGGCCTGTGCCGCGCCGATGCGCTAGCGAAGGGACTGCCGTACCCGTGACCGCCGTCGTTGAAGATCTTGTCTCGTACGCCATTCCCGACGAACCGCACCGTCAGCTCGCTGACTTCGCCGCCGAACAGGCCGTCGTCGGTGCGCTGTTGATGGCCCCCGTCATCGCTGACGAGATCGCAGACATCATCACGTCCGGCGATTTCTATGATCACCGGCACGCGACGATCTTCACCTGCATCACGAGCCTGCTGGCCCGTGACCGTCCCGTAGATGCCATCACTGTGGCCCGTGAGCTTGCCGTAGACGGGAGTTTGGGCCGGGTTGGTGGGGCAGGTTACCTCCACGGCGTTCTGGCCGCTGTGCCGACCACAGCGCACGCCGGCTACTACGCCCGAATTGTTGCTGATTACGCCACCCGCCGCCGGATCCGAGAAACCGCCATCCGGCTCGACCAGTACTCGACCGACCTGACCCGTGACATCGGCGACGTCATCGACGGTGCCCAACGAGCCGTCCACGAGGCCACCGTGCCGCAGGCCCACAACCCGGTGGCCTCGTACGCCGACCTCCTCGACGGCACCCTGGGCGACGTCTTCGACGACGACAAGCCCCGCGGCCTGTCCACCGGCATCGGTGCCCTCGACGACGTCCTCGGCGGCCTCAAAGGCGGCCAGCTCGTCATCGTCGCCGGCCGGCCCGGGCTCGGGAAGTCGGTACTCGTCACCGGGTTCGCCAGGGCTGCTGCGATGCGCCGCAACATCCCGACGTTCATGGTCAGCCTGGAGATGTCCAACCACGAGACGATGTGCCGAATCCTGTCCGCGGAAAGCGATATCGAACTGACCCGGATCCTGAGGGGCGGACTGACCGACTTAGAACGTGGCCGGCTGCGTTCGAAAGCCGAAACCATCCGGGCGGCGCCGTTCTACGTTGACGACACCCGAAGCTCCGACCTGGCATCGGTACGTACCACTGCCCGACGTACCCAGCAACGCCACGGCCTCGAACTACTCATCATTGACTATCTTCAATTGATGACCGCCACATCCGGGCGACGAGACACCCGACCAGAAAACCGGGCCACCGAAGTCGGCGAAATATCCCGCGGACTCAAACTCCTCGCCGGCCAACTCGACGTACCCATCGTCGCCGCCGCCCAACTCAACCGCGGCCCAGAACAGCGGACCGACAAACGCCCACAACTATCCGACCTACGCGAATCCGGCTCCGTAGAACAAGACGCCGATATCGTAATTCTGCTGCACCGCCCCGATTACTACGACTCCGAACACCAACGAGCCGGCGAAGTCGACCTGATGATCGCTAAGCATCGCAACGGCCCCCTCGACACCGTGACCTGCGCCGCCCAACTATCCCGCAGCCGCATCGTCGACATCGACGTACCGGATCGGTAAGAAACCTGCGGTTTCCACACCCGGCTTGGGCCCCGCGATGCCCGAGATGCCGGTGGCCGTAGAGCTGGTTTAATCAAGCATTTTGGCTGGTCAGAGTGATATGACGCCAGAAGTTATGGTTGGCAAGGTAATCCCGTCTAAAGTTTATGGCGTGTCGGGTTTTGTTAGCGACTGGAACAAGCTGGTTGATTTGTTCGATTGGCTGTGGAATTACGAAGGTGAGGCTAGGTGGTGCTTACACGGGTGGATTGAAGAGTATAAAGGTTATTGTGCATGTGGTCATCACCGATGGCGCCATCAGCGGCTTGATCAATTGCCATTGCTAGCTGGCTATTGCGCTTTGGATATTTCTGGCTCTGATCCAGACCGATGTCGAGACTCTATTCCAGGTTGGAGGGAGGGGCAACCTGTATGGGGGCGGAATGAAGGATGTGGTTGTAGTGGATTTGAATGGAGTAGGCCTTTAGGTCCTGACCCGACAATTTTGACAGTCGAACAATATGCGGTTCGGTATCTATGCGGGCCCGCCTCTTTGGCTCGTCGTACGATCCACCTGGTTAACATAATGATGCGTAATTATCAGGTTGATCCTCAGGATTTAGTCTTTTTGGAAGACATCAAGACTTTAGGCAGGTGGAGATTGGCACAACAGCCATTGGTTTCTGCACGAGACGCTGCACTTGTCGTCGGCTGTCCGTTGCGGACAGTACAGCGTCTCGCATATGAAGGAAGCATCAGGGCTCGACGACCGGGATCTGTTGGGCCATGGGTTTGTGATACGCCATCAGTATTGGCCTATCTCAGGAAGAGAAATCGATGACAAATTGTAGAACCGGTCAGGTGCCAGCCTGACCGGCTCAAAACAGGATCTTGAGGAGATCTGATGCCAGTCTACGACTTTCCTGACCGTAAAAACCACGGTGACGGTAACGACGACCGCCTCCAGGACGAATTCCGCCGTCGTGGCGGCATCGTTGACCCCTATGGTCAACGCGTTCTATCCGACCAGGTTCGTCGACTACTCAGTAGGACCAAATCTGACGAGCGTTGGCATCCCGATTTCTTCGTTGCCTGGGGTCGGGGCCTCTTTGCTGTTGATGCCAAGACGAATATGCGTGGCGATGACGATGATCGGTACCGGATTTCTCGGGATGCCATCGCTGCCCACCGCCGCTGGACTGCCCACAATCCAGAGATCCCGTTTTACTACGTCTTCAGTAACCTCGGCGTCGCCACCGTGGACGACGTGATGCGCTATTGCCGGCTGGACTCGGTCGGTGACATTACCGGTTCGTACGTGTCCTTCGGAGTGGATCTTCCTCGCCACTTCGACGATGTGTTCGGTCCGCCGGGGGACGGGGCTGCGGGGGTTGTGGCGTTCAGGCCGGCGGCTTGATCGACTCTTTCTAAGATCAATTCCCGTTACCCCGTGGATCCTGCGGTAAGCTGTGGTATTCATAGGATGACGGGAATTTCTTATGATCAGAGGCGATCATGATCCTTTGTGATTATTGCGGTGAGCCGGCTACCCGTCGGGTCCATGTTGATCATTTGGCTGATGAGTCGTGGGTGGCACTGACGGTCGGCAGCCAGTACAACGACTTCGACGTAGTTGCTGATCACTACAGGCTGCTGGCGACGTCCCGTTACGCCTGTCCCGATCACCTCCAGTCAGCCTTCGAGCATGTAGTTACGCGGGTCGGTCCGGCTGTTCACGTGGTGCTCGACCCGGAGCTGTGATCAAACCCTTGCTTTCCTGTGACATGCACGGCATGCTGTGCTATACATAGGATCGTGAGGAATCGATGGCCATTGGTGACTGGCACGAGTTCGACGACGGCTACCGGTTCCGCGAAACCCTGCACGGTCCGATGACGACGGCCGACTGCGTGGACTGCGCCGGCACGGTCCTGGTCGTGCAGGCCACCGGCCGGATCGGCACCGGTGGGCAGCTTGAGGACCAGCCGCCAGCCACACCACGATGCTCTGGCTGCGGCCGGTGGCACTACCGGTTGCCGGGTGCAGTTGATCGGGAGGCGAAGCAGTGAAGCTGATCGAAAAGCATCCGTTGGGCTACACCAAGGTCAACCTGTTGAGCGTGTTCGGCTACCGGGCCCGGCTGCACATCTGGCACACCGACACCATCGAGGACGCCCACAACCACCGCTGGAACTTCCTGTCGGTCCCGCTGTGGGGCCGTTTCACCGACCGGCGCTACATGGAGGTCCCGCCGGACAGTGTCAACGCGTTTATGGAGGCCGGTCTGGAACGGGTCGACTGCTACCCGGACCGCGGTGACGGTCGTCGGTACGAGCTAGTTGTAACAGGGGGCAAGATCGTTCAGGCGGTGGTGGAATATGTGCGCCGGCCGTTGAGGCCATGGCGATGCCGCCGCGGGGAAATCCATTCGTTTCAGCCAATCGGTTCCGGTCGGCATGTGTCGCTGGTGCTACTCGGCCGCCCTGAGTCGGCCAGCTCTGACGTATGGAGGCGACGGTGAAAACGTACCAGGCATACCGTTTCGCCCTAGACCTGACCCCGATGCAGGAGCGCGCCGTGCGGTCGCACGCCGGAGCTGCGCGGGTGGCGTTCAACTGGGGCTTGGCCAGGGTAAAGGCGGTCATGGACCAACGGGCCGCCGAAATCACCTACGGGATCGCCGGGGACGACCTGACGCCGAACCTGTCGTGGTCGGGGTACTCGATGCGCAAGGACTGGAACGCCGTCAAGAACACCGTTGCCCCCTGGTGGAGCGAGTGTTCGAAGGAAGCGTTCAACACCGGCCTCGACCAGCTCGCCCGCGCGCTGAAGAACTGGTCGGACTCCCGTAAAGGTAAGCGGAAAGGGCGGGCGGTCGGGTTTCCTCGGTTCAAGTCGCGGCGCCGCACCACACCCAGTGTTCGGTTTACGGCCGGCAGCGGCGCAATCAGGGTCGAGCCGGACCGTACGCATGTCGTGCTGCCCCGGGTGGGCCGTTTCAAACTGCACGAATCCGCCCGCAAACTTGCTCGGCGTCTCGACAACGGCACCGCCCGAATCCTGTCCGCGACGGTGCGCCGAGATGGTGGACGCTGGCACGTTTCGTACAACGTCGAAGTCGAACGGGCCATACGGACACCGGCCCGACCGGGCAGTGCGGTGGGTATCGACGTCGGCATCAAACACCTCGCGGTGCTCTCGACCGGCGAGTTGGTGCCCAACCCGCGCCACCTGAGCAATGCCCAGCGCCGTCTTCGCGGACTTGGTCGGGCACTGTCGCGTAAGACCGGCCCGGACCGGCGTACCGGCCAGCGCCCGTCGAACCGATGGCACCGCGCATCCGCACGACTCAGCCAGGCACACGCCCGGGTAGCGAACCTACGCCGTGACGGGCTACACAAACTCACTACTCGCCTGACCCGTGAACACGGAACCGTCGTGGTCGAGGATCTCAACGTCACCGGCATGCTCGCCAACCACAGGCTGGCCCGGCACATCGCCGACGCCGGGTTTGCCGAGATCCGCCGGCAACTGACATACAAGACCGAATGGCGTGGCGGACGACTACTCGTGGTCGATCGCTGGTACCCGTCATCGAAAACATGCTCGGGTTGCGGCACGGTGAAAACCAAACTGGCCCTGTCCGAGCGCGAATACCACTGTGAAGGGTGCGGCCTGGTCCTGGACCGGGACCTCAACGCCGCACGAAACCTGGCCGCACTCGCGGCCGAGTACGACACTGCCGGGGGTGGCCCGGTGGCAGGACGTGGAGCCGACCAGAAGACCCGCGTTCGCGGGCAGGTGGCTGTGAAACGTCAACCCGGCACGGCATCCGCCGGTCAGACCGGGACCGTCCCACCGTAAGGTGGGACCGCGGTCAGGAACTGCCCCGACAGTTGTTGGCCTGTCGCAGTTGCGCAGCGACGACAGGACAGGATGTCTTCGACGTCGGTGCCGGTCAGGGTCAGCGTCGGACAGGACCCCGAACTGACAGCAGTCAACGAATCGGATAGCTGGCCGCAGGCCCTCGACGCCCTCAACAATCTCAATCGCCATGAAGGGGATCCGGTTAGTGGGGATGATGTTTGATCTCGACGAGTTCGCGGCGACGGTGCAGAATGTGCTGGTCTGGTTGGAGGCGACGACCGGTCCGAACAGTGAGATCAGGCAGCTCGCCCAGGTGTTGAAGGTGGCGGAGGAAGCCGGCGAAGCAGCCGAGGCCATCATCAACACCATGGGGCTGAGCCCTTACAAGCCGGTCTGTGACGTAGCTACGGTCGGCGACGAACTAGCCGACACCGTGGCGTCGTCGATAACAGCCATGTACCTCCTCGACCTCGACCCGGCGAAGGCCATCCACAACTGGTGCGTCAAAACCCAGGGCCGGATTGATGCGTCGTGAACGATGAGCAGATGACGGCGTTGGTGAAGTTCCTGGCAGTTGAGCAGGAGCTGGTGTTCGCCGATGAGCAGGATTATCAGCGGGCGGTTGCGCTTGGGGTGGCGGCGTTGCAGGCCGGCCGTGGGGCTGCTGCCGGCGACATCCGGGCCGAAGCCAAACAATATCCGTCGGCGGTGATGGCACCGGTAGCTAAGGCGTTTGCCCGCGCCGAGTTCGTAGCCGCTTACGGCAGGCTTTCAGAGAAAGCGCCACAGGTGGTTCAGTCATGATTCCCACGGATGAATCCGGGGGCTTGCAGACCGCAAGTCCTACCTGGCAGGCAGGGTTACGCTGCGTGCGGCTGCATGACGGCAGCCCTGCGCGAGATGTTCCGCGCAGCGTTGGTATCGGCGCCCTCAGCGTGGGTGCAGCTAATGCAGCGGAACTTATTCCGAGTGGGACGGTTCCGCTTGTCGATGTGCCCGCATCGGGAGCATTCCCGCGACGTGTTACGCGGGTCCACCAGCACCACAGGGACACCGGCGAGAGCCGCCTTGTATCCGACGAACGTGCGGAGTCGATGGAATGCCCAGGAGTGCAGGTCGGCGCGCTGAGCCTTCTTGACCGTCATCCGGTCGCGGATCCCGCTCAGGTCTTCGAGCTTGATCCCACGTCCGGTGCCTTTGGCTACACCGACGAGCTTCTTGGAGATGCAGTGGTTGACGTCCCGTGCGTAGCGGGCCTCTTTGTGACGGCGCTGCTTGAGCAGCCGCTTCGCGGACTTGGTGCCCTTGGCCTGCAACCGTCGGCGCAGGTCCAAGTTGCGGCGACGGACCGCCCGGACGGCCTTGCCAGTGTGGGTGACGCCGTCGGAGTCGGTGGCGAGGTTGACCACGCCGAGATCGACGCCAAGCCAGCCGACCGGCTCTCCGCCGCCCGGGGGTTCGGGTACGTCGATGACCACGGCCAGGTACCACTTGCTGTCACGCATGATCAGGTCCGCCTGTCCACGCACGACGGTGCCAGGGACCTTCGTCCACCTGCCCTGGTATACGACCGGAACCAGGATTCGGCCGGTCAGGGTCAGGATGGATACGGCGTCGCGGCCTTTCCAGGTCAGGATGCGCTGGTCGTACTGCACGGCGCCGTCCGCCCGGAACGTGGGCCGGATGGTCTTGTCCCGCTTGTACGCTTCGCAGGCTTTGGCGATAGCGCGGACGGCCATCTGGGAACTGAGGCCGAAGTCAGTGCGCAGGCCGGCGTACACGATCTTTTGCAAGGCAATCTTGTTGGCGGTTCGGTGTTCGAAAGCGACCTCGGCCACCCGGTTCGCGGCCTCGTTGCAGGCGCGCATGGTCGCTTCAAGCGCCGTTACCTGGTCAGGCGACGGCGCAAGTTTCAGCATCTCCGTCACCAGCACCCTTCAAGTTTAGCATTGACACAATCATTCAATGCACTCCCATTCCTCCCCGCGGCTAAAGCCGAGGGCTTCCTGGGAGCTGCTCGGTGAGAGTTTTTTTCGACACGGAATTCCTCGACGATGGTGTTCGGATTGATTTGATTTCGATCGGGATGGTCGCTGACGACGGCCGGGAGTTGTATCTGGTCAACGCGGACGCGCCGTGGGGCCGGATCCGTCGCTACCAGTGGTTGATGGACAACGTCGTAGCGCAGCTACCCCACGACAACGAGGACTGGCATTCGCGGCGTCGGATGGTTGACTTCCAGGATCCGTGTGTGGTGTCGAAGGTAACCCTTGCCGATGAGGTGGAGGCGTTCATCAAGGCGACTCCGAAGCCGGAGTTGTGGGCCTACTACGCGGCCCATGACCATGTGGTCTTGACGCAACTGTTCGGGCCACTGGGCTCATCCGACCGTATCCCGTGGTACACCAACGATCTGAAACAGGAACTGGTACGGCTCGGGAATCCGCGTTACCCGGCGCAGGCTAAAGGCCAACATCACGCCCTGGAAGATGCCCGGTGGAACAAACTCGTCTACGACTACTTACTTTCCGTCGATGACGTAACTAAATCCAAAAGGAAGTAAACCGCAATGTATCAAAAGAGTAGCTTCTGTCGTCAGGGCACTTGCGTTGAGGTTGCCTACCACAAGCCCACTCGTAGCAGCAAATGCTCGGGCGGTGACTGCGTCGAGGTGGCCAGCTGCACTTGCGACGAAGTACGGATGCGAGATTCGAAGAACACCGCCGGTCCGGTGCTCGTTTTCCCCCGCCAGGAGTGGACCGCATTCATTGCCGGAATTAAAGACGACGAGTTCAGCCTGTTAGGATGAAGTAATGAATAAGAGTGGAAGTGGCAACAAGCCAGTAGTCTTCCGGAAGTCGAGTCGTTCCGGTGGGCAGGGTAACTGCGTCGAGGTTGCCGTTACTGCCGGTGGAATTCAGGTACGGGACAGTAAGAACACCACCGGGCCGGTGCTCAACTTTACCGAGTCCGAGTGGGAGGCATTTACTGCCGGAGCGAAGGCCGGCGAGTTCGATCTCTGATAGATAGGAACGGACAGAAAGCGGGACGGGCCGAACAATGGTGGTTACCTTCGGCCCGTCCCTTCTGACTGGGGTAGCGGGTGAAGCATCGTATCTACACGGAACCGGCGGCTACTGGCTGGCGGTGGTGGGTGTATTGCGGGCGTTGCCGTCGCGCCGAGGAGTACATGAACGGATGGTCTGATGCCATGTGGTACCTGGCACTGCACCTGCGGGTGACTCATGGTCCATGATCCAATGAGTTGGCCGACGCCGATGCATGGCTGGTCGTACTGGTTCCGGCGATCGAACCGCTACGAACGGAACATTTATGAAATTTCGGAAGCCTATTATGACGAGTTCGGTCCGGGGTTTCTGGCGGAGTTGAAGATGCTCGACGACCTGGACTACAGGATGGCTGCCTCGAACCTGCGGTTCGCGGAGAGCCGGGCCAACACCTATGGCCTGGCGGTGGCGATCCGGTTGTTGGAGTCGTCGATCGCCGAGTCGAGGTCGTTGGCGGTCGAGCTGCGGGCGTTGACGCAGGCGGTGGTCCGGTTGTCGGAGGTGACGGAGTCTTGAAGGCCCGGCCCTGCCCGCTGTGTGCTACGGAGGCGGCTGTTCCGGCCGGGGTGGAGACCCGTGCCTGGCTGGAGCACCGGTGGATGTTCACGCGTACGGGGTTGATGCAGACGGCGCTGCTGGCTGATGTTGACCTGGCCGAGTATGAGCGGGTCCAGCGGCAGGCTGGCCGTTGGTACGGGCCATGGCAAAGTCTGTGAGATCCACAGGTTGCTGATAATCCCATGTGTTGGCTAGGATCGCACATGTGAGCATGTTGGCGGATCTAGACCAATGCCCCCAGGCGATCGGCTGGCACCAGATCGACGTCCGCGGTCGCTGCCACTGGTGCCGCCGACCGGTAGGACCACCAGCACCGTGCCCCACCCGAGGGTTCACCCGAACCAAGGCCGACCTGGCCTACCGCTACTTCTACGACCCGGACTTCGGCACCAACAAGGATGACGTCTGGTGAACACCACCTACACCTACTGGGAAGCAGCACCAGCCAACCCGCCCCTACCCGGCACCCGCAAACACTGGGTACTGACCCCCGTCGAACCGGTTACCGACATCCTCTACATGGCCCGCCTGGCCCGCGCCGAACTGTGGCACATCCTCGACGAACTCGTCGGCGACGAACCGGGCTGGTGCATGGCCACCCGAGCCGGTGACCCGAACCTCACCGGCGGCCCCGTCGGCCAGGTCGACGTCACCGTTGCTGACCCCGACTCCACCCCCACCGTCCGCTACCAAATGAGCGGTAAACCCCAATGACTGCTGCGGTCACTACGCCACCGCGCTACTTCCTGCGTTACGGCAGCCGGCCGTGGCGGGAAGTCGACGAGCTTGGCTGGGTAGCAGCGGAACGGCAATGCGGGTTTGGCCTCCACGGTGTGATTAGCCCTGTCACGAACGGGTTCTCTTGCACTACCGGGCAGGGCCCGATCCGCGGCCGGGTCGTCTACGACATCCTCGCCGTCGTCGGTAGCCGCCACTGGGACGGTGTCCCATACGGTCTCATCAAAGCCCAGGAAATCATCGAAGCCCGGCTTGGCTACGGTCATGACGGACCCCGCCTCGACGCCGTCGTCTCCGGCCACGCTGTCGGCATCGACCGCCTCGGCGAAGACATCGCCGAAGCCCTCGACCTCGTCGTCATCAGCCACCGTTTCCACGGCCCCGGCGGCTACCGGGAACGCGACGAGAAGATAGCCCAAGACGCCACCCGCGGCTTATGTATCCGCAGCTCGACATCAAAATCCTATGGCAGCGGGTGGACCGCTGAAAGAATAGAACAACTCGGCAAACCGATAGAAAGGATCATGTTGTGAGGCGGTCTAAAGGTGCCAACGCCAATGGTCCCAGCACTAACGGAAACGGACCGGGCAGTGTCGATACGACCCGTCTCGGCATTGTCATCCGCGTCCACCACCGCTTCTACCCGTAAGGGAAATCCCCAATGAGGGGTAATACCTGTCATGGCCCGAACCTGATGCGAAAGAAAGCGTCGGTAATTGCTCCGCTGCCCGTCGGAATGAGGCATCCGTAGATGCGGAACGGGAGGTGCCGGTAATGCCATGGAAGCCGGTACCTGGCCAAATTAGAATTGTCAACCAGCGGATACCAACGGATTTCGCCGACCTGCTGGTCGGCCTGTACGTTACCGGCCGGCTCCGGAAAGACCCCAACTACGCCTTGCTGAACGCGACCCTCGCCGAGGCGAACAGGAAGGGCTGGACGTCAACATCGCTCGCTGAGCCGCTCGGCGTAACCCGGGAACGGGTCCGGCAACGAGTCACCGCCACCGGGACCAACCCTCTCCCCGTTGACGACCTGCCGGACATCCCAGACCCGCCCCGTTTCGCCGAGCCACCACCAGGACCGGTGCAACCAGACATCACCGACGGCATGGCCGCCTGGCTACGCCACATGTCCGACACAGCCCGCACCGTCAACGGCATCACCCCACTCGACGACCCGGCCCGCGGCGTCAGCGAAGCCTACACAGCAGTACTGGCCGACCTATACGACCGAGGTGTCCCAGCCCGCCGGCTCGCCGACGCCGTGGGGGTAACCAAAGGCGCCATCGTGTTCCGGCTCCGCCGCCACGGCTACCGCCACTCCGCCCCATCCCAACCCGTCTACCGGCGCATCCTCGGCGGCTTCCCACGCCGCCAACCCGCCACAGACGCCCTATCCCCCGGTGAACGCTACGAACAGTGGCTCAAACAACAGGTGCAGCTATGATAATTAGGCAGAGAGTTGAGGCCGCCCCACACGTCTACGACGGTCCGCCTTTCCACCCTGGCCGGTGGATATGCGAAGGCTGCGGCGAAGACTGCACCACCCCCAGCCTGCAATGGCCCGACATGGGCCCCGCTCCTTGCCGCTGCTGCCACGAATATGTGACACAGCTCAAGGAACCGATGTGACCGTCTCGCTCAACCCAGTCGACGTCGAAAACAATATCCGCACCATCTCGGACCGGATAGCGAAAGGTGTTTCGGTCTGCGACGAACGCTACCGCGGATTCCTGACCGCCGACCACCAATACGACTTGGCCTACGCCAGCGCCTACCTCGGCGCCACCGGTCCGCAGCATGAACGCAAATACCACGCCGAACTTGCCACCGCCCGGCTACGGCAGGCACGCGACGTCGCTGACGCCGCCTACCGGTACGCTGACCGGCAAGCCAAAGCCCTCGAAGCGGAACTACGCGCCATGCAATCGATCAACAAGTCGGTGATGGGTATGTATGGAGCCGTGGGGGTGGTGGAGCGTTGATTGTTTGCGCACTCATAGATTGCGATCGGCCATGTCATGCCAGCGGATACTGTGGCATGCACTATGCACGATACCGGCGGACCGGTAATCCGGTAACCGTGACTCGCACGTCAACTCTTGACTCATTCTGGTCGAGAGTTGACAAATGTGCCGTGGGTGGTCACTGGCTATGGACCGGTCCTGTTTTACCCAACGGGTATGGCCAGATCGTTACTCGAAAGAGGTTGACTGCGAGTGGTACTAGGCTTGCCCATCGGGTGTGTTGGGAGCTTATCCGTGGCCCCATCCCGGAGGGGCTTGTGCTTGACCACTTGTGTCGAGTATTGCTGTGTGTCAACCCAGACGATCTAGAGCCTGTTGAGCTTCAAGAGAACGTACGTCGTGGTCTCCATGGGGTACTTCGGACTCATTGTAAATATGGGCACGAGCTTGTTGGAGACAATGTTCTGTACGACCACCGACGGAATTGTCGTCGGTGCCGGACATGCCAGAGGTCGGCTGAGGGGCGGTATAAGGCTCGGCGCCGAGCGGCGACGGCGTGGGGGGTGGAGGAGAAATGATGAAGAAGATTGCCATGTGGGCATTCATCGTGTTCGTGATCTTCTTCGTGGTAACTAGCCCGACCGTCGCCGCGAACGTGACGAAAGGTATTGGGACTGTCCTGCTCGGCGCAGCTGAGGGGTTCGGCGAGTTCTTTACCAGATTGTTCAGTTCTGGAGCCAGCATCCGGGCCATGTATTCTGTCGCGGGGATCGGGGAGCGATGAACGACGACAACAACTGGCTCTTTCGGGACTGTGCACACGCAGTCGCTGCCACCGCCAAATGTCGACGGTCAAAAGTCGGCGCAGTCATCGCCGACCGTGACAACATTCTGTTGACCGGATGCAATCGGATACTTTCCGACGGACCGAGCTGCCTGGACGGCGGCTGCCCACGAGGCCTCGCCGACTACGATACGGTGCCAGCTAAAACATCCACCGAATCCGGCCCCGGGAAGTGTATTGCCATCCACGCGGAAGCCGCTGTTATCGCCTCCGCCGCAAAGCTCGGCATCCGACTATGGGACACCACGATGTACGTCACCAAGGAACCATGCGATACATGCGCCCGATTGATCCAAGCAGCCGGAATCAGGAACGTGGTGTGGCCCTAACATTCGAGCATGTCCATCTATATGGTCGGCCTGGGCATCGGGTCGCTACGGTGGAGATCCCGGCAATGGACCCACCGGCCGAGGTACTACTGTTCGACGGCGAGTTCTACCACCAGATCCTGGACAGCAACGCCTACACCCGGTGCGTGGTTTGGCCCGTCCACAAGGAGGCGACGATAGGGACATGACCTACTGCGTGACGTGTCCACCGGGCCGTAACCGGATCCCACGCCGCGGCCTCGTCTGTGACGGCTGCCGAAGCTGGCTGGCCGGCATGCTGTCCGAACTACCCAGCTACGTCGCCGAGCTACTGATCCGCGAACCGGTACCCGACGCCGCACCACACCGGGCCGGAACAGACCCGGTCGCCGAGCTGCTACCGGCCGCCTCGGTTGCGTCAAAGACAGGCGCACCACGGGTTTCAGGTTCCCGGGAACGACCAGCCCCAACGTCAGTGAACGTCATCGACCTGACCTCGAACCCCCGCTACGGCTGCGTGCACGACGAGTACGGCGACCAGGTCGGCGAGCACGCGGTGTTGACAATTCTTGACACCTGGGTTCGTGACCTCCGCCGCCACCGCAGCAAAGGCGAACGTCTCCCCACCCTCACCGTCGACCAGCTCGCCAACTGGCTGACAGTCCGCATCGACGACGCCTGCGACACCTTCGAACCGATCACCGACCTCGCCGACGACATCCGGCATCTCCACAACGCGCTCCGCGCCCACCTCGGCCTAGCCGGCCCCGACGTCGACCTGAAAGAAGGCGTCTCCTGCTTAAGCTGTGACCATCAGGAGCTTTACCACCACGCCGGAGGCAAGTTCGTCGAGTGCGGCAACTGCCCCGTACTCCTCACCCTCGACGAGTTCGACCGCTGGGTACGGCTGTCCGCCACCAGCCTCGTCTACCTCCGCGGCACAGCCTGCGAAACCTGCAACCGGCACCAAATGTACCGACTCAAAGGCACCGCCATGCCCCGCTGCGGCTGGTGCGAATGGCACACCATCATCAAGGAAGCGGCATGACGAAACCCGACGAATGGACAGTCACCGCCTGCTACACAGTTGCCGGCACCGTAAAGTTCATGGAACTCACCGGTGTTACCGCGCTGCTTCAGATACTTCCGAACGGTGACGGCACCTGCACCGGCTCAGTCGAAATCAAAGACGCGACCAACCATGTTACGGAAAGCCTCCTGGTGACCAACTGCATGTACCTGCACCGCACCCGGGCCGACCTAGTCGCCGAAACGCCGGCCAAGCCCCCAGCTGACACGTCATGGATACAAACCACGGAAGGACGCGAAAACCGTGGCCAGCGGGAAAAGGAGGCGACCACCGAGTGAAGGTCTATATTTCGGGTGCGATCACCGGCCTGCCGCTGGAGGTGGCCCGCGCGGCGTTCGCCGCCGCCGCCGTCAGCCTCGCCGCTGAGGGTCACACGCCCGTCGACCCGGACGACGTGCCGCCGTACCCCGGCTGCGCCTGTCCCAACGCGACCGGTGACGGCGGTACCGGATCTGGTCACGCATGGGGGTGCTACCTGCGCAACGACCTGGCTGCACTACTGGACTGCGACGCGATCCTCATGTTGCCCGGTTGGGAATCGTCGCACGGGGCACGGTTGGAACTGACCGTGGCGTCAGCGGTGGGCCTGCGGGTGCTGTGGTCGGTGCCGCAACGTGAGGCGGTGACAGTGTGACCGAGTTCGTCGTCGATGAGTGCCGGTCATGTCAGGCGAAGGTGATCTGGGCAGTGACGACCAGGGCCCGGCCAATGCCGGTAGACGCGGAACCAGTGCCCGACGGTAATATCCGACTGGAGCACCGCGGCGAAGGCACAACTCCACTAGCCCGGGTACTGACGACCACCCAACGGTTCGGGCTGACGTCACTACGCAAATCACACTTCGCCAGCTGCCGTGATTCAGACACCTGGCGACAGAGGCCCGGCAACCACCGTGGGTAAGGTTCCCGAACACCTACGAGGCGACGGACCGTGCCGGGACTGCGACACCACCAAAAACATCATCTGGTTCACCGACAACGTGTTATGGAACGAGGTCATGGCGTTCCCCGAGGTCGGTTCCAACGACCCGGGCGGGATCGTATGCATTCCGTGCTTCGTCAGACGTGTTGACAGGGCCGGGCTCTGTCCTACCGGCTGGCGGCTACTACCCGACTGGCACTGGGAAACCCGTGAGGAGCAGGCTGCCCGGCAGATCAGGTCAGCGTTAAGGGCCGACAATGTTTTGGATGCCTGAGCAATCCCACGATCCTGGCTACGCCGACGGGTACCGGGCTGGTCGAGAGGCCGCAGCCGGACTCGAACCGGCGTAACCACGTTTTGCAAACGCGTCCCTCAACCACTCAGGCATACGGCCAACCACCTATTCAGTCCCACTCCCACAGGGCACAACGTCGATGCCGCGGATCAGGCACAACCACATCGTCGACATCATCCCCCCGCACAGCACGTAAAGTCACCGCCGCAGCCCGCCACGCCGCCCGTGCGCCACGCTCCTGCAAGTTCGCCGCAAACCTGACATGCCGGCCCCGGCCAAACAACTTCCGACCCCTGACCGTGTAGTACGACGGGCTCACTGGCCACCACACACACCCAGCCTTTGCGCCAGGGCGCGGCCACCGCCGATCCATCCGAGGCCGCCGCGGCGGCTCCACCGGCAGATCACACTCCACATACCGATCCACCCGCTGCCACCTACGCCGCGGCATATACTCCGGGCAATGCAAACCATGCACCGGCTTCCACCACCGACCAACCCACCACGGATCAGTCTTATCCGTCCTAGACATTCCCGGTAACCCCAATGGGCTACCCACACACCCTGTGCAGGAATTACACCACCTAACACATGGCCAGCTCCTTCCAGATAGCATCCATGCGCCCACGAGAGGAATCGAACCTCCGACACCCAGATCCGGATTCTGGTGCTCTATCCACTGAGCTACGAGGGCATAGGCGACGGGAGGCAGGTGCACACCGCCTCTTCAGAACATACGGAGCAGGTGCTAGCCAACCCACCGTCCTACGACCCCGTCAGAGCCGCGCCGTACCTGTCCCCGGACTCGAACCGAGAATGCCCGAAGGCGGCGGAGTTACAATCCGCTGAGCGACCCCACCGCTCACGACAGGCATGGTGTGACTGAGCGGACTCGAACCGCCGATCTCCGGGGCCACAACCCGGCGCTCTAACCAACTGAGCTACAGCCACCATGAACTAACGTACCCGCGACAGGACTCGAACCTGTATACACCTTTTTGTAGGAAAGGAGCTGGACCAATTCAGCTACACGGGCTTGCGTGCGCCACGCCGGAGTCGAACCGGAACAACACCTGTTTATAAGACAGGCTCCGCCGACCGGACGGACCGTAACGCCTTGCTCCCTCACCTGGAATCGAACCAAGATCAGCCGGTTAACAGCCGGCCGCTCTGCCTTTGAGCTATGAGGGAATGAGTAGAGCCGACGGGATTCGAACCCGCGCAACTGCCTTGAAAGGGCAGCGACCTGGACCGCTAGTCGACGGCTCCGTGCGCTGTGCGGTCCCCACCAGGGCGAAGGGAATCGAACCGGCCGCACAACTAGGTCCGGAGACGACGCGTTCGCCTCCTCGCCGTGTGCCCCGACCTGGATTTGAACCAGGGACCTCCGGTGTGTCGAACCGACGCTCCACCGCTGAGCTACCGGGGCTTGTGTTGAAAATTGGGGCGCTAGTTTTTTAGGCATAGGCTCGACCATTGGAGTGCCGCACTTAACTTTACGAACCTACTCGGAAACTAGCAAAACCGGTGCGTGCGCCGCCAGGGACTTGAACCCTGAACCCTCGCATTAAAGGTGCGCAGCTCTGCCAATTGAGCTAACGGCGCCCCGTGCCCCCGCCGGGAGTCGAACCCGGAATCTTCGTCTTAGGAGGACGATGCTTCTCCATTAAGCTTCGAGGGCTTTGCGGGCCCGATAAGTCCGCAGATACTCACGTTGTAACTGTCGTTTGATTGACCGACAGGTTTCCGCATGGACATCGCCATACGCCGTTGCCACATCCATCCGCCCTCGACAGTGTTCGTGTTATATGACACGGCTTACATCGAAGGTCGCACTTAGCTAATTCGCTTAGAAACCTTGCTCGACTTACCTTCCATAGGGCCTCGCCCATTTCGAGAGTCTTCTCTTCTCGCACTCTGTGGTCGAATTCAAGGTTCTTTGAAACTCCGCAGTCAATACATACTCCACCTAGAAGGCGCATGCCTTCCGCGCGTCGCGCGTGATAGCGTTGACGTTGGTACTCACGCATGTATTCGTTGGTAGCCATGTTCCCCGGGTCGGATTCGAACCGACATCTCGCGCCTTAGAAGGACGCTGCCCTCTCCAGTTGGACCACCGGGGGTTAGTGCGTGCGCCGCCCGGGATTCGAACCCGAGACCCGAAGAGTAAGAATCTCCTGCTCTGACCAGACTGAGCTAGCGGCGCGTATCACGCGGAAGCGGCGAGGCTCGAACTCGCACGGGGGTTAGCCCTAACCGTTTTCAAGACGGCAGCCGGTAGTCCTCTCTCGGCTTACGCTTCCAGTTTGTGCCAGCGCCCCCACCGGGCATTACGATCCCTGCACATGAGGACGTCGAAGAAGTTGTCGATGGCGACCTGGACATGTAGTGCCCTGATCGCAGGGGTGTTCTTCGCGTGTGCTGGCGGCGGAGGTAGTCAGAACGACAAGGTAGAAGGCATAGTGCAGTCCCGGCTACATGCAGGGGTGACCTTTCGGCTGACCATTAGGACCGACAACGGACCTAGAAATATCACGGTGAGTCGGCAGGTGTGGGATAACTGCCCTGAGGATTCGGTGTACCCTAAGTGTGCTAACTAATCGGTGATGCCGTCGTAGGCCTCGGGGATTGCTATGTAGACCTTCACGTCGGGCGTGCGCGACTCGAACGCGCGGCCTCTGCCTCCCGAAGACAGCGCTCTGCCAAACTGAGCTAACGCCCGTTACTACTCGACATGCTTCCAGCTCCGTCGAGCGCAACCAAACTCGCGGACCGGATGGGCAACCTCTGCTGCGACCGCCGCTAAGCCTCCTACTGGTCCCGCACCCCCAGAGAGATTCGAACTCCCGACTCCAAGATTCGTAATCTTGTGCTCTATCCGCTGAGCTATGGGGGCATGGTGCCCGCCTCGCCGCTTCCGGTGCGGCGTGCGGGCTGGCCTATGTGGGCGCCGCCAGGAGCTGGTCAGCCAAACCAACTCCGGTTTCCCTTTCGCGGTACGCGTCCCGGCCGGAAAGTGGGGCCGGATGGAATCGAACCACCGACCTCCGAGTTATCAGCTCGGCGCTCATCACCTACTGAGCTACGACCCCATTGAGGAGAGAGCGGGATTCGAACCCGCGCTACGAGGAGAAAACCCCGTAGACCGCATTAGCAGTGCGGCGCCATCAACCAGACTCATGCCATCTCTCCAATTGCAACTGCGCGCGCCCCGTACCGGATTTGAACCGGCGATCTCCGCCTTGACAGGGCGGCGTCCACTCCCAACTGGACCGACAGGGCATGAGCGGGTAATACCGTGCCCGAGACAGGCCTCGAACCTGCACTCCCGAAAGAACCAGTTCCTAAGACTGGCGTGTCTGCCAAATTCCACCACTCGGGCGTGGACCCTGTCCGACTCGAACGGACCACCTCCTGCTTGCAAAACAGGCGCTCTACCAGATGAGCTAAGAGCCCTCGGAGCCAACGGACGGGATCGAACCGTCTACCTCCCGTTTACGAGACGGGCGCACATACCTTCAGTGCTGCGCTGGCGGGCGCTCGCCGCGACGGCAAAGTGGTTGCTCCGTCCGCGAGCATTCGGTTCACCCCGGCACCTATAGCCATCCAGGACGGCGGCGGAGTCCTGGATGGCATCAACCGGGTAGCACGGAGTGTCCACCGTGGTACTCCACCCACCGACAGGGATTTGGAAGGAAACGACCTGACTTCTCCGCCGAAGCCTTTCGTTCCCCGCTTTTACAGCTCGTCGTTGCGGACCGTGTCCACGAACGCCTGCCAAACATCCGGGGCGAACCACAACGCCGGCCCGTCCGGGTCCTTCGAATCCCGAACCCCTACCAGTTCGCCGGCCGGCGCGAACTCGACACAGTTCGCCGTGTCCGAGCTGAAGCTACTCTTCCGCCACGACAATGACTTCGTACCCACCCTTGTCCTCCCGTTTCAAAGTAGTAGAGAGAGCCGACGATCGGATTCGAACCGATTACCTCTGATTTACAAGAACAGCGCTCTAGCCTAGTGAGCTACGTCGGCATGGTACGGGACGGACGATTTTGGTTAGCGGCCCGCCCGTCCCGCTTTCTTCAACCGTTACTGACGGAGAGCTTTCAGATCGTGATGTCGTTCGGCCGGATTGCGGTGGGCTACACAAAACCCTTCCGCGGTGCTGCGTGGCCTACTACACGAATGCTCCTTGCAGCTCGGTTTTTTCTGGACCGGCTTCCTTCTGGTTCTCATTCAACGATGGATTTGAGTTTTGGCATCCATCAAGCCGCCCTTTGGGGATGTGGTCGTGCCCTCGGCCGGATTCGAACCGGCACCGTACGGCCCCTCAGACCGTTGCCTCTGCCATTGGGCCACGAGGGCAGGAAGCTCGGGACGGAGGACTCGAACCTCCACTAACAGGGCCAGAACCTGTCGTGCTGCCGGAATTACACCAGTCCCGAATGGGGTGGCCGGCGGGGGAACGGAGGACCCCGCCGGCCGGCTCAGATGCGCCGCGCCTTGCCTTACCATGCCCGGCCCCGCCACGGCTCGCCGTGGCTGCCTTGCCCTAGCATGCCCAGCCCAGGCCTACCACGCCGCTGCTGCCAAGCCATGCCTTGCCATACCCTGCCCTGCCCTGCCGAGCCGTTGCCGCCTTGCCGAGCCACGCCCCGCCACTGCTGCCTGGCCTTGCCGTGCCACGCCATGCCTTCGCAGGCCCAGCCACGCCTTGCCAACCCCTCCGCTGCCCTCCGTCTCTCGACGGATTGATACCACCCTAACTCGGTGATTGTCGCAGTGAGGCCCAGGTGACAACCGTCGGCGTGATCAGCAACGGCATCCCAGCCTCGGCCGGTACCCTGTCACCCTTACGCTGATTGCAACGATCACAACTCGCAACCGTGTTCGGCCAGCTGTTCAGCCCACCCCGCGACCGCGGCACAATATGGTCAACGGTGCTGGCGTGGCCACCGCAGTAGCCGCACCGGCGACCATCACGGGCCATCACACCAGGCCTCGACCAGCCAGGGCCCTCAGTCCACCGCCACCTCGGCACCACGTACCGAACCAGACGAATAATTTTCGGCTTAACCCACGGGCCGAAGCAGGGTATGTGTTCCTCCTCGGCTGCCTCATGAACCTCGGCAACCTCCCGGAACAACATCTTGATCGCATGTCGGAGGCTGACCCGGTGCAACGGCCCAAGGTCAGCGTTAAGAACAAGAACACTGCCATCAACCATCAGGATCACCCTCCCTTCGACGGCGACGATCGGAATGGAGCAGATGACCGGGATCGAACCGGCGACCTCGACGTTGCAACGTCGCGCTCTAGACCAGCTGAGCTACATCTGCAACGAGAGCCTTCGGTCGGATTCGAACCGACTGCCTTCGCCTTACCGAGGCGACGCTCAACCTGATGAGCTTCGAAGGCGCAGTGCCCCGGGTCGGATTCGAACCGACACTGTCCGCTACTTGAAAGCGGTGCCTATCTGCCAGTTGGGCTACCGGGGCGGGGTGGAGGGGAACACCAGGGACCTTTCCATGGGAGGCGCCGGCTTGAGCCCTTGATCGCTGCCAGACCTGAGGTGTTCCTCTCCGTTACCCGACTCGGGGGTGTGTACATCACCAGGGCGCCCGAGCCGGAACTGCGTGCCCCAGACGGGACTCGAACCCGCACTGACCGCTCTTTAAGGGCGGTGCTTCTACCAATTGAGCGACCGGGGCAATGCGAGGTAGGCGTAGCGCATTCGCTGCATTTACGCCGCTACCCGATCAAACAACTAGTATCGATCGGTCTCACGACGTTCCTTATCGGCCTGCCTGGTGTCCGTCACCGGATCCCGGATTGAGGGAGCGACCCCCACGACCGGCTGACCTACCTCAACGCTCGGGAACCAGGGCTCGAACCTGGACTACGATATCCAAAGTATCGTGAGCTACCTTATTACTCAATTCCCGATTGAGAGCGGCGCCGGGGAATTGAACCCCGATCGCTGGTTTGGAAGACCAGCGCTCTACTGTTGAGCTAGCGCCACACAAACTACGACTAGGTGTCGTTGTAGCCCGCCGGGGACTCGAACCCCGTCCTGCTCCTGGAGAGGGAGCTGACCTAACCCGTGGTCGAGCGGGCCTTACGTGCTGGCGACGAGGGATGGGAAATCTTCCCGACGGTAGGCGGATAACCGATGCCCTCGTCGCCAACGTGTCCCTCCTCCGGATCGAACGGAGAACCTCCGGTACTTCACACCGGCGCTCTGCCTTCTGAGCTTGAAGGACATGGGGGGTGAGGCTGGCTAGGCCCCAACGGTGAACCGTCCAGACATGCCATCGCTGGCACCCTGGTGGAAATGCCGACGGTTACGACCTGCTTTTGGGTATGTGCCCGATCACTGGTACTGCCGGCATCGTCGGAAGCCGGGGAATCGAACCCCGTGCGTCCTCGTCCCAAACGAGGCCCGGTCACCGTGCCGGTCGCTTCCGTCCGGAGGGCCCAGTTGAACCCTGAGTCCTCCAGCTATTGCCATTCCACTGTGGAATTCTCAAGTGTTGCCGTGTGCGACCCCGCATTAGGGGTGCCGTTCGTGTTACGCACGGGCGACAGGGCTCGAACCTGCAACCGGCGGGTTTGGAATCCGCTGCGCTTCCAGTTGCGCCACGCCCGTATGGAGTTGTAGGTCCTATGAGAAACGCCGCCTGATCCTCGGTTGGATGGCGGCGTTCACGCGTGGTTTCTGCGTCTACGTTCGCCACTTCGGGTTGTGCTGGCGCTTGGATTCCGGGTAGTCGGAGCTGATGGCCGCGGTGGGTAGTCCAGGCAACAGCACCCGCTGGTGCGGGTTTTGCGTGGCTGGCCACGTGATCACGGTTTCGCTCCTCGGTCCGGCACATCAACCTGTGCTATGTGTGCAACCATGCCACATCCGTGTTACGTGCGCCAGCGAGTTTCGGGTCGCGCGTACAAGATTTTTTAGGATCGGATTGAAGTGTCCGGTTGGACCAAAAATTAATTGATCAACTTTCCAGAGTTAATGATCTTGGTTGACTGAGGGGCACAACCACCGGAATATGGCCTGACCAGCGATGCCGTGGCGCTTGACGCCAGCCTCATGATCACGTTAACTGGAAGCTTGGGCATCAGTCTGTCCTGAATCAGGCCCGGGTATCTGCGGGGGTGAAAATCTTGCCCCCCGTGGACTCCGGCGACCCCCGCGAGAAAGTCCTCGTCACCGGCTACGAAGCCGTCCGGCTACTGAAGACGTCCTACGCCGTCATCTGCATGTGGCGCAACCGTGGCCTACTACCTGTCGCCGGCCACGACCGGCAAGATCGTCCGCTCTACCGATGGAGTGACCTCTTCGACGTCGAGGCGTCGACCCGGCAGACCCGATCCCGTGGCCACCGCGGCGGCACCGTCCGCGCCCGCCGTGAACCACCGGAGCCACCCCGTGAGGTGGTCTAGACGCCATATGCCCGTAGAGAAGAAGAAACAGCCCCAGCCCCAGCCGGATGAGCCGCGGGCTGCCCTGACGTTGTATGTGGCCGGCCGGCTCCGTTCCCATGAGCTGTTCCTGCTCGGCGTGTCAGTTCTTACCGGCGGCGCCTACGTGGCTGGTACTCCCCCGGCCGCGTCACTGGCCGCGACTCTCCCACTGTGGCAAATCCGGATCTGGTCGGCGGCGTTGCTGCTATCTGGACTGCTCGGCATTACTGGGATTGTGTGGCAACACTACCGGGTCGAGTTCGGGTTGAGCCTGGAGCAGGCCAGCATGCTGATAGGGGCGGGCGCGATCCTGCTGTTTTGCATGGCCGCGTTCAGTTACGCCGGATTGCGCGCATTGGCCGGTGGTCTGGTGTATGCGGCGTGGGCCGGCGCTAACTTGCACCGGGCCTGGCAGATCCGCCGAGATCTGGCCGGGCTATGAGTAGCGTTACGGTCCTGGTCACCGTGCTGGCTGCCCTACTGGGTGGCACCGGTCTCGGGACACTCGTGTCCGCCATGTCGTCGCGGCGCACCACTAAGGCTGACGCTACCCGTACCTATACCGACACCGCTTTGACCTTGATCGCTGCGGTCAAGGATGATGCTGCCGACGCCCGTGCTGAGGCGACCGAGGCCCGGCGGGAGTGCGCCGAGGTTCGGCGGGAGGCGTCCGAAACCCGCCGAGCATTGATGGCGATCAATAACGAGGCGGCCCGGATCGAACGTCAACTCAACGACTGCGCCGACCGGCTGGCGAACCTCGTCGGCATGATCCGTAACCCCCTGACGACCATGGAAGACTTGCGTCAGGAGATTGTGGATGAGGCGTAGGGCCTAGCACTACGTACGTGATCTTGTTACGATCGACAACGGTTGCCGGCGCGACCAAGTCTAAGCGCACCGCTTGTATAGCGCCGGCAACTCGATGCGGGATAGACCAGTTGGTAGGTCGCCGGGCTCATAATCCGGGTCATGCATGGGTTCAAGTCCCATTCCCGCTACAAATTCAGGGTGTCTCCGATGGGCGGACCGAAAGCATGATCGGGTATCTTTAGATCGCGCCGAGGCGTAGGTTTTTGACCACCTCTTTCTGGAGGATTGTTAGTTCTTCGAGTTGATCTGCCGCTCGGTTGAGTTTTTCCTGAGTCAATTCGTTTTCCTCGTTGAAGGGGTGTGACCATGTTTTTGACTCATCCGCCGCCTCCGCCGCAGCCGGATCCGCCGACGCAGCCTGGTCGTGATGGCGACTAGTAAGCCGATGTGTCCGCAGTGCGGTAAGCGGATTGATCGGTTGCAGCGGAGTTTCGGTGTGGCCGCGCCGTATCCGTGTTTCCACTGGTTGAGTATTCCGCAGGCGTCGGCGTTGGTGGCTAGCGCGCGGAGCACGTAAGCCACCTACCCCGAGGTTAGTCGTCGGTGATAATGGCGATTACGGTGATGATGATGGTGGCGATGATGCCGGTTATCGCGACCGCGGCCATGCCGTCGGGGTTCTCGATCCGTTCGGTTGCCATGTTCACTGTGATCGCGATTGCGACTACCGAGACGATGATGCCGATCCATCTCGGTATGAGGTTCCACCTCGGTATGTTGTTCATCTAGAGTCCTCCACTTCGGGGATGGCTATTGTGGTGGCGCTGGGCCGGTAGCGGGCGGTGGCGGCACGTCGGGAGACCTGTTGCCGGGTGACGTTGAGGGCCAGGGCGAGCGCTGACGGGGTCCAGCCGGCTTCGGTGGCCCACAGCAGAGCAACGTTGAGCCGGTCACCTGACAGTTCTCTCAGGGCTGCGGTGAATGGCCATGGCATGGTTTCGTACTGGGGCCACCGTCGTTGCCCGTGCCGGCCTGGTGGGTTGCCGCGGGTGCCTGGCCGGCTGATGGTGACGGTCATGGTGTGTCGGCTATGTCGACGGGGAGCCCTTCGGCGCGCATCTGGTCGACGACCGGCTCGTACTCCGCGGATAGCAGTTCCCTCATGTGGGCTATGCGTTGGTCTGCGGCGGCTCGCCGTTCAGCTGGTGTGGGCCGGGTGATGATGTGTTGCCACAGCCACATCGCTACAACGCCGGGGATGGTAACGGGCCAGAAGGCACCGGTCCAGAATGGGCCGGCGAACGGGTCGCGAGGGGGGCCGATCCGGACGCCGTTGGTGCCGATGTCCTGGATGGCGTTGCGACCATTTTCGTCGATGAATTTGACGAACGTCCGGCGGGCTACGATCCCGCCGACGATCAGATAGCCCGAGGCAGCCAACAACCAGATCATGATCTTTAAGGGTTCCTTTCCGGTGGGGCGCCTTCAGCTGCGATGGCCTGGTCGATCAACGCAAACACCTGCCCGTCGGTGGTGTCGGGATTGTCGTTGAACTCGATGGCGTTGTCGTGGCGGGTTGTGAACCGTGCACCCCTGTTGAGGATGTGTAACGTCCGTATGCTGAGTTCGAGCTGGCTGGTCGGGGGGGCCAGGTACGTGCCGGTTGGGCTGTGCATGCCGACAGCAACGTCTATGGCGCCGACGAGGCACACCTTGCCGTAGTGGAAGCGGGTGCGCCGTATGCGGCCCTGCCGTTGCAGGACTTCCTTCGTCGCTTGTAGTGCTTCGATTACGTTGGTTGGAAGCGGACGATTGTCGTTCATGAGTCGGTTATCTCCTCGGGGATGGCTAAGTGGTCCTGAGCGGACCGGGCGGCCAGCAGTGTTCCGGGGAAGTGGAACACTGCCGACCACCCCGCCGGCTCAGTCGATGACTAGGCCGTGGTGCCAGTCGACGTGAACCGTGTTGGTTCGGGCGACGACGTGTTGGCCGGTGAGTACGTCGGTGACGGCGGTCATGCCACCGCCCCAGAACACGAGCGCTACCGGGGTACGTGCAGGCAGGGTGATGGTGGGGTCGCTGTTGTCGGCGACGTCCTCGACGAGCCGGCCGAAGACGATTGGTTGCAGTTTGGCCCGCAGCTCGGCTGTTGTTACTTCGGCGTTCAGGTGTATCCATTTGGCGTGAAGGGTTCTATCGTCGATCATGAGCGGTTGGTAGCCTGACTGCATTGCGTTGATGACGACGACACCCGGTCCCCAATGCTGCACGCTGACGATGTTGTCGGCGGTGAGGGTAGGCCCGTCCGGGTTTTCGACCGGTTCCAGAAGACGCATAAAAGTAACGGGTTGGAGTCGCCCTCGTAGCTCCCCGGTGGTTACCGGCCACCGCGTAGGTGTGGGCTTGACTGGGGCAGTTTCGCTGACGCGGGCAGTCTGGTAGTTGACAGCATCGTGCATGATGATCTCCTGTTCGTGAATTTCGGCAAGCTATAATTGTCGATGGAGCCGGATCTTCGGATGCGGTGAGTGGTGCGGCAGCAGCGGTGAGGCGAGGCGTGGCTGGGCTCGGCCCGGCCCGGTCCGGCTGGGCGCGGCGTGGCAGCAGCGGCAGGGCACGAAAGGTCAGGTCGAGGGGGAGGGCGTTTTCAGAGAAGGTTGCCCTTTTCTCGACCTGACCTTTCCTTGCTTTAGCTCAAGATCCATTGGGGTGGTGACCAAATATCATTGGACGGGACGGCGGTGTATCCGGGTCTGACGGGCTCGTAGACACCGAGGTTGGTCGCGGCGGCCCTTCGCCGGCCTAGTTCGACCCAGGGGCCGATGGCGGCCATCGAGGCGGTTGACCAGTCTGCGACGGCTGCGTCGAGGTTCATTCCGTTGGCGAGTCGGCCGGCGAGGCAGTGGACTTGGCCGATGCCGGCGTTGAGTCCCCAGCCGGTTTGTAGCCGAACGGTTTGGGCGGCGTCGCCGACGAGAGCCGCGTGAGCGTTGCCCAGTGGCCAAGCGGTCTGCTTGGCCAGTGGTAAGTCGATGATGGGAATCCCCATGATCTGGTCGGTGTCGTGGACCACGTCGCGGAACTGTGCCGGTAGGTATGCGGTGGCGAGCGCGTCGATGGTTCGCCTGATCAATGGTGTGATCTGTCCGGAAAGCAGGAATGCGTGTTCGGTGGGTGGCTTCCCGACGATCCGGGTGAACGCCGCTTCCGACATGTTGGTGGACAGTTCCCAGTATGACCGGCCATCGTTTTTGATTGGCGCGGTGATGGAGAACAGTATCCCGCGTGGCGTGTCGTAGAACCGGCTGAACCCTTCGATCGCCGAGTTCGTGGGTAGTTCGATCAGGCCTCGCCACATGCAGTATCCGCTGTAATGCAGGTGGCGGGTCGGGTCGAGTAAAGCCCGGCCGGTGGATTTGCGACCGTCGGCGAAGACGACCAGGTCGGCTTCGTCGGTGTGGCCTTTCGTGAAGGCGAGCTGTGCCCGTTCGCCGTCGTGGTCGAGGGCGACGAGCCGATGACCGAGTTGGATATCGACGAGCTGCCCGAGCGCGTGGTGAAGTTTGTCCCAGGATGTAACCTGCCCCGGCAGGGTAGATCGTCCCCGCTGCCTGGGTTCGACACCACCGTCCATGTCCCAGGAGATGGTGTCCCGCGAGTCGAGCGCGACGGTCGAGGCGACGTCGACACCGGCGTCCTTGAGGATTTCGATGCCTTGCTGACGGAGGCCCATCACACCACCGGACTGCGGGTGCGGGGTGCGGGACGCTTCGTACGTGGTGACGTCGGTGAAGCCGTGCCGGCGGAAGGTCAGTTCCGCGGTCGGGCCGACCAGTGAGCCGCCGATGACGGCGATCTTCAGCTGCCTCATGGTGTTACCTCCGGGCTAGGTGGGATGGCCGCCCAGTGGGCGGTAGCTGTTTGTTCGATGAGCGTTTCGATTGGCACCGAACGGGTGCGGGGGGCTTCGGGCCATTCGGCGGGGTTGATAGGTGCCCGTTTCGCGGTGCCGGCGGCGGCCCGGTAGTGGGCGGCGAGTCGGCGGGTTTGCCGGCGGGTGTGTGACAGTGGCCGGGTTTTGGTGCTGGCCTGGTCGAGGGCGTCGGCGAGGTGGCTGGCTTCGAATGCCCATAGAGTGTCGGCGGCGATGAGTCGCCGGGTTCGCCATGGCACACCGGCTGCGCGGAGTACCCGTAGCGCGAACATCCGTTCCCTGGTTGTTAGTTGCACGGTGACGGCGGGTCGGGTGTAGTCGTCGCCGGTCATGAGATTTGGCCTTGGGCGGCGGCGACGAGTGCATGGGCTTCCTGTTCGGGGGTGTAGGTCGGCGGGTAGCTACGCCGGATCTGGATGGCGATGGTGAGGTAGGCGAACTGCTGGCGGCGTTGTTCGGGGCTGAGGTAGTCCTGGGCGAGGTCGGCGGCGGTGAGGTCGATAATTTTGGTGATCTCGGCGAGGGCGTCCGGGCTGCCGATGAGCATGTTGGTCATGGCTGCTTTCCCCTTTACCGGTTGCGGGTGAGCCGGATCGATCCGCCGCGTTCGATGACGTCGATGAGGTTGTCGGGGACGCTCCTGTTGTCGTTGATCCAGCGGCGTAGGCATCGGTTGTGGCCGTTGGCGTCGCGGATGGCCCAGTGTTGGAGCAGGTTGCCGAGTAGTGATCCGGTGAACAGGACGACGAGTGTGAGCACGACAAGGATGGCCATGGGAAACCCCCTGGGATGGGATGGGATACATGGCAAACCATACATCTCACGGGATGCTGTGTCATCCACAGGTCCATAAAATTTCAGATGCCGGGAGTCGAAGCCGGCTACCATAGATGCATGGACATGCCGGAGGTCACCGATCATTGGGTTGACCAGCACAACGCCTGGAAAGCCCGCCGCGAACGCCTACGCGCCGACCGCATCGACCGTCAGCAACGCCGCGCAGCAGGTCTACGCCACCGCCACGCCGCGAAACTAGCCAACAACGACAAAAAGGCCGCCGTCCCGGAGGGATCCGAGACGGCGGCCTCTTCTGTCGCGAGGGGTCGGTCTACCTAACCCTACGCGTAATCGGGTAATGGGTCGTCCTCGGCGTGGATTCGGTCATTCGGGTTTACTCCGTTCTGTCTCCCGGTCGGACGCCGGCTGCCCACCCGCCGCGTTTCGTGCGCCGGGCCGGTTCCTGATCTTCGGCGAACCGTTGCGCCAGCTCGAAGGTTCGGTGGCCTTCCTTCGACCACGCCTCGGTCAGCGCTTCGGCGATCTCGTCGGCCCTGTCGGGTGCCATCGCCGCTGACCAGCCGCGCGGCCCATCGGTAATCAGATGTCGGAGCCCGAGGCCGGTCGGTATGACGCTGCTCAGTGCTTCGGCGGCCTGGTCCCGTTCGGCTGCGGATAGCCGGACCATGACCGGTCCGTCCGATGACCCCCGTTGAGCCGTCGGGCGGGGCACGAGCTTGTCCGGGTCGTAGCCGGCTTCGGCCTCGTCGGCGAGCTGTTCGACTAGCTCGTTGGTCAATTCGACGCCACCGGACGTACGAAGCGGCTCGTCGGGGGCGGTGGGTTGAAAGCGGCCGTGTTCGTCGCGTTGACGCGGTTCGGCTGCCACGTGCCTACCTCGTTTCGTTGCCAGTCGGAGGGTGATGTAGGCGTCGGCGGTTTCCCGTAGCCACCGCGGCCGGCCTGCTGTTTGAGCATCGGGCGGCGCGTCAGCTACCGGCAGGTCCGTGGTCAAGGGTCGGCCTCGGCGCCGGTTCCGGTTAGCCCGCTTGTTGTAGCTACGCATCGTCTCGACGGGTAGCCCCAACGCCTCAGCGAAGTAGTGCAGGCTGACGTAGCGGGCCTGTTCAGTCATTAGCGTTTCGCCTCCTTTCGTTTTCCGTGGAAGGGAAGGTGAAGTGTCGTGAGGGACGTGTTCCCCTGGTTTTAGAACCAGTCTTCGGCTTCGTCGGGCTGGTCGCCCCACGAGTCACGGTTAGCGCTCTGGGCCGTTTCGAGCGAGGTGTGGATGATGCCGCCAGCTTCGACGTGTTCGTCGCGGTACTGGATCGCCTGTTCGTCGGCGAACTTTTCGCGTTGGTCTTTGGTCATGTCGTCCCAGTCGTCTGGGACGTTGACGTAGACCCGGTGGATACGTGCGTCGTAGTCCGGGGCGAGGTAAAACTCCAGGATTTCGTTGCTGCTCATTTGTTTCCTCGTTCGATTTGTTGGGGCCGGTTTTCCTACCGGATTGTGATGATGTTGAGGGCGGCTACCGCAGCGACGAGCGCTGCAATGACGCAGACGGTGGTCATGGCTAATAACTCACGTTGACGTCGGATGGTCGGACGATGAGGGTGACCTCGCGGCCCTGGTCGCGGATGATCCGACCCATGACGTTGTAGGTTCTCCCGGCCTCTTCGACCCAGTCGCCTGCGATCGGGATCGCCGCGCCGGCGGGCGCGGTCCAGCCCACGAACGCGGATATGTTGGGTTTGTACTTGAGATGGATGACGGTCACTGTTCCTCCTGTGGGTACATAGTAGGTGGTCCGGGTGGGTCGGGGGTACGGTTGTTGTCAATGCGCCTCCCCGGAGGTGCAGGGCAGCGGCATGGGACGGTTCGGCATGCCAGGGCAAGGCACGGCCCGGCACGCGGTCACGCCCTGCGGATGGTGGTCGGGTTACCCCAGCGTTGCTGGGCTGCCTGCTTAGACACGCCGAGCCGGTCGCCGATCTCACTCCACGAGTAGCCTCGGGTGCGTAGGCCGGCGACAGCGTCGGTCACGGCCTGGTCGATCTCACTGGACAGCGCTATGAGGTCCCGGAGGGTTTCGACGTCCCCGGCCGCGACGCGGCGGCTGTAAGCCCTCAGTACGCGCCGTACGAACGCCCCGTACTCACTACCCTCGATCTCTCGTTTCCGGCGTTTCAGCGTCAACGGGAGCTTGACGTTGTTCCGTGTCGGTGGCCCGGTCATCATCAATCTCCAGTTCCTGACTTACGGCTGAGTAAGCCGGACGGCCGGCAACCTGCGGGGGTTGCCGACCATCCCGTCTACTCAGGCGTTCGCAACCTCGCGGACGAGACTCAAAGCCTTTGCTTTCAACGGTTCGGGTCTAATGAGCGTGCGACCCAATTTCGTTTCCCAGCTACGCGACCGGCGGACGTGGTCGAGGTATTCCCCGGCGCCTTGTACCAACCCGTAGCCGGTGTCGGCGACGTTGGCGGTGGTGTCGCTGGCTAGGATTGCCCGCAGCGCGGTCCGCGCGGTTTCGACGTTGCGGACTACCCGGTCGGTGACCAGGCCGTCGGGCGGCGACGGGATGAATGCGGTGATGAACAGTTCCCGCTGCCTGGGCGTGATCTTGATGTCGAGTAGGTTGGTCATCAAACCTACGTAGTCGGCCATTTCCCGGCGGGCGCCGGTGACGGCCTCACGGGCCTCACTGAGCCGGTCCCGCCAGTTACCCCGGTGCTTGAACGCGAATGTGTTCCCGGTCCGTTCTCCTTCAAGTTCGGCTGCCCGGAACGTGTTGGCGCATACGATCCGGACGGCGGTTGCCCTGAGCACGGCTGCGCCGGGCTGGCCGTGCCGGGTGGTGAACGCGAGGTACGGCACGGTGAGGGTGCCGGCGTCGCCGGGCAGTTCGACGGGTTCGTCGAGGCGGGACAGCGCCCACACGTCCCGGCCACCGTTCAGCACGCCGGCGGTTTCCCATTTGACGTTGGGCTGCGCGAGTACCGCTTCCACGATTTCGCCCATCGCCTGATGGTCGATGATCTTGTATGTGTCTTGGGTGATCCACAACGTCGCGCCGGTATCCGACCTGACAATCCGCTTCCACCCCTCACTAGGGGCGTACGTAGGCTGCCCGTCCTCAGTGATCCCTTGCAGCTCGTACACGGGTTCGCTGATCGGATCCCATTCCAGGCCGGCGAGCTTCCGCGCTTCGGCCCAACTACCCGGGTACTCACCCAACACAACACCTTCCCGGTGCCAGGGCATCGCCCGGACGGAAAACATTGATTCCACATTTGCGGGCATGGTTCTTTCCTTCTCTCTGGTCTGTGGCTGAATAGACCGCGCGGTCAACAGCTGGTAGCTGTTGGCCACGCCGCGCGTTCAGTCGTCGGGTCAGATGTGGGTTAGTCCGCCGATGCGGATGTCCCGCCACCGGTCGGTTTGTACGGTCCATGTGGTTGCCTGCACGACGGACGGGGTCACGGCTAGTTGGCGAGCGGCGGCCCGGTAGACGGTGGCGAACCGCTCATACCAGTTATGCCGGTTGAGCGGGTAGCGGGATTCCCGGTCGAGTACGGATAGCCGTTCCCCGACAGCTACGTCTATGGCGTGTCGGTCGATGCACACGGTGTCGGGGTCGTCGGGGTCGGCAATGAGTCGGTAGAACGCCCGTGTTTTCGGCCCTTGTAGGACGTTGAGGGGTTCGGCGCCGTGGTAGATGGCGGTTGCCCGTGTGACGGACCGGCTGAGGGCACCGCCGTTCAGACGCCCGTCGGCGTACATCCGGGCTGCTAGCCCAAGGTTGCGTGGCCACGACGTTTGGGGGCTTAGGGCAGCGATGATTCCGGCGGCCCGGTTAGGGTGGTCGGGGTCGAGATTCGCGGCGGCCCGCGTGCGCGTCGGCATACCACGCCCGACCAGTGGTTAGCTGGTTGGACGTGGCGCTACGGAACACGCGTTTGATGTTGGCTACCTGCGGTAGGCGGATGGTCATCGGAGCATGGCCTTAAGTTCGGCCTTGACCCTCCGTGCGTCGTCGCCGCGCCATGAGGTTGCGTTACTTAGGAAGTACCGCACGATGTCGTCGGCATGGTCGGCGCCGTACATGTCGGTGAGCTTGTTGAGTTTCGCCATTGCGTTGAGGTACGGGACGGCCGCGTAGTTGACTTTCGGCCAGTGTCGGCGGACGTCGGCCGCCACGACGTGTAGCGGACGAGTGTTGTTGGCGTTGTTAGGCATGGCTGAGTGCCCTCATGCTTTCCTAGGCTGAGTAGTTACCGGGCCTCATGGAGGTACCGGTAGGTGTTGATCTTGTCGGCGACGTCGTCAATAATCGTGCCTATTGCGCGGCCTAGGTTCGGGTCCCATGTGTTCCGTACCTCATCAGCCATTGCCCGAATCTCAGCGACAATGGCGACCCTTTCCCGTAGTGCAGCCATTCGCAATTGATCCTGGCGATCGGTGTTACTGCTCACGGTTTGTTTCCCCTTTCCCGTTGGGCTAATCGGGTGCCCGTGCGTGACGGGCACCCTCCTTAGGTCAACGGTCGCGGTCGAGTTGTGACAGGATGTGGTCGGGTAGTCGGTCAAGTGCTGCGGGTATGTAGCACTGGCAGTCGACGTCCGTTTCACAGCAGTCAATGCAACAGTGACAGAATCCGCAGATATTGGTTACCGGGTCGACCGCGTCGTCGGTAAAACAGACCGGACAGTCATGGCCACCGTAATTCCAATTTCTACTTGTAAAGCCCCACGTCCCGGTTTCCGGGTCCTTAGTCCAGTAGCCATCATCCTTGGATGGCTTCCACGGTGGCTTGAAACCACTGTTGCTATACCATGAGCCCTTATCCCAAATACCGGCATCCTCATTTAGGATGTACGCTTGCTCCCGGTACCGGCGGTTGACGGTCAGGATAACCGCTTTGTTGAACGGTCCCATCCATCGTTCTAGCCGACGTCGGCTCTTGGATTGTTGCATCCCACCCCACATACCGCGCGGAATCAGGTCTTCCGCCACGATGCGGGTATCGGACCGAATGTCGTTCTTAGCCGGTTGCGCTTTCGCCGGGAAGATTCCGTTGTGACCGAAGACGGTCCGCCGGTCGCCGCCCACGATGAACGGGTGGCAGTTGTCTTTGTCGACGATCCCGTGTGTTGACATCCGGGAGTGGAATAGTGCCGGCCCGTCGGGGTTCGCTTTCCGTAGCTCGGCGAACCGGTCGATAGTTTTGTCGGGGTCGAGACTCTTACCGATGATGATCCGACCGTCGGCAACGATGGCGTATCCGAAGCCGTCCTCATTGACCAGTGTCCCGTTGCGTAGTGCTTCCGTGTCCGGCTGGACTCCAGCCGGTAGGTAAGTTAGGAGACACATAGCCGGGCCGCCTCACTGCGAAGCGGGGCGTACTTGTTGGGTAGCCATTGCATGAACGCGGACCATGTCCACCCGTCGTTGCGGAGGATGTCATGGGCGGACAGATGCGCCGTGTACTCGACGGTGGCAGCAACAAGCGCTAGCGCTGCCTTGATTTCATGTTCGTTCAGCGACGACGCAAAGACGCGTACCTCGAATGTTTCCGCGTTTTGCGAATTGATCGCTGAGTAACGCGGGCAGTAGACACTGCCCCCGTACGGGTCACGATCGTTTTTCGCGTAGTGCTTTTGCTGTTGCCGGGTACTTGCATCGAACGGTGCCCAGTCTCTTGACCGGCGCCGCGCGATAGCCTGCACTTCCCGCGCGTTGCGGTAGACAAATTTCATCCACCGGTACACGTGACAGGGGCTAGCGAACCCGGCCCGCGACACGTGCACGTGGATACCGGTCTCTTCCGTTGCCCGGCACCCTAGGTCGTGTAGCTCTCGCAGCATCGGCCACGGGAAGTTGTCCATCGCGTAGGCGTAGGTCATTGGGTGCGTGACCATTTCGAACCCGAGCGATATAGACGAGTCCTCTTTCAGGTACCCGAGGGACCCAAGGCCGTCCGCAGCGATCCGCGCAGCCTGATTGAATCCGTGCCCCGGTGCGGAGATTTCGATTTCCGCGCCGAGAAACGCGGGACCGACCCCGTGGAATTCGGGATACGGCTTGTACGAGTAGCTGTTGATGAGTCCGTTACCGTCGCGGTACGAACCGTCGTCATCGTCGTAGCTGTGGTCGGACACGTCGGGGCACTCGTCACCCGTGTAGTACTCACTGCAATTTTCGCAGTAGGTGACGCACTCGTCGCAATAGTCCCCACCGGGGCCGACGCGGTATTCGATGTAGTGCGGGTACGAGTTGTGACTAGTTGCGGTTACACCGCACTCTTCGCACGCGATGCAACAGTTGGCGCAGAATGCGCCGGACCGGTCGGGCTGGTGGGTGATGTAATCGGGGTAGGTGCCGGGGTAGTCCGCTGTGTTTCCGCATCGGTCACATGTGACCATTGCGAGTGACGTTGGACTGCCGATGTCGTTGTTAGGCATGGCTGAAATGCCTCACGCTTCCTGGCCTTAGGCTGAATAGGCCGAGCGATCATCGACCCTTATGATCGATGATCACTCCGCTTATTCAGGGCCGTACAGAACCGCGTCGATGTCATCGAACGTGATCCCAACCCGGTGGACTATTGCAGCCCACGTGAGAAACGCAACGATGCGTTCCGATTCGGTTGGCGTGTGCCCGGTGACATCGACCAGTGTTCCGGCATAGCCGGAATACCACTCATCATCGATGTACTCCCGGTACAGGTTCCACACTTGCTCTTGAAACGGCATGATGTGTTCCGCTTTCCGGAGGGTGGCTGATACCTCCCCTGACCACACGGGCTAGCCGTGTGGTGTAGGCAAGCGTCAGCGGTGAATCTTGGACACCGCAGCCTTTGTGATCTTGACGGCCAGGGGAAGCATGAGCAGCAACCCTGCAATGGTGAGCAACACTTGATGTCACCCTTTCTTCTGTACGCAATGCCGAACATCGGCAACCTTGATACCGCGCTGTTCTAGCTGGTAGCGGAACGCGTGAGCAGAGTCCGCGCGAACTTCCACGGTCCGCCCGGTACTGCTGAGGATGGCCTGAAAAACCATGGTCGTTTCCTTTCGTGCGTAGGCATCGGTGCGCGGGATGATCCCGTGCACCCATGGGATACGTCGAAAGGGTCCGAACCACTTGCACAGCTACCCGTACCCCGGTGCCTCGCTCTTACGGGTTGACCGCCCATCGGCGGACGACAAGGGTAAGAGGAGCGAGATCACGTGATGCGGGTAGCCATGCGAACGGTTCAGCCGATGCGGGTGTGTGGGCTGAGTTGCGCACGCTGGTAGTGCTGGCCTAGGTGATACCACTTCCGGTACCGCCGATGATGCCGGTACGCGGCACGCGCATCGGTCCGGTAGTCCGATGCGCCGCTCTCGAATGCCTCAGCTATCGCGAGAGCGCGTCGGATCCGTCGGCTAGCTCTCATGGTCGGTACCGTCGGGCTTGATTTCCGGACCCGGAACGTCGGTGTTGGTGCCTGCCAGCGTGTTCCACATGGCGAGCATGGTGCCGCCGGTTTCCTTGTCTGCTGTCTTGATTTGTTCGGTGGTCAACGTGTCCGGGGACACGCCCATCTCGTGTAGTTGGATAGCGGCGAGCATGGCGTACGGTCGCATCCGGTAGTCCGATGCGTACGTGAATCCGTACCAGTTCATCACACGATCGGTGAGTGTTTCGATCACATCGAAACGTGTGATGTGGTCGGTTGCACCGTGCATGGGTTGAGTCCTTCCGTTGGGACAATACGAGCGACCACCCCACGGGGTGATCGCTCGGGTTGACGCAACGGTTAGGGTCGGAAACTTTCGCCCGGTCGAGACAGACTGTCTTTCCAGGCTTTCGGTAGGAAACCTCCGTGTGACAACCACTCGTCAAGCGCTCGTGCTGCGTCAAGTACATCACTCGCTGCGTCGTCCGCGTCGACTAGCTTGATTGCGTTGTCGTACCGTGCGATTGCTTCGCGCATGGTGCGTAGGGTTTCGTTCGGGTCCATTGCTTGCCTCTCCGTTGGGGTAGCCGAACACCCGTGCGAGACGGGTGCTCGATAACGCAACGGGTGGGTCAGCAGTCAACGTTCATGAATGGTCCGGGGTGACTGCCGTACTCAGCGCCGAAACACTGAACCGGCCCCGGTCCCTGCCATCCGATGACAACTCCCCGTTGCCCGTTGGCACCGGAGTAGGTGTCGATCGTGGTGTGCGTTACCACGTACACCACGCTGACAGCACCGATCAGGATGAGCGCGGTCATGAGCATGTGCCGGACACGCTGGCGGATCATGGTTGTCCTCTCCGGTAGCCACCGTGGCTACATGACCGACCCCCGTAAGGGCCGATCATGTGACCAGGGGTGCTACCGGGTAGGCTGCGCGGGATGCGACGTGGCACCGGAGTGGCGCCAGTACGGATCTTTGACGCCGGCAACGTGCTCGATCGTTTCGGAGCAACGCTGACAGGTGCTCGTGGTGTCAATGTGTTCGGTCATGGTTGCCTTTCTCGTGACCACCGTGGCCACAGCACTACACCCGTTAGGCGTACTGCTCTAGCTGCGGTGGTCGTCTCCTAGCAGCGCTTCCCTCGGGTGGACAGGTCGTGAGCCGGACAAGTCAACGGTTCAACACTCGGGGGTACGCTTGCTAGGTGTCTGCCACACATCCCGTGTGGCTTGGGTGATCACCTACTTTTGGTGATCGTGGGGACGGCGCGGGTGGTTGCGCTCTAGGCTGGTTCTCATGATCGATACGGCGGTCAAGCGTAGTGCTTTGGGTGCCACCCGTGGATCATGGCGGGTGCTTCCCTCGGCTGCTCTCTCCGGTTACCTACCCTGTGCACGAGGGGCGGTTGCCTCAGGTGCTGCGGGTAGGTGCCCCATCGATGGAGTCCGTGTCCCCTCTGGAGTTGTGTGGATCATGTGCTGTCGTGCGGTGGAACTGCCCTAAGCGTACCCGTCGGAGGTACACAGTGGTAGGGGTAGATACCCGGACATACCAGGACACACCCATGTCCCAAGTGGCACCATGTGCACACCACGACATGACATCCACAGCTACCTGTGATCCACTACCAGCACCGGTAGACCAGGGTGACCAGGGCACACCCAGCTACCCCCCTGGCACCCCCGTACAGGCCAGTACCAGGGCAACGGGTAGGCCACACCCCCCCATGGCCAGGGCAGGGGACACAGGGCATGGCTGACAGGGTGGTGAGGCGGTCACCCTGGTCTACCGGCGGGTGAGGGTGACCAGGGTGCAGGCCAGGGTGATGGGTGATCATGCACGTGGGTACGTGGTCACGTACCCGCTACGGTGGGTAGCCTGCCTGGTGTGTACCGAGGCAACACAGCGTGTGTGTCCACACACCACACACCACAGTGCACACACCACATAGCACTGTCCACTGTGCACACATCACACGAACAGCGTGGAAGGCATGCGCCACAGGGAAATGCACAACCCTCCACAATGCACACAGCTATGTGGACACTCCACATAGGACACATGTGAGCTGGTCGATATAGCGGAGGGTGACCACCCCAGGGGGGAGGGGGGTACCCCGACACGTAAGATCAGAAACGGGCCAGGGAC